GAGCTGTAAGCGCCGTTAGTCGCCGGGGAATTCGTGCCGGTGTTCGTCGCCGGGGTGCCGTCCAGCATCGCGGAGGTATTTCCTGCCAGCAGGCCGGTGACTTCTTCCACGAGCATCGTGATGCCGAAATTGGGGAGGGCCGTGGCGGTCAGGGTGGGCTTGCTCCCCGCATCCCCCGCTGGGGTGTCCATGGCCCACAACTCGACCCAGGTGTTAGTGCCGACTCCCGGGGGGACGCTGGCGAGCTGCGTCAGGGCATTATTCGACCCGTCCTTGACTGCCGTCACCGGTTCCGTGATGCCGGACAGGCTGACCACGACCCAGCAGATGATCTTGGATCCGCTGGTGAGGTTCGCGGTGCTGAAGGTGAAGGTCCCGTTACCCCCCGAGGTGACGGTGTTGGATCCCGACTGCAGGACGGCCCAGCTCACTGAGCCCTCCCGGCGTCAAAGGCGTCGAGCCAGGCCTGGTAGGCGGTCCCGGCGGCGAGCTGGTCCTCGTAGGCCCGGGTGTAGCCCATCCCCGTCTGATTGGAGGTGCCCCCGGCGATGGCCGTCTCGTTCCAGGCGGCCAGGGACAAGGCGGCATGGGCGGCCGTAGCCTGGTAGGAATCCCACAGGGCATCCAGGTCAGGGCCTGCCTTCGCGAATGCGGTCAGCGTTCCGGTGCCAGTGAAGACGCTCATTGCATCCTTTCCCTGGCGTCCCGTCCTGCAGTTCTTCCGTGGCCAGACGGGGGGGTTGACCGGATACAAGGTTCCTTGATAAAATAAGTACACAGCAGAGGCGAGCAGAAGCAGAGGCGAGATGAACGAGACGCTTACTACCCCCGAGAAGATGGACTGGCTGCGCCGCAAGGCCGCCACCGTCCGGCACAACCTGGACTCTTCCCAGCTCAGCGGCACGCTGAGCGAGGCGGCGGCGCTCAGGATGCGCGACTACCTGAACCGGTGCGATGACCTGGAGCCCGGTACCGCCCCGGCTCCCCCGGGGGCCGCCGTGCCCCCGCCCATGAGCGCGTTCCAGCACATCCCGCCGGGGCGGTATGCCACCCCCTCGCTCACCGGCAACAACGACTTCGACTTCTGGCAGGTGGACCGCCCGGACAAGGGCAAGTGGGCCGGCCGCACCTTCATCGAGCGCATCATCGGCGGCCAGGAGAACGCCCGGCTCGGCAACATGCACCAGCGGGCTGCCGCCCAGGCGATAGCGGATTACGGGATCGACGAGGCCTCCTACCTGTTCGGCCAGCAGCTCGGCATCTGCGGGGACTGCGGCCGTCACCTGACCGACGAGGAATCACGCCGGATCGGCAAGGGTCCGGTCTGCCGCAACAAGGGCCGCTGAACTTAAACCCCCACTGCAGGTTCCCGGGAGAACCTGCAGTGGGGAATTCAGATTCCGAGGAGGAAAGCATGAGCCCCGACCAGATCCTGGCCCTGCTGACGATCATCACGATCGCGGCAGCCGCCTGGCGCGAGCCCGAGATGATCTTCCTGCCCGGCTGGAGGCCCGAGCGCGGCGAGAAGCCGCTGAGCCTCGCTGACGCCGAGCAGATCCGCACCCTGCAGCGGCATGCAGTCGCGGCCCGGGCCGATCGCAGGCAGTACACCGGCCGTCACCGGGTCCTCAGCCAGGCGGAGTACCGCAGCGGGCTGGCCGCGATCGGCCAGCCCGAGCCTGAGCGCCGGCCCGAGCCCGCCCCCGACAAGTACGCCGCTCTCTACCGGCCCTGGAAGCCAGGCTGGTAACGCCCCTTAGTCCCGCAGAGCCCCGGCAGCCAGCAGGCGCCGGGGCTCTGTCATGCCTGCCCGGCCCCCAGAAGGAGGGAGAACCGGGAGGCACCGTTGCTGCGCAAGTATGCCACGCTCGAAGTGCTGGACGCCTGGCGCGTCCCGGCGGGCACGTCGAAGCGCGCCCTGGTCAAGGCCGCTCACCGGGTGGCCTTCGACTATGCGCCGCGCAACGGCTACCTCTATGTCCGCTCCCGGATGATCTCGTCCCGGTGCAACGACAACCACGACGAGTTCCCGGCCGGCGAGATCGAGGCCGGCTACAAGAGCTTCCTGGGCAAGCCGGTCTTCGTCAACCACCACAACGCAAACCACCGCCGTGCCCGGGGCGTCATCGTCGCCGTTGCCCTGCACCGCGACCGCAATCCCGACGGGACGCCGGACACCTGGGTCGAGGGCCTGATGGAGATCGATGCCCTCCGCTTCCCGCGCCTGGCGAAGGCGCTTATCAAGAAGCGGATCAACCGCACGTCCATGGGCGTGGACGTGGAGCGCTCCACCTGCTCCGCCTGCGGCAACCAGGCCACCTCCCCCGCTGAGTACTGCCGCCACCTGCCCAGCTTGAAGGGCAAGAAGATCCGGCTGCGCCGCGAGGGCAAGATCCGCGAGGAGATCATCCGCGAGATCTGCGCCGGCCTGAGCTTCTTCGAGAACTCCCTCCTGGTAGAGGAGCCCGCCGATCCGACGGCTGTGTTTTTGGGTGATATCGATACAAGAGGTATGTCAAAGGACATGCTTCCACGCAGTGCCTCGCTTGATATGCCCGATCAGCGGCGGCGTGACGCCGAACATGCGGGCGATCTCGGTCAACGGCAGGCTTCCCTCAGCGATCAGCTCCTTGATCCGAGGTATGTCAGCTTCGGTGAGCCTGGCCTGAGGGTTCCGGCTGCCGGGCAGGCTGCGCCCTCTGGTGACCATGTCGGCCGAGTTCTCCGCATTGGTGCCCAGCGACCAGTGCGCCGGGTTCATGCACAGCAGGAAGTCGCAGGAATGCAGGATGATCTTTTCCGGCGGAATAGGTCCCCGGAGCAGCTTCCAGCCGTAGCGATGGGCTCGCACCGAACTGCGCCTGGCATCGGACAGGCAGAATCGCGGGTATCCGCTGTCGAAGGTCCCGCCCGTCCACGAGTTACACAATCCCGGGCCGGGGGCAAGGTCGATATGCGAGAGGTACCGCTCGATCTCCGTGGTGGTCCGGACAAACTGACCGGAAGATCCAGACCTGCTGACCATGGCGTTTACTTTAGCGCTCAGCCCGCCCTGCTCGCCCACTTCCAGGCAGCCAACCAGGAGGGCGGGGAGAACCCGGTCATCCCGTCCAGCAGGCTGCCCCGGGTTAACATCCCCCGTGGCCAGACGTACGAGGGCCCTGATCACCAGAGATGGCTTGACGACCTGATCTCGGGGGTCGGCAGGGACGATAACGTGCCGCGTCATCACACGAGGGAATTTCCCGTCAGGCGCGGCTATGACGACGAGCGCCGCCAGCGCCTTGACGTTAATACCGATGCCTGGCGCGACCGCGAGACGCTGCGCGGGATGAACGTCGATCCGCTCGGCGGTCCTCCCGATGCCGCCAAGGGGCTCATGGAGGCGTTCGACCGGGGCGGTGATCCCTCCGCTACCGAGCGCGAGCACGGATGGCGGGTAAACCGCCCGGACCAGAACCACTCGTCCTTTACTCCCCTGCAGCCGGGCAGCACTCCCGAGAGCGTCGTGAAGCACCTGCGCGCCCGCTGGAACATGATTGACAGTCCCCTGCGGGAGAAGCCGCTGCCCGCCGACCGCAGGCTCAGCCGCCAGCGAGATGAGCGCAGGCGCTGGAACCGCGCTGTCGGGCCGACGGCCTGCGAGCATGATTCGTGCCCGCCCTGGGAGCACCGTGGCGGCCTGCGGGCCGAGGCCGCCCCGCGCAAGGAATCCGTCCCCGGCCAGCACCCGTTCTTCGAGCACAGCCCGGTCCACCCCCAGCACATCGTCAACGCCTACAACGAGTCGGACGAGGACGCCCGGGCGATCGGCCGCCACTGGTACCCCGAGGCGCATCACATCGCGAAGGCGATGGCGCACAACTACGGGCACTCCCTGGCCACCACGGCCGGCGTGCTGTCCGCTTACTCTCCCCGGACCCTGTGGCCCGTCAACATGATGAACGCCTCCCGGGCACTCCGGGACCCCGACAACGCGCCCGGCCCGGGCAGCGGGGCCATGGGGAACCACCAGAAGTCCGCCCAGCGGATACTGCGCGGCGAGCACTACAACGACGTGCTCACCCGGCCGAAGACCAACTCCTTCGCGCATCTCATCGAGCACGGGGGCGACAGCGAGGAGGACAAGGCCGCCGGGAAGAGCCGGGTGGTGATCGACCGGCACGCCCTGTCCGTGGCGATCGGCCGCCGGGTCAGCGACGATGACCTGGCCAAGGCCCCCATCAGCGAGCCCCGGGACACGGCGCAGTACAACTACGTGGCCGATACCTACCGCCAGGCCGCCGATCAGCTCAGCAAGCAGCACGGGCACGTGATCCACCCGCACGAGGTCCAGGCCGTCACCTGGCTGGTGCAGCAGCAGCGCAACCACAAGCAGGACGAGGAGCTGAACGGGGCCACGGGCAAGGGCCGCATCGCCCTGGAGCTTAACTCCTGGAAGCGCTGGCACCAGCACGCTCACGACCAGCACCCCGAGGTCCAGCACGACCACTTCCACCTGGTGCAGCCGGGGAAGACCACCGAGGAGATGCACGAGCCCACCCAGGTCGCCCGCCCTCCCAAGAAGAAGGCGGCAGGCATGCGGTACCTGGCCTACGGCGAGACGACGGTGCCGCCGAAGATCAACACGCTGCGCCAGGAAGAGTGCCCGGTCTGCGGCGAGGCGAACGTCTGGACCGGCGACCGGTGCCCGGTGTGCGGGTTCGTGTCACCGCCGGACCTGTTCCGCGACCCGGACGTGGACAAGGCCGCCCAGGTCCGCGACGAGCTGGAGCAGGCGGGCGAGGTGGGCATGAACGGCCTGCCCCAGGGACCGGCCGACGAGGCCGGCCAGCAGGGGTCCTTCCCCGACGCCGATCACCAGCTCTTCCACCCGGACCAGCTCACCCCCAACGGCGTGCCCGCGCCGGTCGGCGGCCAGCCTTCCGGGGACATGCAGAACGGCCCGGACCCGGAGAACCCCGAGGAGGCCGAGGAGCAGGCCGGCCAGGAGGAAATCGCCGAGGGGGAGCAGGCCGAGCAGGCCGGCGAGGAAGAGGCGGAGCAGGGCGAGGAGGACCTGGAGTCAGCCGTGCTCGGCTGCCCGGCCTGCGGATCGGTGTTCGCGGCCGGGGACCAGGGAGCCCAGCCGGGCGCTCGCTGCCCGGCCTGCGGCCAGGCCCCGCTGGAGCCTGTAGATGACCCGGGCAACCCCGAGAAGGATCAGGAGCCATCTCCGGATGAGGGAGACGAAGACGTAATGAGCACCAAGACTGCCGCCCAGCGTGAGCAGCTCGCTGGCCTGCGCAAGGAGAACGCGGTCCTGCGCGCTCAGCTTCGCTTCATGGCCGAGCTGGCCGGCGTGAGCGACGAGCTGGACCAGATCCGGAGCCAGGCCGACCTGATGAACCCGGCGTCCCCGGTCCCCGACCCGCCCCAGCAGCCGGCCACCCAGTCCACCGAGGACGCCCTGGCCAGCGGCGGCACCGAGCACAGCGGCCCGTGGCCTCGCGGCACCGGGCACACGGAGGACGACCCGTCGCGGCCCGGCACTACCCCCGGCTCGACGGCCAACGTCCCGGCCGCGCAGACCTCGACGCCCCTCACCCCGGGCATCGAGATGCCGGCTGCCCCGGCCACCAACCTGACCGACGTGACCGCGCCGGTCACCGGCACCAACCCGTCCCAGGACGGCGGGGTCCCGATCCAGCAGCGCCGGATCGAGACTGACGTGCGGATCGCCCCCGACCCCCTCAAGGCCAGCGGCCCGGGGATCGGCGGCCAGGGCAATGACGGCACGGCCTTCCCGTGGATGCTCGCGGCCCGCGAGAAGGAGGCCTCGATGGCCTCCGGGGACGCGGCGATCCGGACCATGGCGTCAATGCGCCTGGGACGCCTGCGCGTCCAGGCGGGCCTCGTCCAGGGAGACGACCTCGACATCGGCGCGGGGATCGAGCGGGACGCGTCGCTGAGCGTCCACGACATCGAGCGCGAGATCGAGGTACTGGGCCAGATGGCCCGCCGCCGTCCCGCTCCGGGGCAGCAGCGCCAGATGGCCCGCACGTCCCGGGCCGCCCCGTCCATGGCATCGGCCCCGGCACCCCTGACCTATGCCACCGCCGCGTCCATGGACGAAGCCGACGCCTTCGACATCTTCCTGGACTGATGACCTACCAGCTCACGGTGAACGCCGGCGTGAAGGACCTGGTGGCCCCCAGCGGGAACCGCTACCAGGGCGGTGCCGTGTTCACGGTCTCCGACCGCGAGTACGGGCTGCTGAGCACCACGTCATCGTCGCTGTTCAGTCATTCCTACCTGGGAGGGACCGTGTCGCACCAGGTGACCATCACGGCAGGCCTCACCAACGTCACCCTGCCGAATTTCGGCCGGTACAAGGGCGGCGACGTGGTGACCCTCTCGGACGAGCAGTACTCGACGATCAGCGCCGCCGCGAAGTCGGCGCTGTTCTCCGCTGACACGACCACCCTGACCTGACGCTGTCCCTTCTCCTGCGCTCCCCCGAAAGGAATAGCAGGAAGGCTCACCGGAAAGAGGAGCGAGAGACCGATGATTCGGACTTACCTCTCAAATGATTACATCAAGAGGACGATCCGGCCTCTCTATTCCTGGACGCAGGCCACCCCCAAGCCCTGCTTCCTGGACCCAGGGTGGACCCGGGCCGTTCCCGCCTGGCCGGGCATGGTCTATGTCCGCACGGGCGGTGACCTCGTGGCGCTCGGCGGCGCGACCACCGGCCAGATGGGCGGCAAGACCATGGCGTCGGCCGGCAGCCAGATCGGCTACGGCCTCGGCGGCCTGTACGTCGGCGGCGACGGGATCGACGAGCTGCTCTTCGCGGGCATCAACGCCTTCGCGGTGTGGGTCCTGGGACCCGACAGCGAGTTCGAGATCCTGGCTCCCGCCTTCGACGCCACCCAGTCCTGGACTGACCCCACCGACGGGTCCGGATCGGCGCTGGTCTACTTCTCCACCGCCGGGTCCAACCAGGGGATGCTCGTTCCCCAGGGCGCTGCCAACCAGAGCACCTACCCGATTGCCCGGCTGCTCAAGGTCAACAGCTCCACCAAGCTCACCATCGGCGGCCTGATGTTCGAGGCCGGCCTGGCTGCCAACTCGGTCAAGGGCTGACCGGCTCTCTCACGCGGCAACGCAAGGAAGGAAATACCAGATGAACGAGCTGGCCACAGTGGCAGACGGGCAACTGGCGCTGGCACCTCGTGGCGGCTTGCGTCCTCGTGTCGCCGCACGGAAGTCAGACGACTACGTCGCCCAGATCGAGGCCCGGCGCAGCGGCAAGTCCCCGCTGACGCGGGAGGCCAAGGTCCGCAAGATGGCGCTCATCCTGAGCGACGAGATGCACGGCTTCCGCAGGCTGGGCGTGGGCATGGTCGGCCCCATCCAGCTCAAGCTGCGGTACCAGGGCATCACCCGCAACGTGCTGGTCGAGGACCCGGTCACCCCGGGCACCCCCGTCGAGTACGACGTGTGGGACGACCTGGGCCAGGCCTACATCCTGTCGGGCACCGAGGGCGAGGTCCGCGTGACCCCGTTCGAGGGCAAGCGCATCCCGGTGCGGTTCTTCCGGATCGCCTCCCGCCCGGCCATCCGCAAGGAAGACCTCTTCTACCTGCGGATCAACGCGGTGGAGCAGGCCCAGGACGAGACCAAGCAGGCCATCCTCAAGCAGGAGGACGCCCGGCTCCTGGTCATCCTGCAGGCCGCCGTCACCGACTACGCCACCCGGCCCGATCACGTGGTCACCCCGAACCACAACATCACCGAGGCGTCGGGCTACCTGACCCCGGGCTCGCTCTACTCGGCCGTGGCCATGACCGACCTGCACGAGCTGCCGTCGGCCCGGATCATGATCAACCCGTTCGACTTCCGGGATATGTACCGATGGGATATCAATCAGACGGGTTGGGCGTTTAAGGACCGGGTTGTCGCCGGTGAGACGATTACGTCCTTTGGGGAGTTCCAGATCCAGAGGTCCATTATCGTCCCTCAGGCGAAGATTTTCCTGACTCCTGAGCCTAACTTCCTGGGCGTTTTCCCCGTTTTGTACAGTTTGGACGTGGAAGAGAACCACAACGTTGAGGCGTTCTGGAAGGGTTGGGTCTTCGATGAGATGGTTGCGATGAGTATCCTGAATCCGAGGGGCATCGCCACAATTACCAAGTCATGATTCAGTGATGATCTGACTGCAAGACACGGAACCCCCTGATAGAGTCAGTACAAAGATACGGCTCTGACAGGGGGTTCTGCCATGCCACGGCCTAAGGCCGGGATCCTGCACAAGACCTGTGCTCATGCCGAGTGCGGTCAGGAGTTCGAGGTCCCGGACAAGCTGCCTTACCGGAACAAGATCTACTGCACCAAGGCGTGCTCGAACCGGGCGACCGCTGCCCAGCGCGCCGAGTCGGTACGGGCTGCAAAACGGTACCAGCCGCCCCTCTGCCCTTGCGGTAACGAAGTTCCGCCGCCGCCGGGTCAGCAGTACATCTACAAGGAACAGAAAAAGTACTGCTCGGAAACCTGCCGGAAGCTTTATGGCGGTAAGCGTCAGCCTGACCCTGCGAATCATGTGACCTTCAATTGCCTGAACTGCGGGAAAGAAGTAACTCGCTACAAGAATTACGGCAAGGGCCACAACAAGTATTGCTCGAATAAATGCGCCGCCACGCACACGAAGACACGCCGGTTCTACGCCGTTGGCGACTTCGACATCGTCTTCGAGTCCAGCTACGAGTGCCTGTTCTGGAGCCTGTGCATGTTCGCCAAGCTCCCGGTCGAGCGCGCCGACCGCAGCCAGGCAGTGCAGTTCGGCGAGGACGGCTGGTACTGCCCGGACTTCTGGCTGCCGACCCTGGGGCTCTTCATCGAGACCAAGGGCTATGAGGACGACGACGACCGCGCTCGCTACGCTGCCTGGCGCGAGACCGGCCGCCCGCTGCTTGTGCTCGGCCTCTGGGGCCTGAGTAAGGTATTGGCTGACTTCCCGCTGAGTCCGCTCTCCGAGGTGCTCTGCACTCTAGTTTGACAGTGAGGCTCTATATGCTCTACCTTGAGTTTTCATGAAGGACATCTTGCAGGTGATTGGCATCGTCGTTGTTCTCGGGTGCGTGGAACTCCACGCTCTGGAGAAGCTCGTCGGTGATGCGCAGAACCAGGAAGCGGCCTGGAACCGTTTGCGTCGTAATCCCAATGCTCGGACCTTCCTGGAGTGGTGCATAGCGGGGATGACTCTCGCCGAGGATGTAGTGGCTGCTGAGCAAGCTGCTGGAGAACTTGGCCTTTGAGAGCCCTCATGGAGTTGGCAGCCGCACCACCCCATACCTGCTGCACGTCATCCTGGGAAGGGAAGCCGGAAGTGAACTGTGACCAGTGCGGCCAGTGGGTCAGCGTCGTCAGCGGGAAGCTGGCCAATCACACCACCGCCGGGGGAGACACCTGCGGGGCCTCGGGACACGCGGTGCACGAGCACCACCGGCTGCTAGCCTTCCCCGCATGAGTACGAGCGCAGGCGCGAGATCGCCCCGGTGGGCCCTCATGGAGGGCTTCGACATCATCAAGGACGGCAGGCCGTACCTGTCGCGGCTGCGCGTGGTCCAGACGCCGTGGTTCTCCGTCCTGCTGCACCGGATCCATGCCCCCGACCTTGACCGGGACCCGCACGACCACCCGTGGGCATTCGCGTCCTTTATCCTGTCCGGTGGCTACACGGAAGTCATTTACAGTGAACCGGGCTCTCGTGACGCCCGGATCCGCGAGCACCGCCGCTGGTCCCTGCATGCCATGCCGCTGCACCTCGCGCACAAGATCACCGGCATCGATGGCGTCCTGTGGACCCTCGTGATTGCCGGCCGGCGGCACCCGAGCTGGCGCTTCTGGACAGAGAACGGCCCGGTGGACTGGAAGGACTACCTCCGCGCCGGAACCGGTGACGACGGCAGCGGCGACCCGTGATCATCTTCGCGCTCATCTGCCTCGGCATCGTCGTCCTCTGCGTGCCGGCGGCGGTCATCCTCCTCGCCAGGGCTGCTTGCATCGACCGCAAGACGGACCGGGTCAGGCGGGAGACCGCCCGGATCAGGGCCGGGACGGCAGAGATCCGGCGGGAGACCGGGCAGATCAGGAGGGACCAGGCATGATGATCCAGTGCCCGGAATGCCACCAGCTCCAGGAGCCGAATCACCAGTGCCCCCGGCTCATTTGCTAAGGCTGCCGTCATGAGCAACCACGAGAGCGTCTATGAGGGCACCCTGCACTGGCCGGTGAGGATAACCCTGCACGGCATTACCTGCCGTGCCCCGGCAGGCGAGTCCCTGCCGCCGTGGGGGCTGTCCGAGGAGGACCCGCCGCCGGCTAACCCCTGCGACCAGGTCCTGGTGTCCACCGGCAGCGTGTTCCTCCCCGGGAGGGATACGGACCTGGGTGACATCAGGGACGCGATCGAGAAGCACGCGAACGAGTCCCACGGAGGCCTGGTGTGATTCCGGCCCGCCCGAAGGGGTCAGTCGCCTGCGAGGTCTGCGGGGGACTGCTCTGGTACCTGGTGTACGACGAGGAGCTTGAGACCTGCCACCTGGACTGCCGCAAGTGCGGCAGTCTCGGCCCGCTCGTGAGCCTGGAGGCATGATGCCCGCTCACCATTGCCATGCGACCGGCTGCAAGGTCCCGGTGCCGCCGCGCATGTTCATGTGCCGCAGCCACTGGTTCGCCCTGCCCGAGGCGATGCAGGACGAGCTGTGGTCGGTGTACGTGCCCGGCCAGGAGGTCACGAAGACCCCGGCTCCGGAGTACGTGGAGGTCGCCCGGCGCTGCGTCAGGTACCTGGAGGAAGCCGCATGAGCATCCACGGCGACCGCACGGCCCTGGCCGTGGTCGAGGTCATGATCGCCCAGCAGTTCCTGTCCTGCGGCGAGAGCATGACGGACGAGAGGGCGCTGCGGCTGGCCTTCGAGCTGATGAACCGGCACGGCTCCGAGGAGGTCACCTCCGCCTCGTTCCTGGCCATGCTGGCCGAGGCCCGCGATACGGCCTGGGAGATAGGACCGTGAAGAACATCGCGATTCACTATGTGATCGCCACCCGGGCCGGCGGCGATTTCGGGCTGAACGAGCCCCCGCTGACCGACGAGGAGAACGAGCAGCTCCAGCGCAAGGTCAGGGGTGACCTGGCCCGGGAGATATCCCGGATCAGCTTCAACCGGGAGTACTCCCGGCTCGGGCTCCTGGTCACCACCTCGACGAAGATCGAGCAGGAACTCTGATACTGTAATCTTCCTTGTAATCAATAGGAAGGTGCCCCCCATGGCCAGGCTCCCGAGCGAGCTTTACCTGATCCAGGTCCACGGCGACAGGGTGCGCCTGTTCGAGGACGGCAGCGAGCGCGAGATCGTCGCCTTCGACCCGTCCGACATGGACGCGACCGCCAGGGCCCAGAAAGTCATCCACGACAGCGAGCTGAGCGCTGAGGACAAGTGCTTCGCCCACTTCTGGTGCGGCTACTTCTACGGCTATGCCACGGGGTTCGCCAGTAACGACGGCTAAGCTCGGGTCATGATTACCGATGATGATCGCAAGACCCTGAATCAGGCCCTGGGCCTGGCCTGCGAGCGCGTCACCGGAGATGACGTGCGGTGGAAGCGCGAGCGCAAGCAGCACATCATCTCCCTGATGACGCATGTGACAGCCGGCGTCAAGCCGCAGCCCACGGCAGCCGAGCTGCGCGATGCCCTGGGAGATCCGGACGACAGGGAACTGCGCCGGATCCTGGACGCCTGGGACAGCCAGAAGTGAGCGAGCCTCAGCACCTGACCGGTGAGCAGGCGCTGAGGCTGGGCTTCGAGGACAACAAGGCCTGGAAGGCCAGCCGGGAATGCTGCTGCACGCACGATCCTCATGCCTGCGGCACCCTCTACGCCTACCCGGGCCAGTTCTGCTACTTCTGCCAGGTGGCCCGGCCGAATTGCCGGGCCGTCCTGGTGAAGATCCGCGAGCGGGCGGGCAGGCTGCCCGGTGCCCGTCAGGCCGAGACCGAGGCCCTGCTGCTCGCCTGGTGGGAAGAGGACGAGCGGGAGCTGACCATCAGGTCGCGGCGGGCCGGGGACTACCGACAGGGACCAGGCGTTTGAGCGCCTGGACATGGCCCTGGAGGGCGGCCAGCTCGGCTTCGAGGACTTCCGTGAGCGCCTGGACGCGGCCGGGGCAGCCATCTGGACCCGGGAGCTTGACCGCCTCGTAAGGGACCTCCCGGAGCCGCGTGAGGATATCCGCACAGCGGCCTCCGTGAAGATATCCTCACAGGCCTACCGAGGCCACGCGCAAAGAATACAGGCGGTCCTGCGCGATAACGAGACTCCCGCAACCCGGGCATACTGGAATGAGATCACCCACCGCTGAGCGTAAGCTCGGAGCATGGCGCAGGGAATGAAGATGCCTGACACTTCACGGAATGACATCGAGCTGGAGTTCAGCGGCCGGTTCTGGACCCTCACGAACACGTTCGTGCTTACCGATGAGCAGGGCCGGGACATTTACAAGAGCGAGTCCCGGGTCACCTTCGACCGCAAGGGCCTGCACGAGGCGCACCGCCTGATCAGCGGGGCGCTGGCCACCCAGTAGCCGGCTGCGTTCCGTATACGGAACGCAATCTCGCCACGTTCCGTATACGGAACGTGGCGGAGGGGCCGGCTAGCCTGCCGGCCCCTCCTGTTTATGTATGGCAGATTTACTGTCTGCTGACAATTCCACATAACGGCACCTGCAGCTTTTAACCGTGCGGTTCATCTCTGAGGGGCACATGCTCTGCCGTTGAGCTACGGGGCGTCGTGGCCGCCCCGGGAGGAATCGAACCCCCACAGTTTGCCCGTTTCCCGTCGGTCTCGATCGGGTACCGGTGGCTGGTCTGAGCTTCGGCACGAGCTTGAGCTTGACGCTGCGACCAGTCCTCTATCCGGGCTGAGGTACCCCTGCACGGGTGCAGGGGGCAGGATTCGAACCTGCGACTGCTGGCTTCGCTGGCGATCAGCTTGAGCTTGAACTTGAGCTTGTTGCCAAGGAAGACTGTAATGGATGAGGCCCCGTCCGGTCAACCGGATCGGGGCCTCAGCTCAGTGGTTCCGTGCAGAGCGCCTTTAGCTTACCTTGGCGCTCTTCCCGGTAGGAAGCTCGCCGTCGAAGACGAAGGCCGCCAGGGCACGGCCTGCCCGGCGGCGGCTCGCGTCAACCCGGTTGCCCTCCTCGCGGCCCAGCTTGACCGCGTCCTGGAGGACGCGCAGCCGGGCGATCAGCGCCCGGTGATCCTCGGCGGTCATCTTGCCGGAGAGCTGGACGGTGGTCTTCATCCCGTTCGGCACGTCATCCTGCCACTGCGCGAACTGGCCGGGCTGGTGCTCGGTCGGCGCGATGGCGACCTTGATCACGTTCGTGCGCCGGGTGGTTTTGGTCAGCACCGGGTCCGACACGTGCATGTCCCGGGCCGAGTCAAAGGTCCAGTGCTGGTCGGGCTCCAGGACCGGGAGCTTCCCGAAGACGCCGATCAGCTCGGCGATCCGGCCTTCCCACCACAGGAGCGTGACGACCGGGATGTCCTCGGCCAGGGCGACGCCGTTCACGACAACGTCCCCCCTCGCCCCCTGGTTGGCCGCGTCGATGGTCAGCTCGGTGTCCAGGTACCGCTCGAAGGCAGGGCGTACCAGGCCCAGCTCCTGCTCCACGGTCGTCTGGACCGTCTTGCCCTGGTCGGGCTGCTTGTCATGCTGGATGCCCTCGGCATCCTCCGCGAAGGGCTGGTGCGTGGTGTGGAAGCCGCTGGCCCACTCGTGGTGCTTGCACAGCCCCTTCTGGTCGAGGTAGTTGATGATCTTCTCGAAGTCGCGCCTGTGACCGTCACGGACGGCCAGGAGCTGGCCGATAGTCGGCATGGTTTTTCTCCTTCTGTGAGACTGGGGACTACCGCCCGCGAGCCCTGAACAGGTGCGGGCACAGTGGGGTCCGATGCTAGGTCATTCCCCGCGTAACCACAACCAGACAGGCAAAGAAAGACGATGAACGAGACTGAGCTGGCCCTGGCCAGGGGCAGGGAAGCCGAGAGAAGGGAGCTGGCGCATGCGATGGCTGCCGTCCATGCCAATGCGCGTGACGAAGAGGACTTCGTAGAGATCTGGAGGACGCTGTCCGGGCACTCCGAGGATCAGGCGCGTAGAGCTTACCTCGGCCTTATTTACATATGGGATATAGAGAAGGTAGTAGCTTTTATATATTCTTTTAAGAAAACTAAAAAAGTATTCTCTGTTAATAGTCTTATAGAAGTTCTTCCGGGTGACGACTACTACCTCGCAGGGAAAGCCATCCGGCAGCTACGCGGCCGGCTGGAGCCAGCCGGCTGGGAGGTCGCCCTCCGTCCTTCCCGCAAAGGTTCCGGGGTCAGGACATGGCGCTTCCGCAGTGACCCAGAGTGACGATACGCGGGGGCGCTGTGTTATCCACACCTTCCGCTCACATCCTGTGGATAACCTTCCGTGGGGCGTAGTGGGGCGCAGTGTGTTTCCCCTAGCGCCCCCGCTTTTACCCAGGTCAGATGCCGTCGGGGGCGCTGGGGCGCTGGGGCGGAGGGATTCGGAAAGTTGTTGCGAGCCGAAGAAACTGTGCCTGCCCGGTCACTCTCCGTCTAATTACTACTCTCTGCGGTTGACCGGTTGCAGATGACTTTTGCTCAGCTCATAAGGAAACCCAGCGCCCCAGCGCCCCAGCGCCCCCGATGATCTTGAAGCCGGTTACTCCGGGTGACGGTTTGACTGATTACAAGGTTCCTTGATAAGGTTCCTGCTGCAAGCAACAGAGGTAAGGAGACCCGGATGCACTGGTTCGGAGAGCTGCTCGCGTTTTACGCGCTCATTGCCGTGGCCATCGGCATTCCCGCCGAGATCCGGCTCATGAAGGTCCTGCGCCTCAGGTACAAGAATGAGAGGCTGGCCTACACTCGCAGCTCGGCCTGGGTCCGTGCCTGGCGGGCGCTGGAGGCCGCCAACGACTCGGCCATCACCGCCCTCTCGGCAGGTGATGCCCCGGGCTTCCCTGAGGACATCAGGGAGCAGATGCTCGCAGCCCACGGGCTGGCGGGCGAGATCACGAAAGGAATTGCCCATGAGTAGAAGGAGGCGGCTGCTTGCCGCCGGGGCCGGGCTCATCCTGGTCGCCGCGACGAGCACGGCCTGCGCCGGCTCGCACATTCACCCGAGCCTGGCGGAATGCGCCATCACCACCGGCCACGGGTACTTCTCCAACCAGACGGTGCTCCACGTCACCCTTCCCGGCGGCAACACCAAGCTGGGATCCGGCACCACGACCTGGTACTTCCCCTGCGGCACGCGCAACTACAAGACGGGTCCGAACGGGGACCGTGCCAGCTCGACGCCCGAGATTACCGCCCCGGACAAGGGAGTGAAGAACTCGGCGATCTACGTCGAGATCCAGAGCTTCATGGTCTGGACCATCAACCCGGCCATCAGCCTGAACAAGAAGATCAAGGTCCCGGGTGAGCCCACCCTGCCGTGGACGTTCGCGAATCATTTCCTGCAGTACTGCCTGAAGTATCCCTGCGCGACGAACTCGCCGCAGAATGACACGGCCAACTCCCATAAGCTCAGGAACTCTGACCCCGGCTGGCTGGCCATGGAGGACGAGCTGATCCCGACGGCCCTGGACAACGCCACCGGCTTCGCCCTGGCGAAGTACGGCCCGAGCATCTGGACGGATCACAGCCAGTGGACGGCCCTGGGCAATGCCATCGCCGCCGACCTCCCCAATGAGCTGCAGCTCCTGGACGGCAGCAGGGCAGAGGGCATGCCGGACTACTTCTGCGGGGCGGGCTCCACCCCGGTGAAGTGCGCCCCGTTCGCGATCCAGGTCAGCAAGGTCACCCCGCAGGACTCGGGCGTGGTGAACGCCTACCAGCTCGCGCAGCAGGCGGCCTACCAGAAGCAGGCAGCCCAGGAGCGCAAGGCCGTGGCCATTACTCTCTACGGATCGCAGGATGCCGGGTGGTTCATCGGCATGAAGGACCTGGTCGATGAGTGCGCTCAGGTCAAGGTCACCTGCAACATCTACGCGGGCAACGCTCCCCAGAACCCTTCCTCAGGGAAGTAGCCCGCACCAGCCGGCGGCCCCGTTCCCGGCCCGGGACGGGGCCGCTGACCTGCCCAAATAAAATACAAGGAAACTAGGTTTGACACCCGCTTGACGCCGTGCTACCTTTTCCTCATGAGGTTCGAAGCCAGCAGGCAGCCAGGGTGCGGAAGCACCGCGCACGGTACCATCGTGCGCCCCTTCCGCCAGCCGGGCTCTGCCTGGAAGGCAGAGGTCCTGGGGTAAAGGCTCCCTGTTAAGCCCGAGGGCCGCTCCCAGAAGAAATGGGCAGCGGCTTTCAGTTTTACAGGGGTACAACTGAATCATCTTAGGCACGTAGCTCAACGGCAGAGCGCTGGTCTCCAAAACCAGTAATGGGGGTTCGAGTCCCTCCGGGCCTGCGGATCACCACCGGACCTAGTCCGGGTAATGTGATCGTTTCTTGAGAACTCCACAGCGGAAACGAGAAGTACGGCGAGCGCGCCAGGCTGCCAACCTGGGCTCACGCGGTCGCCGGCAGTAACTTCCCGGGCGGGCATGGTGCCGGAGGAGATCTCCGGCCGTCGTCTTGGTGTGAGCCTCGCCTGATCATGAAACAAACCGTTCGGGAATTACTTCCTGCCAGGGTCCTGCCCGGGCTCTGCTCGGCTCCGGCCGGGGTTTTGCCAGGGATAAGGGCGGCCCTGGCAGGAAGATCCATGGGGCTATAGCTCAGCAGGTAGAGCGCTTGCGTGGCACGCAAGAGGTCCGGGGTTCGAGTCCCCGTCGCTCCACGAGGAGGGAGATCCAGGTGCAAGGCCTGGTCCCGGCCCCATCCATGCCGGGATAGCTCAAGTCGCAGAGCCCCCTCCGCAAGCAGGGGGGAGGTCGCGGGTTCGAATCCTGCCCGGCCACTGGTGATGGGCTCCGGCCCTAGGTGGCTGGTAGCTCAGCGGCAGAGCGCCCCTCGTAATGTCCCGAGCCGTGGCACGGCATCCGGAAGCCGTCCTGCTAGCAGTCGGCTGACAATGGTAACCGGCATGACCAGGCGCGACTCCAAGCGCCCTGGCCGGAATCACTCGGGGCTCCACGGGCTTATGGCGCAGCAGGTAGCGCGCTCCCCTCGCACGGGAGAGGTCCCCGGTTCGATTCCGGGTAGGTCCACGGGAGTTTCGGCCGAAACTGAAAATGCTCCTGGTCCTGACTGGCATGGTAGCCAGCAGAGCAGCGTCACCAGCGTTGTGACGGTCGTTCGTGTGTCTCTCTTTGTATGAGGAGTCGCCGTCCTAAGCACACAAGGCAGCGGATCAAGACAAAGATCGCGGTTGCCGCATGGGCTGCTAGCTCAGTTGGCAGAGCACCCGGTCTGCACCCGGGAGGTGGGGGGTTCGAATCCCCCGTGGTCCACGAGGGGCTGGTACGCAGGTTCGAATCCTGCTCCCCGGGTGAAAGCCCTACGGATACGCCAGTGGCGAGCGAAGCCCCGCAATCGGGTTGTAGCGCAGCTTGGTTAGCGCGCCGCGTTCGGGACGCGGAGGCCGGGGGTTCGAATCCCTCCAGCCCGACTGAGGTCACAAAGGGGATGAGACAAGCCCCGCTGTATGCGGCGGTGAAAGTCCGTGCTGGCCTCTTAATCGGGTTGTGGCTCAGCTTGGCAGAGCGCCTGACTGGGGGTCAGGAGGCCGGGGGTTCGAATCCCTCCAGCCCGACGGACGGCGCTGAGATGGGAGTCCTCACTGCCTGCTGGACCGGGGATACCTGGCTGCCAGGCCGCTGTCTTCATTTTCACCGGGATGTCGCGTAAGGGTGAGCGCGCCTGCTTTGGGAGCAGGTAGACGGGGTCCGAGTCCCCGCCTCCCGACGTGGGCTGGTGGGATGGCTCCCCCGAGCGGTCAGAAGCGACGGCCCTAGCCAGGCTGCCGCCGCTGCATTTCGCGAAGCCCGGGATCCGTCTCTCAGAAAGAGGGGTGGAACCTGGGGCCGGCCCGAATCCACGTCTCTTTAGCTCAGGGGAAGAGCGCCTGGTTGAAGCCCAGGATACGGCGGTTCGAATCCGTCAGGGGACACGCGAAGGGAAAGGATCCTTCCCTTAGCTGCGGTCAGGGTCGCTCCCCGGCTGAGACGCATGGTGTAATCGGCAGCACGGGGGACACAATCCCCAGGTACGGGTTCGAGTCCCGTTGTGTCGCGAGTAGTCAATGCGGGTATAACTCAGTGGCAGAGACCGTGCCTTCCAAGCACGTGACGGGGGTCCGATTCCCCCTACCCGCTCTATCAGGAGTTTCCGGGGTCGAAACAGGTGCCTGGCGGCCATGTTAGTAGGCTCCTCATCGCCAGGGAGATTCCTGATCTTGCGCCGTTAACTCAGTGGGTAGAGTTGCTGACTCTTAATCAGCGGGCCGGGGGTTCGAGTCCCTCACGGCGCACGCGTTTACCTGGCGGTTCCGTAGTAACTGGCTTCCGTGGCAGCGGGAGCCAGCCTTGCGCGAGTAAGTCCAACTGGCAGAGCTGCCTCACTCAAAATGAGGCGTGTGAGGGTTCGACTCCCTCTTCGCGCACGCAGTAATAACAATGCCCACTGGGGGAATTGGCAGACCCGCCCGGCTCTGACCCGGGAGACTTTCCTGGTTCGATCCCAGGGTGGGCAGCTCATGCCTGATGCTTCTTCCGTTCGCCGTGCCGGAAAGCGGGAGTCCTGAGGGACGATAAGCTGAGGCCTTGCGGGATTACCCGGTTGAGCTGAGGTACAGTCAGGCATTTAAACCTGGCCGAGGCCAGGACCTCCGGATATCTCACTCTAAGAGGCAGGCCGATAAGCCCCATGACCGCAGGAACAGCCGCTTCACCTGGCCAGGGACCGGCGGAACTCCGGAACGGCGCGGCGTTCGGATGAGGCATCAGGATCAGTCGTCCTGCTCAGGTACCGGCTTCCTGGCCCGGAGCCGTTCCCGGGGCTGCTAGCGGCCCGTGATGGTAGGGATATATCAGCGGAGGCGAAAGCCCGTCCGCACGCTTGAGCAGGATCATGCCCGTGTAGCTCACCTGGGAGAGCGGCGCACTCGTAATGCGCAGGCACGCGGTTCGAGACCGCGCTCGGGCTCTAAGGTGGCATCCGTGCGACCTTGAACGTCTTAGGGTCGCAGACCTGCGACCTCGCGCATCATGTCCTCGTAGCCCAATGGCAGGAGGCACGACGTTGAGGGCGTCGGCAGTGCGGGTTCGAGTCCCGCCGAGGATACGGAAGGGCGGTTCGCGCAGCCACGGCACCCGTGGTCGGACTCCCGGGGAAGGTTCGAGGCTTCCCGCCGCCCGGAGCTTGCCGGAGATGGCGCTGGCTCACGTTTTCCGTTAATGGCTGCCGCCCCCGGCAACCATGCCCGCTTAGCTCAGTTGGAAGAGCGGCGCTCTTGTAAAGCGCAGGCCGCAGGTTCGATCCCTGTAGCGGGCTCGTGGGAAGAGGTGGCAGGCTTAAACGGGGCACCGTCGGCAACCTGTCCGGGATCAAGGTCCCGTTGTGTAAGTGAGCCGGTAAGCACGCTTCCCTATGACCGGAGGGTTCGTATTCCTGGTGGAGATACTGCCGGAAAGCAGAGAAGCCGGTTCGATTCCGGCACCCGATGGTAATACATTGACTCGTAGGGCAATGGCAGTCCGCCGGGTTTTGGCCCCGGTAGTCCTGGTTCGAGTCCAGGCGGGTCAGCATAAATTCTGGCAGGATTCCCTGCCGTCACCGGAAGCGCTCTGAAGCCGGGCGAGGAGCGCTATTTCCGCAGGCGGCCCCTGAGGGGAAGAAAGGGACCTGCCAAGGCCCAGCATCATGCCTGCTTAGCTCCAGCGGCAGAGCGCTTCCTTGGTAAGGAAGAGGGCGCGGGTTCAAATCCCGCAGCAGGCTCGCTATGAGTAAAGGAGATCAGCATGGAAGCCAGTAACTGCGGTCAGGCCGGAACCTGCGGATGTCGTTGCGGATACTGCATCGGAATGGATCTCCTGCATTGCAGCCAGCACGGCAGCGGGTGCTGCGTTAACTGCACCCGCTGATCCTGAACATGCGGACGTAACTCAGATGGCAGAGTGCGTGCTTCCCAAGCACGATGTCGCGGGTTCGACCCCCGTCGTCCCCTCGCAGTATTTGCTCAGTGCCGGACGCAGGGCCGGCTTTAACGGGGCGCAAGCCCTGCATGTGGTTGTAGCTCAGCAGGCAGAGCGCCACCTTGCCAAGGTGGAGGTCGCGGGTTCGATTCCCGTCAGCCGCTCTGGGTGAGCGCGGTGCGCCCTGGCCAGGGACCCGTGATCACGCCAAAGCCCGCCAGCGCCCGGCAGCGGCGAAGTCCAGGTAGCGCCTGGACGGGCAGAAGTGCCGGGACCATGCTCTCGTAGGCCAATTGGTAGAGTCGCCACGTTCAGGGCGTGGATGTTGAGGGTTCGAATCCCTCCGAGAGTACGAAGAGGCGGCTGAGGAGCCGTGGCCGCCTCCAGGGCGAACGGTGTCGCGACCAAGCCCTGCCCAGTACCTCGGACGGCTGCCCAGCCGTCGCGGAGGGCGAACGGGTCAGCATGGAGGGTGAACCAGACAGGCGCGCTGGGACCGGTTGCTAGCCGGATCGCTCCCGCAAGGGGGTGGCTTTCGAGTAGTCCGCTCTCCGCTAGGCCGGGCATGCCCGGGACGGTTCGATTCCGTCGCTCTCCCCGCTGCCATGGCTACGGCGGACTCAGGAGAGCCCAGGCCGTGCAGGCCGCTCCTGGCGGCCTGGCTGGCACCTTGCGTGTGCGACACGTGTCCCGACCGCATCGCATGGCGAGGTCACTAGACCAGCGCAAGTCCCTGGCAGAATCGGGTAATGCCATACTCCGGGAACATGGATGATGAACCGGCAAGGCGCCGGCCTCCGCTGGAAACGGAGCGGGTCCCGTGAAGGGGCTGGGACTCGGGCTCTCCGTCATCCGCAAAGCCCGGCTTGATCCTGTACCCGGGCTGTCCGTGCGCACGGGCTGCAGGGCGCAGACCTGCCTAACGGGATCACCCTGGATGACGAACCGGGCAGGCGCACCGGCTCCGCCTCGAAAGCGGCTGGCTCCTGCAAGGGGGTGGGTTTCGAGTACTCCGTCATCCGCTTCCCGGCGGCGCACCGGGAACCACAAGTCCTGGAGCCAGGCACCGCCGAGCCAGGACCGGCGGGAGTCCTGGCATGCGCCACCTGGATCGTGAAGCCGTCAGGCGGCGGCCTCCGCCTTGAAAGCGGAAGGGTCCTTCACGGGGCTGGGGGTCGGGACCTCCGCGATCCGCTTACGGCTGGCGATGCCACGGGATCGTGACGGTCCCGCCGATGGCCAGGTGCAGGGCAATGCACAGCAGCCCCGCCGCGATCAGCCCGAGGACCGAGATCCCGCTGAGTGACGTGAACGCGATGAGCGTGGCGATGGCGAACAGGACCACTGCGATGATTGCGAACATGGCATAGTACGTACCCTGATGCGCGAGCATCAGTCATGGGCACCAGCACCAGGGAATCGGGAGATAATCCTAGCTGGATTAATGGGTTTAAGCATGGCAGTGTTGCTATGTATCGTAAGCATGGTTGTAAATGTGATATCTGCAGGGCTGGTCACGCCGCTCGGATGAAGAAGCGGCGAGACTCAAGGACCGCTACCCAACCGGTGAAGGGGACTGCCTGATACGCAGTTAGCGGCGAGGTTCAACTCCTCGGCGGTCTACGTGAACACAATGGGTACCTGGCAGGCGTGCAGGGACTGCACCGACCGCGCCCGGGAAGACAAGATCAGCAAGGAAGTGATGTTCCGCTCCGGCCGCGCATGGCCTCAGTGCTTCATGTGCTGGCTGGACAGGCATCCCACGCCCGTCCGGATGTTCCGCAGCCGGCCGGCCCACATGGCGAGATAGTTCAGAGGAAGAACGCCGCTTTCATAAGGCGGAGGTCGGGATGTCGCAATTCCCTCTCGCTACTGAATGTCCTGGAAGGTTGGCTTAGAAGCAGCCATCCTCTAAGGAGTGGGCCAGGTGGCCACCTGGTTAACCTGGAAGGCCGAAGTACGCGGGCTGGGACGGCCGTCCCGCATGCCCGGAAGGCGTGCGGCTCGTGGTTGCCTCCAGGGCCTTTGGCGTAGCAGCACACCAGGACATTCTTCATGGACCCTAGCCACGCTGGTTGCGGGGAGCCGGCTTATACCCGGTATGAGCTGAGTTCGATCCTCAGGGGGTCTACGCATGCCCTGCAAGCATTAAGGTGATGTAACCGGCTTTTACCCGGCGGAACGGGGTTCGATACCTCGGCGGGGCACTGAGCACCATTGGCGCAGCGGATAGCGCGGCTGCCTTCTAAGCAGACGGGCGAAGGTTCGAATCCTTCATGGTGCGCACGGGCCGGGTACGCGGCCTAAGAGGAATGGCTCTGAATAGCCGCCGGGTTTAGCTGCCCGGATCCTAAAGCGGGCAGGCCGCAAGCCGGCTCGCCGTACCTCATGGTGCGTTGGTCGAGACGGACAAGACGCCGCCCTCTCAAGGCGGAGATGACGGGTTCGAGCCCCGTACGCACTGCGACCGGCTCAGGCTGCCGGGAAGCCGGGCAGACGATCGCGCTGCTGAGCCGGCACCCTGGTCCCATCGTCTACGGGTTAGGACGCCGGGTTTTCACCCCGGAAAAGAGGGCTCAACTCCCTCTGGGACTACTTTGCTTGCATTTCCCCGTCAGGGATGCTAGCGTTGGCGACGCGGGATGGAGAAGCTCGGTATCTCGGTGGGCTCATAACCCACAGAACGTCGGTTCGAATCCGACTCCCGCTACGAAGCCTCCCTGCTAATAAGCCGGGAGGCTGATTAATCCCTTGTAGCTCAACTGGCGGAGCGTCCGGCTGTTAACCGGAGGGTTTCAGGTTCGAATCCTGACAGGGGAGCGATGGTCAAGCGCTAAGCGATAAACCGGCTAGCTTGGCCTGGGCAGGTCCGATGCCCTAACCGGAGGGTGCCCGGCAGGTTTTAGGAAACTGCAGTCCAGAATCCTGCCTAGTCGGACCACATGGTCTTGTAGAGCAGTTGGAGTGCTCGCCACCCTGTCAAGGTGGAGGTCGCGGGTTCAAATCCCGTCAGGACCGCTGTCAGCATGTAACATAGGTCTCGTGAACACAACGGACAAAGGTAGTCAAACTGAAGGGATCGTGCTCGCGGCCTTGTTGCGGCTCGGCAAGCGAGTCCTGATCCCGTTCGGCGGTGGCCACAGATACGACCTGGCCTATGACGGCGGCGACGGCACCCTGGTCCGGGTGCAATGCAAAACGGCGGTCTACCAGCAGGGCTGCGTCCTGTTCCGGCCGCATAGCCTACGGCGCGATCAGAGTTCCATGGGGTACCGAGGAGATGCTGACCTGTTTGGGGTTTACTGTCCGGCCCTGGACAAGGTGTACTTGGTGCCGGTGGGGGATGTAGGTGAGCGAGAGGGCCGGCTTAGGGTTGAGCCGACCAACAACAATCAGGCTCAGCATGTTCGCTGGGCTCAGCAGTACGAGGTCTCTCCAGGCGCAGCCGCCTGACCTCTGGTCAAGGCAGAGGTCGCGAGTTCAAGTCTCGTAGGGACCGCTCGGCCGGAGGCAGCAGCGTACTAGTCACCGCTGACCCTCCCGTGGCAGGTGAAACTGCCTAACGAGGTTTCAGGGGACAGTACCCGTGCCCCTGGATCCTCTACAGCGGGGGACGCCCTGCACGTGCCCTGGCATCAGGACAGGCTGGACCATTTCCCCAGGGTAGCCCCTGCAGTCCTCCGGGACTGACCCGGAGAGCGCCTCCGCGAGGAGCGCGGGAATTCGCCAAGACTCCGGCCACTGGACTTGTAGCTCAGATTGGAAGAGCGCTGCCTCGACGCGGCAGAGGTCCCTGGTTCGAGCCCAGGTAGGTCCACGGCAGGGTTTGACCGACCCCGCATCGGGAGGGCACCGCCCGGCCATCAGGTGCGCATGCTCCTATAGTGAAACGGATATCACGACAGGTTACGGACCTGTTAATGGGGGTTCGAATCCCTCTGGGAGTACCAGGATGAGACACGGCATCCGCAACCTGAAAGTCCCTGCACGGACTTAAGGCTGATGCAGGTGGAATGTGCAGACAATTCCTGCTCGTGTCACATGGGCGATTAGTCTCAGTCGGAAGAGCGCCGCTTTCACACAGCGGAGGCCGCAGGTTCGATCCCTGCATCGCCTACTGTCCCCGAACCAGGTGGCATTCGGGACCAGGTTGTGAGCCTGGTATTCGCGGGTTCGAATCCCGCCGGGGACCCCATGCCAGGCTGGCAGAGCGGCAATCGCGCGTGACTGTAAATCACGTCCTACGGGTACGGGGGTTCGAGTCCCTCGCCTGGCACCAGCGCTGTCCCGGCGGCGCGCAGGAGGAAGAAACGCCTCCTCAAGGTTCTCCGAATCCCGGGTCTTTGCTCTTATAGCTCAGCAGGATAGAGCAGCACCTTGCGAAGGTGCAGGCGGCTGGTTCGAATCCGGCTAAGAGCACTGCGTGAACCGGCCGGGCACCGATGAGAGTCGGTGCTTCGTTCACTGAGGGTAGCTATGGTCCGGAACGGCCCCTCCGAGCAAAGTAGGGACGCGGTCATGGGCAGGGTCCCCGGGCCGGCTAGAGGGTGAGGCCGGCACAGCATGCTCTTATAGCTCAGCGGATAGAGCGGCAGCTTCCGAAGCTGCGGGTCGGGGGTTCGAGTCCCTCTGAGAGCGCGGGGAGATAGGGTTCCACTGGCCTGAGGGACTCTCTCCGATCGCCATCCCCGGCTTGCCGGTCAGTGGCGTGATCTAAACACGGCGAGGCCAGGGGGCTGCCGGTCCCTACCCAACCGGCTCACGGGCCTGTAACTCAGGGGATAGAGTGCCTCTTTCCTAAAGAGATTGCCGGGGGTTCGATTCCCTCCAGGCTCACGGCGAGATGAGTAGCCTCACACCCTGGTCGCTCCGGAGGATAAGGTGCATCCGGCGTCTCGCTGGAGATCAGGTAAGCCATCCCCCTCAGACGGGGCTCTTACACTGCCTGGTCTCCTTTGCGGCCCCTTGGCCGAGTGGTTTAGGTGCTGGCCTGCAAAGTCAGTCACAGCGGTTCGAATCCGCTAGGGGTCTCCCGGCTTCTCGTTTCCGCTGCGGAGTGAACTGCTCTGGCCCTCGTGCTCGCCAAGCGCCCCGGAGGCGCAGCGGCCGGCACGAGGGCCATCAGCTTTTACTGCTCCTCCCCCTCCGGTCCCCCGGAAGGTGGGAAGGAGGCAATCCGTGGCTGCTGTCATCCCCCCCGACACCCGTGCTGCCGGGGAGACCGGGCACCTCGGCGATCACAACAACATCGCCGACATGCTCACTCAGATCGTGACCCAGCTCGACGGCATCCCGGGTCTCACCTGGGGTACCGCCACCCTGGTGGCGGGCACCGTCACGGTCAACGACACCAGCCTGACGGCGAACTCGGTCCCGCTGCACTCCCGCATCACGGCGGGCGGCACCACGGGCACCGTCACCGTGACCGTCATCCCCGGGACCTCCATCACGTTCAGCTCGACCTCGGCCACCGAGACCTCGGTGATCGGCTACCTCATCCTGAACTGACCCGTCCCCTGCCCGGCGTCCGCGAGACCCCGGGAAGGAGCAGCAAGGAGGCCATCGTGACCGTCGCCGCGCCAGTGCGCTGCCGTAACCGCATGGGCGGTCCTACCGTCATCGCCAGCGACCCGAAGAGCACCTATGAAGTGCGCTTCGAGGGAGCCGACGACCCCGACGGCGGGGACATCCAGCTCATCCCGGAGGAGATCGTCAGGACCCCGGCATTCGCGAAGGCCATCTCCCAGGGGATCTTCGAGGTGATCGAGGGTGAGGAGAACGAGGCGGTCCGGGAAGCGCTCACCCGCCAGAATGACGCGTTCTGGCGTCGGGCGAAGCAGGACAAGGACTCGGCCATGGCCACCCTGGAAGCGCCGGCCGACAACGACATGATCGTCATCAACTGCATCGGCCCTGGCTCCCGGCCCGGCGCGATCTGCGGGGAGGAAGTCCCCGTCCGCCAGCGGGAGGCGGTCCTCAACCCGCCGCTCTGCGCCCGCCATGCCGGCCTGGCCGCGCAGTGCGTCAGGCGCGGTACCGGCCCGTGGATGCTGGAAGAGGACTGACGATGACCAGGCCAGGCCCGGACGCCGCCGCCCTGACGGGGTACTACGACACCACCGACACGGCGGGCTTCGACGCGCCGCATGCCCATATCGAGGGCGTCGCGGCTGCGTTCAACGTGGCGAAGGCGACGGACCTGGCCTGGGCGCTGCGGGCCATGGACGCGGCCGACGATGCCGTCCCGCCGAACCTGGTCCAGACGAGTCCGGGCCTGACCGTCAACCGGGGCGACCCGGAGGGCGACCGGCAGCGGATCACCGCTGCCGCCGAGCGAGCCCACAGCGACCTGAGGGCCGAGGGGTTCGAGGTGAACATGGTGACCGGGGCGGTCAGCCGCCGCGACGCCGTCCAGGGCTGGATGAACCACGGCGCGAGCCTCGGCCCGGTTCTTGAGGTCGAAGAGCATCAGCACGACAGGAGCGCAGGGTGAGCATCGAGAACATCGGCACCAGCCCGGTCGCCGAGGGTTACGTCTACCAGGTAGACACGATCACGCTCAGCAGCGTCACCCCGGCCCCGCTGAGCAAGGCCGCCATCATCTCCTACCCGGCCTTCCAGCAGGCCGGGGCGACCCCGACGACGAACGTCATCGTGGTGAAGGACACCACCAGCGGCAATCCCCTGGTGCTCAACACCGACTACACCCTGACCGCGTCCGGGGCCGGGGCGACCCTGACCTACTCGGTCACGCGGATCTCGACCAGCAGCGCCAGCTCGAACGGCGACACCTGCACGGTCGCCTACAGCTACGGCACGGTCCCCGGCCCGGCCTACCCCGAGAACCCGCTGTCAGCCACGGGCATCGCGGGTACCGCGCCGACCGGGATCGCCTTCCAGGCAGCCCAGGCCGACACGACCGGCACCTCCGTCGCCGGCATCGGCGCGGCCCTGCCGGGCGGCTCGGTCACGGACCCCGCAGCGGGCTCCCAGAGCAGCTCTGAGACCGGCTCTCCGGGATCCGAGTACAAGGTGACCCAGGTCGAGCCGACTCAGTACGGGTGGCCCTCAGGATCGCCTGACACCAACCCCGTGTACGGCGGCGGCCTGCCGTCCGCCTATGCTCCCGTCCTCGGAACCCAGACCCCGCAAGGCCTGATCGGCTCGGCCGCTGACCCGGGCGGCCTGGACACCACGATCGGCGGCGGCGCGGTCCACGCGGACGGCACCCCGCCCGGGTACCGGTCCCCGATCGCGGGCATCGCGGCAGGGTCCAAGGACACCACGCTCACCGACATCCTGGGCAACCAGATCAGCTCGAACCCCATCCTGGGCAGCGCGGGCAACGTCACCTCGAACGTGGACACCAGCTACTTCGGAGCCCCGGCCGCCCCGACCTCCCTGCTGGCGCAGGCCGACGCCTTCGCCTCCACCAGCACCGGCACGAAGTACTACATGAGCCAGCTCGGGATCCTCCCGGCCACCATCATCGTGACCGACACGACCACCAGCACCGTGCTGACGCTGACCACCGACTACACCGTGACCTCGCAGGGGATCGGCGAGCTGGCGGCGGCCTACATCCAGCCGGTGGCCGGCACCCACTACACCACGGGCGACAACCTCTCGGCGGCCTACAGCTACGGGGACGCGGCCTACTGGGACTCCAACGTCCCGGCCACCCCGCCGACGGCTCCCACGGTGGGCAGCAGCACCCTCCAGGTTGACGTGATCACGCTGAACCACAGCGCGGCCCAGGCACTCTCGAAGACCGGCATCACCACGCCGCCCGCGCAGGTCATCGTCCAGGACACCACCAGCGCGAAGACCCTGGTGATGAACACGGACTACTTCCTGACCACCAGCGGCTCGGGGTCCAGCCTTACTTACACGGTCACCCGGATCAACTCCAGCGCGAGCAGCACCGACGGCGACTCGGCCACGGTGACCTACAGCTTCGGCAACGCGGCCTACTTCACGTCGGGCCCGGTCGTCGCGGTCAACCGGGGCATCTTCGTCCCGTGGACCGCCCCGCCCGCCAGCAGCGCGAACGTGGACTACTACTGGATCCAGTCGAACACCCTGGGAACCCAGTGGGTGCCGCAGACCGGCCAGCTCATGTTCACCGGCCAGGCGGCTACCGGGCCGTCCGGAGCCGGCCAGCAGGCCGGGCAGCCGCTGTACCAGAGCGACACCTTCACGGGCGGGTTCAGCTCCTCGGTGCCGGTGACCCTGACCAGGGCCGGGGTCATCACCCCGACGCAGGCGGTCATCGTCAGGGACCTCACCTCGTCGGCGTACACCATCCCGTCCTCGGGATACATCAGCCCGGGCACCATGGGAGACCCGCTGCAGGCTGACTCCCAGGTCCTGATCTACGGGGTGGACTACACCGTCACCCAGTCCGGCCAGGGACCGTACGCCACCTACCAGGTGCAGCGGGTGGCCAACTCGGTCAACTCGGCCAACGGCGACACCATCGTGGTGAGCTACTCCTACAGCACCTGGGGAGCTTCCAGCCTGACGAACGCCGCTGACTCCGTCACCTGGTCCTCGGGCTCGGCGACGCTGAGCCACACCGGGGTCCTCACCCCGGCGGCCAGCCTGATCGTGTGGGACTCGACCGTCAGCCGCTCGCTGGCCTACGGCACCGATTACACCGTCAGCCAGACGGGCACCGGGCCGGTCGCGACTTACGTCATCACCCGGGTGAACCCGGGCTCGGCAGGCACGGGCGCGAGTGACTCGCTGACGGTGTACTACCAGTACGGCACCGTCCTGGGCAGCGTCTTCACCCAGGGCATGTACGAGAACTACCCGGTGATCTACAAGCCGAACGGCACCACCTCCGGCTTTACCGGCTACCGGTTCTCGGTCTCGGCAGGGAACCGGGCGGGCCTGTCGGCTCCCTCCGCGTTCTCGGACTACGCGGTGCCGCTGAACTTCAACGCGCCGCAGCCCGGGAGCCAGGGCACCACTACCACGCTCACCGGCCTGGACCCGGCGAACACCATCAACCCGGTCTACCGTCCGGACGGCACCGTCCGGGCTGGCACCGGGCTCGGCGGGTAAAGGAAACTGAGCCTTGGCGACATTCAGCAATTACCTGGGACTCAAGCTCAATTCCCAGACCGACCCGTTCCTGCTCAGCGACTTCGTCGCGAACTGGAGCCTGATCGACGCCTCGCCCGGGATCAACATCTGCACCTCCTCCACCCGGCCCAGCCTCAGCACCGGCCAGGCCGGCATGCTGATCTTCATGAGCGACCTCAAGCAGCTCAGCTACTGGAACGGGACGAGCTGGCAGGACCTGCGCGACAGCTCCCCGGTCTTCTCGGCGAGCAGCCTGCTGAACACGGCCATGGCGAAGAACACCTCGCCGACATTCACGATCCTGAACCTGACCACGCCGAGGGCCAGTTCCCTGGCGGTCATCATGAGCGCCAACTACCTCTGCAACAACGAGCAGAGCCAGGACCTGTACCAGTCGGTCCTGGTGGACGGCACTTCGTTCATCATGGGCCACCGGGAGCAGATCAGGTTCACCGGCAACCTGAACGACTCGGGCAACACGGCGGGCCAGGAGGTCACCTCGCTCGCCATCGTCCCCACCCTGGCGGCCGGGACGCATACCGTGGGCATCAAGGTGGACATGAGCAACAGCTACCCGACCCCGGTGACCCTGTACGGCGTCAAGATCCTGGCCTTCATCGCGCTGTACTCGGGTACCAACTCGCTGTGAGGACGAGATGGCAGTCGCTAGCGGGGACCTCATCGACTGGCGGGACAGGGAGTACGTCAGCCAGTTCTCGCTGACGCCCCTGTCCCTGGCGGTCTACATCGGCGGGGTGCCCGCTGACCCGGACGGGTCCTCGGTCAGCGCGCAGCTCCTCCTGCAGAACGCCGACGGCACGGTCCAGGCCGTCAACTCCTACTCGGCAGTCCGGGAGTCGGCCGGCGTCTACCAGGTGACGCCCAGCTCGGCGGACACGGCGGTGCCGTCCCAGGCCGAGCTGGTGTGGTCCTACGCCGTCATGTCCCAGCCGCAGCAGTACGCCACGTACCTGACGATCGGCCAGGCCAACCCTAATTACGACGCGCTGCCGCTGGACATCCGGGACTTCATGGAGTCCCAGGTGTGGGTCCGGTTCGCCGACCTGTTCGATTCCCCCGACGGCGGCCCGAACCTGCAGACCTACTTCCAGGCGCACTGGTCCCGGGGCCGGATGGCCCAGCTCCTGCAGATCTCCATCAGCAAGATCAACTCCGTCGCCCAGCCATGGTCCAACTACACCACGGACGGATCATCGGGGCCGGAGTTCCCGGTCACGCTGTGGGGCGGGCTGCTGGCCAGCTATACCTACTGCGAGGCGGTCAAGCACCTCATCCGGGGCTATGCCGAGCAGCCGAACCTGGTGGGCGCGGGCATCACCCGGCTGGACCGCCGGGATTACGCGGATCGCTGGCGGGACGTGCTCCGGGATGAGCAGGCCGAGCTGAAATCCATGCTCGACACCTTCAAGATCCGCCACATGGGACTGGGCAACCCGAGAGTGCTGGTCTCGGGTGGCACCTACGGCCGGTACGCCCCGACCCGGATCGCGGGCTCGGTCGCCGCCCGGCCGAGGATGTGGGCGCGTTGGTACTAGGGTGAGGCCATGTACATCGGCATCGGAACCGTTGTCCTCATCGTGGTCACCCTCCTGATCGTCTTCATCTCCAGGCGCGTGTGACCCAGGGGGATTGCAAGGATCCTTATATCCCTGCTATGATTCCTTCCTGAGCGCTAATCATCTCCCGAGGGAAGGAACCAATCCATGGGCGTTATCGCCGTGCACCACGTTGTCCGCCACGTCATCGAGGCGATCTTTATCGTCCCGGCCGTCATCACGCTCGGCGTGGGCGGGGCCGCCGGCTTCTTCGTCGGCCGTCACCGTGGCCGCAACCAGCACCAGCACTGACGACGAGCCCCGCTGGACGTGCACGGTCTGCTACACCACCAATCCGGGTAGCTGCGTGGCCTGCACGAACTGCGGCTGCCGCCGGACGTGAAAGAGCCCGGCTCCCCTCGCGGCGGGCCGGGCTCTTCCGCTTGCGTCAGCCCCTGGACTTGGCCTTGGCTGCGGCCTGCTCGGCTGCGAGCCTGGCCCGCTGCTCCACGACCTTCATGACCACCTTGGTCATGAAGCCGTGGGCGGTGGAGCCGAGTGCCTCGGGAGAGAACTTGGCCTCCCCCTTGCCGATCTTCCGTCCGTGCTCGTAGCAGGCACCCGCGAGCAGGGCCGACGCGGCGGTGAGCCCGAGTGAGCCGATGCCCTTGATGATCTTCTTCACGGTGATCCTTTCTTCGAAGATAACGAGTTGCTTGATAAGATACCTTGTAATCAGAGACGAGGTGGTACTGATGCCTGAGCGGGCAGCAGACAAGGTGCTGGCCTGGGGCCGGCCGCTGATGGAGCAGGGAACGATCGACCAGGCGGCCAAGGCCTCCCGGATGCCGTTCGTGCCAGGGCACGTGGCCCTGATGCCCGACGCCCACGTCGGCATCGGCGCGACCGTCGGCTCTGTCATTCCCACGGAGGGCGCGGTCATTCCCGCTGCCGTCGGAGTGGACATCGGGTGTGTAGACAAGGACAGTGAGTACCTGTCGCCTGCGGGCTGGCGCAAGATCAGCGAGTATGACGGCGGCCTGGTGATGCAGTACGTGCCGGGGTATGGGGTGGGTCGCTTCGTCCAGCCCGAGGCGTTCGTCGTGCAGCCATGTGAGTCGTTCTATCGTCTCCGGACGAAGTACGGGATTGACCAGGTGCTCACAGCAGACCACCGGGTGCTCTGCTGGAAGGTCACCGGCCGGGATCGCCGCACGGTCATGACCACCATGACCGCCGATCATTTCGCTGCCGAGCATGCCCGTCTCAAGCAGGGTTTCAAGGCTCGCTTCGCTACCACCTTTATTCCTGATCTTGCTACCGAGATTGATCTCACCGCTGAGGAGATCCGGGTTCAGGTCATGGTCAATGCTGACGGGCATCTCGATGACGGCGGCAGGAAAGCAGTAGTCCGCCTCAAGAAGGAGCGCAAGATCGAGCGTGCCCGCAAGCTGCTGGCTAATGCTGGCATCTCCTGGACCGAGAACGTGAGCGCGGATGAGGTCACTGCCTTCCGCTTCCGGCCACCGCTGTACTCGAAATCCTACGAGTCCTTCTGGCCAGCTCACCTGAACCAGCTTATGCATGTCACTGATGAGTGCCTGAACTGGGACGGGAACGTGGTAGAGGGTTGCTTCTACACGCGAGACAAGGAATCTGCTGACTTCATTCATTATGCCTTCACCGCCTGCGGTCGCCGGGCCGTTCTCCGTGCTGACGTAGACGAAGACGGGAAGCTGGACTACCGGGTATTCCGGCACGATAAGACCATGGTCTCCATGGCGGGCGTCCCGAAGACCCCGATTACCATGGTGCCGGCTGAGGATGGGAAGGCGTACTGCTTCAAGGTCCCGTCAGGCTTCTGGGTCATGCGCCGTGGCGGCAATATCGTCATGACCGGCAACTGCGGGATGGTGGCCAGCGAGACCAGCCTGACCGCCGCCGACCTGCCGGACCTGGGCACCCAGCGCGTGAAGGTCGGCAAGGAGACGCGCACGCTGATGTCCCTGATCGAGCAGCGCATCCCGGCCGGAGTGGGCAAGGGCCACGACCCGGACCACTGGACCATCGCCGTGGCCCCGCATTTCGCCGCCTATGATGCGATCGGCCTGCCGTTTACCTCGCTGTCGCCCAAGCAGCGGGCCACGGCAGAGGTCCAGTTCGGAACCCTCGGGTCGGGCAACCATTTCGTCGAGGTCTGCCTGGACGAGCGCGATGTCGTCTGGACCGTGCTGCACTCAGGATCCCGGGGCATCGGCAACCAGCTCGCCACCATGCACATCAACGCCGCCAAGGGCGTGATGAAGAAGACGCTCGTGCACCTGGAGGACCCGGACCTGGCCTACCTGGCCGAGGGCACCGACGAGTTCAGCGCCTACATCCATGACATGCTCTGGGCTCAGCGCTACGCCATGGCGTCCCGCGAGCAGATGGTCGGCGCGCTCACGAAGTCCCTGTTCCAGGTCGTCGGCAAGGGCAAGGTGGTGCGCACCATCAACTGCCACCACAATTTCACCCAGCGCGAGGAGCACCTGGGCCGCGAGCTGTGGATCACCCGCAAGGGCGCGATCAAGGCCGGCGCAGGCGATGAGGGGATCATCCCGGGCTCGATGGGAACGCGCTCCTATGTTGTCAGCGGCCTGGCTAACACTGCTTCCTACCTGTCGTGCAGCCACGGTGCGGGCCGCCGCCTCAGCCGGGGCCAGGCCCGCCGGGAGCTGACCGGCAGCTCCCTCAAGAAGGCGATGACGGGCCGCACCTGGAACGAGGACCGGGCGAAGGACCTGGTGGACGAGCACCCGCAGGCCTACAAGGACATTGACCTGGTGATGGAGGCTCAGTCCGACCTCTGCCGGGTGCAGCATGTACTCAGCCAGGTGCTCAATTACAAGGGGTAGGGTTGCGCTCCCTCCGGAATCTTGATAAGGTTCCTTGTAACTTAGAAAACTGAATAGCGGTTAACCCCCAGCAGTCCATGAGCCGGCGCACGCGATGCCTCCCAAATCCATCTCTCGAAGGAAAATGAGGTTCGCCTGTGAGCACTACCAAGGGAAACACGGCACTTAGTACCTGGAAGCACCTGGTGGCGAAGGCTCTCGCCGCCGTCTACCGGGATGAGGACGAGGCCCGTACCTCCACTCTCCCGAATGCACTCTCCGTCGTCGGCATCCAGGCCGCTTACAGCTCTTCGGAGACTGCCAGCCGCCTGCACGTCAAGATCGAGAACGACGAGAACGAGGGGCTGCCGGCCGGCTACACCCGCGCTGACTACAGCGCGGAGAAGCTCGCCGAGTTCGACGCCGAGGCGCTCCGCAAGAGCAAGCACAACGTCTGGAACTTCATCAGGATCCGCCAGCAGAATGGCTCCCTGGAGCTGGAGCAGGCGAATGCGCTTCTCGACGACCTGGCCCTGGACGCCAGGCCCTGCGAGGTCACGACGGTCAGCGGCACGCTCGCCCTGCGGGAGTACGACGGCTACGGGAACCGCCGGACCAAGTACTTCGCATTCAGCATGCCGGGCCACCAGGACAAGGACGAGGTCAAGCCCCTCATCGAGGCGACTCTGATCGACCTGGTCGATCAGGTGGATGTCGCCCTGCGCCAGGCCTTCCCCGAGGCCGAGGGCATCGAAGACCCGTTCCGCCGGATCGATGTCACCTACGCCACGGTCTGGCCCGTCAAGTCGGGCTACGAGAAGTAACTAACCCCCTCCCGGCACTTCGTGTGCCGGCCCACGGGCTGCTGGTAGGTTGACCGCCATGAACTCCTGGTTTCATGCGGTCTCGGCCGCCAGGAAATGGGGCGGCATTGCGGAGGAATACCTCCTGGTCGAGGAATTTATCGACTCCTCCAAGAAGGTCATTGGCGACGTGCGCCACCGCTCGCTTTACCATCACACGCTCGGCGTGTGGCTGTGCGAGGAAATCTTCGGCCCGGTCCTGCATGTCGGCACCGCCCACGGTAGTGTCCGTGAGGTACCGGTACGACTGGTGGCCGAGCGGCACATCGAGGAAGACCTCGGCTGGATCCCCAGCCCGGCTGACTACATCCAGGGCATGCCCATCAGCCCCTGGATGAGCGGCAAGAGGGCAAGGACCGCCGATCTCGCGACACTCGGCCTGGTGACCCCGCAGGAGCAGACCGCATGAACATGATGACTTCTTTCCTGGGCATTCCCGTGGACGGGGATATTATCCGTCCCGAGCGCCGCAAGGCCCAGCGCCCGCAGGCCGAGCTGACTCCCCTCATCCAGAAGGTGCTGAACGACCCGCTGGTGGAATGCTTCGGGTGGCGTCAGTACACCCCCTACTTCAATGACGGCGACCCCTGCGTATTCAGCGCTCACGGGCTATGGGCCAGGCCCAGCCGCCGCGTGGGGCGCATCGAGGGAGTCGGGACCGTCGAGATGACCGGTCCCCTTGCCGGGGAGGACGAGGACGAGTGGGACGAGAACCGCGACGACTATGAGGTTGCGGACGGCAGCACCTGGGGTGCTTACGCGAATCGCTGGGAGATGACCGGCGATTATGCCGGCCCCAGCGAGACTGCGTACCTCAGGCTGCGGACGCTGGGCGACGCCATCGACGGCGGCACGTTCGACGAGGTTCTCCTGGACGCCTTCGGGGATCATGCCGACATCAAGGTGACGCGCACGAAGATCCACGTGGACGAGTACACGCATGACTGACCTCCCCAGTCACCTCACGCCGCGCTACTGGGATGGCACCCGCTGGGTGCGCGAGATCAAGATCGGGTTCAGCGGCACCGTGGCCGAGATGATCGCCAGGATGGCACAGCTCGGCATTCCGCTGTCGGCTGAGGTAATCGCCGAGACGGAATACGAGGAGAACGGGCCGGAGGCATTCCTCAGGTGGTATGTTCCAGTCGAGGAGCCTCCGCAACCCGCAAGGGCAACAGGTTCTCCCCGGCGCGATAGTGAGAGTGCGGATAGCTCCGGGGCGTCAGAGAAGCGGCGAGGTCAAGGGCAGGGCCGCCTGCCGGGCTAGGGATGAGGCCCGGCAACCTCCTGGTGGGGGCGAGGAGGGGCATCGGTTCCTGAGGGTTCCGCAAGGGAAGCCGCCTGTGCCAGCAGGCGGCTTCTTTTTTCTCCCTCGTAATCGCTTGAAATACAAGAAACCCTGTAGTACTGTTGCCTCATGACGTTCGAAGAGGCCCAGGATTACGCGATCCGGTACGGACGCAGGGCCAAGAAGCTAGTGCGGCTCAACCGCCAGAATCTCCGGGTCATCCTCAACGGCCTGATGGCCGGGGCAGGCCGGGTGCTCCTGGCCGGGCAGTTCTCCAAGGACGAGCTGATCACCGAGATCCTCAAGCTGGAGTTCCCCGCCATCCAGGAGGCTGACGGCGTCCGCGCCCAGCGCACCCTGGAGGGCCAGTGAGCCGCAGCAAAAGATTCACCGACAAAGTCGGGAAGGGCCTTCCGTCCCTTTTCAAGGCTGACACTGATCTCAATGTCGGAATGCCGATGGAGCTGCTTTCCGCCGAGGGCTATGCCGCCCAGGCCGGGGTATCTCCGGAGTCGTACGTCATCCAGGTGCTGCGAGCCGAGCGCGAGCGCCGCCAGGCCCTGGACGAGATCACGCGCAGTCAGCTCATGATGGATGAGCAGATCGACGGGGCCATCGCCGCAGGCATGGGCGTGCTGCAGTACACGGCATGCAAGCTCGCTGATGTCCCGCCGGACCGGCGGCTGCTCGCTCCCCTGGGCGACGTTCGCCCCGGAGATCTTTCGAAGTACTACATGATGCAGTTGATCGGCCGCTTGCAGGAGCGCCTCCTCGCAGCGGAAACCCTCACCGAAGGAGAAAGTGCATGAAGAGGATCCTGGCGCTTGCCGCCATCGCGCTGGTGGGGATTCTTCCCCTGACGGCCTGCAGCCACTCAGCATCGTCGGCGCTCAGGAAGGCAGCAGCCAGCGCCAGCGCCAACCCGGCTGTCGCGAAGGCCGAGGCTGCCGCCGAGGCCAAGGTCAAGGACTGCGTCAGGCAGATTGGGGTCTTGACCCTGGCCCGGCAGGCCCTCCACCACCCGGTGGCGGCCGGAGAGCGCGTCATTGACTGCGCAGTTCCCGCTCCTCAGCGCCCGGCCGCCAAGAAGTGCATCGGCGATGCCTTCGTGGCGGGCAGCGGCATCAGCACGGCGGAGAGCACCATCGCCATGTGCATCGTGAAGGCGGAGGGCTCGCCGGCCCCGTCCCCGAAGGCATCCAAGTGACCGCCGCCGCTGAGGCCACCACTGACCTGGTGCCGCCGAAGCACATCGAGGTGGAAGGCCACCGGATTCACCTGCGCCTGGTCCAGCAGCTCATCTGGGGCATCATCGCGGCCGACATCGGCGCGTACATCATCTCGGCGGTGTACTACCTGGTCCTCCAGGCGAAGTACGGCCCGATCTGGCTCAAGCCCGGCTGGGACGGCCTGCTCACCCAGCCGTGGTGGGACCCGGCCCGGCACGACATCCGGGATGTCTACGAGGGCGCGCTGGCGACCTTGCTGGTCAAGTCCCTGATGGCCAACTGGTCGAAGAAGTCCCGCAAGCACGCCGGCCCGCTCCGGGTCGCTACCTCCCCGCTGGTGATCTTCCTGGCGGCGCTGCCCATTGTGGTGGGCGGGGCATGGCTGCTCAACGTCGGCGGCCCGGCCGCATGGCATTACTTCGCTCATCACGGAGTGCTGCCGCACCGGGTCACCGTGCCCCCGCAGGCCACGAGCTGGCAGCCCGAATGGCTGGCGACGTTCCTGCAGACCTTCAACTGGCAGCCGCTGCTGATCGGCGTCCTCGCCGGCCAGGTGGTGCACCGCCTGTACGCCCCGGTCGGCGACACTGTCCAGCTCTTTTTCATCGAGCGGGCCATCGACCGGACCCGGGACACCGGCCGCGTCCCCCTGTGGGTACGCTACCCGATCGCCCCGCCGGTCGTCCGCGAGCGGTTCGCCTGGCTGACCGCCGCTAACGCCAAGGTCCGTGACCGGAGCACCGGAGGCAACATCGCCATCCTGGCGGTCACGGTGATCTTCGTGATCCTGGCTCTCTACGGAGCGTTCATCCGCCTGTGGTTCGCCAAGCACGGAATCCCGGGAGCGCTGTTCTGATGGCTAAGCTCCCTCCCATGAAGCCGAATGTCTCGGCGATCCGCTTCCAGCCCGATGGCAGCGTCTACCTGGACATCGGGTGGACGGCCGCGCAGAGCAAGGAGTTTGCTCACACTGCCCTGCTGCACGGCCCCGACGGCCGGGTCTGGAGGATCACCGCGACCGAGGACCAGCCTCCTGCTCAGGAGGATCCGCCTGGCGAGGTGCTGCTCGGCCCCGAGCCGGCATAGCTCCTCCCGGCAGGCTGGCAGAAGCCCCCGCTCTCTCTTGAGGGCGGGGGCTTCCTGCTGTCCGGGACAGCCCGGGAAGAGATGTGAGCACTCCCGCCATGCCCGACCCCCGGATCAAGCGCCGCCTGGTGATCGCCTACGTCATCGTGCTGGCGGTCCTGTCGGTGGTCTTCCGGCGCATTTTCTTCAACGGGTGGATGGCGTTGCTCTGGGGCAACCTCATCGCCTCGGCCTACTGGGCTCCGATCGCGCTGATCCGCCTGGAGAGCGTCGCCCAGCGGCACCACAACCTCCAGATGGCAATCCAGCAGCGTCATCTCCGCATCGCGGCGGACACCCATAAGCAACTGACCGGGATTGCCCACCCGCTTGACCCGGAGAACGGAGCCACCTGATGACCACGTTCAGCCTCTACCGCCAGGCTCAGCTCAGGGCCTGGAACGGGCAGCTCAACTGGCAGTCCGACACGATCGTGATGACCCAGCACACGGCCTCCTACGCGCCGAACCTGGACACTGATGCCTTCGTCAGCAACCTGACCAGCGAGGTCGCCACGGGGGCGGGATACACCCAGGGGGGCATCATCCTCAGCGGGAAGACTGCCCTCTACACCCCCGCCAACGCCTGGGGCCAGCAGTGGCAGCCGAATACTCCCTATGCCGTCGGCCAGGTCGTGCGCCCGCCAGTAGGCAACGGGCTGGTCTTCCGGTGCGTGGCAGGCGGCTCGTCGGCTGCCTTCCAGCCCTCCTGGCCCTCCCTGGGCCTGACCGTGACCGACGGGACCGCGACGTGGCAGGCCATCGCCGCCGGGGCCGTGCAGCTCAGCGCGCTGAACGCCCAGTGGCAGAGCTATAGCGGCACGCTTCGCTACCTGGTGGTATCTGACCGGACGCAGGGGATCGCCTCGGCCCAGCCGCTGATCGCCCTGGCCGATCTCGGTGTCAGCTCGACGGGCACGGGAGGCAATTTCAGCGTCAGCTTCGATCCTTCCGGCATCGTGGTGATCTGGTCGGCCTGATGGCGATAGCTCCCTCACCCGCTTCCCTGGCGCTCGGCACGGCGGTCACGCTGTACGGGACGCCGGGTTCTTTCGGCACCCTCGGGACAGCCGCCCAGAGTGCCAGCGGGCACAGCTTCACGGCCACGGGGATCCCGGGGTGGGGGTTCGCGCCGGGACTCCAGGTGTTCTATACCCGGGGCCTGCCAGACGGCCAGATCGCGATCTCCACGCTGCCCTTCACGAACAACGAGCTGCAGTCCACGTCCTCGACGGCCGAGCTTGCCGTCTTCCACCCGAACGCCCGGCACTTCTACCGCATCCGGGTTCACACCAGCGCGGGAGCCCTGAACGTCGTCACGCCCGGCAAGCGCTACGGATCGACGGACACCGGGTCCGGGGACATGGTGGTGGTAAACCAGGGAGGCGTCAAGAAGCTCCTGGCGACCCTGGAAGGGTATTACTTCAACTGGGACATCAGCCGTCATGGCCTTTACCCCGTGCTTGCTTTCTTCCAGAAGCTGGAAGACGGCAAATGGCATTATGATCTCGGCGCGTCGCTGAATTCCAACCAGTGGCAGGCGACTAATCCTGCGGCTTACTCGGTGATCGCGCCTTCCGGCCAGGTGACCGGGATGAAGGGCCAGTACTGGCCGACCCGGCAGGCCGGCCAGATGGCGGTCCTCCCCCAGTCGGGCCGGGTCGTCACGGGGCATTACTTCGGCACGGGGTCCTTCAAGAGCGGGGTCATCTCCGTCTCGGATTCCTCCGGCAACCTGCTGACCGCCTACCAGGTGCCGAATATCACCCCCGCCTCGGGGACCATCACCCTGGCGGCCGTCCGTGATGTCCAGGCCGATCCTTCCAGCGTCATCAACGACGAGCGCTTCGTCGTCATCTATGATGCCTTCGGGACCGGCGTCCAGATATGCTTCCAGGAATTTTCCTATGACGACGGCACCCAGGTCATTACCCCGATGTCCGTGCCCGTCTGCCCGGCGGATACCACCGCTAGCGGGCACCTGCACCCCGATTACTCTTTCTTCGCTCATGACGGAACGCTTTACATCGCGACGAGCAGCGGATTCAGCGCGGGGAACCTGCAGGTATTCATCAATCACCCGGGCACGGGGCGCAACCTGGTGTCCGGGTTCCCGGCCTCCGGTAACCCCTCCTGGGCCACTAACGGGGCGTGGCCGACGCCGTGCAAGCCCGACTACAGCCTCGGCTTCCCGGTGCAGCAGGGACTCGGCTTCCTCGACGGCCCCCTGGCCGAGGACCGCAAGACCGGCGCTGTCCTGGCAGCGGGAACCAGCGGCAAATTCAGCGCCGCCGTTCCCGACAGCACCTACCAGAACGCCCAGCCCAACCTGCTGACCTCTGTCATCTCCGGCCTGGAGACCCCGAACCTGCTGTCCAAGGACGACCAGATCTTCGCGTCCTCCCTGGGCACCTGGGTCGCGTTCCTGGCCCTGGTGAGCCGGGTGATCCCGCCGGTTGCCCCGCCCGCCGGCATCTTCGCGCTGAAAATGCTCCCGGCTTTCAGCACCGAGGCCGTGAACACCGGGAACTACGCGGTCAGCCCGAACACGAGCTACGAGATGGACGTGTGGTTCCTGGCAGGCTCGGCGAGCCGGACGTGCGAGGCCTGGGTCCAGTGGCAGACGGCCACGGGCACCGTCATCTCGAACACCGCCCATGCCACCGTGACGGATACCTCGGGCTCGTGGACTCAGGCCAAGGCCGTTGCCACCTCTCCTGCCAACGCGGCCGTGGCGGTCATCTTCGCCCAGGCGGACAGCCCCGGGTCAAACGAGGCCCACTACATCGCCAGCAACGGGTTCTTCTCCCTCAGTGCCCAGGTGGCCGGCTGGACCGGGTTCCTCACCACGGTGGCCATCACCTCGTCCGCCGCTCTCGACGGGTCCTTCTCCCTGGCCATCACGGCCCCGTTCAACAGCGAGGTCCTGGCGGCCTCCAGCCCGCTTGTCGCGGTGATCCCGGGCCGTGAGTACCTGGCGAAGGCCTCCTTCCTGGCGGCGGCCACCCCGCAGTCCTGCCAGGTTCAGATCGCCTGGTTCGACTCGGGCCAGAACCCCGTCTCCACGGTCCCCAGCACTCTTACCATCACCGATTCGACCTCCTCCTGGACGGAGAGCTGGTGCGGGTACCTGGCCCCGCAGAATGCCGCCTACGCCTGCGTAGTGCTTGCCCCGGCGACTACCTCGGCCGGGGAAACTCATTACGCCGACCGGATCAGCTTCACCTCCCAGGCGTACACCCCGCTGAGCACTCCGGCCGACTTCGGGGTCTCGGCGCTCAGGGCGAGCTACGGGGGGTCGGTCTTCGCAGTGGGGCGCCCCTCGGTGGTCAACCGGGTCATGTGGGTTCCCATCGCCCAGGGATTCAGCCCGGCTGAGCAGGCCGCCTACCTGGCGGGAGGGTACGTCCCGGCGGGCAAGCCCCAGTTCCTGGCTGCCCTGGACCTGGTTCAGCTCCTCTCCAACGGGGGGCTGGCCATCCCGCCCCTGGTCGTCACGGCATCCCCGGCCGCCGGGGCCGGGCTTGTCCCGCCCGGGAAGGCTGTGATGTGAACCCCTCCGACTTCATGAGAGCCCGCCTGCGGGCCGGGTCCCGGACGCGCCGTGGGCTCGTCTTCACGCCCCTGCCCGGTCCGGTGCCGGTCACCCAGGCCACCCCGCCCCCGGCCGGGAGCGGGGCAGCCGGGACTGCTCCCGGCACCGTCTTCGAGTCCGCTGCCCGGCCGCCGCTGCGCGTCTTCATCCTGGCGGGAAGCTCGGGCTCGCAGTTCACGATCGGCTCGGTCAACCTGGAGCCCGTCGTCGTCCTGGCCCCGGCCGCCTCAGGAGGGGCGTATGCCCCGGCCGTGATCAGCATCCCGGTACCGGTGCCCCCTCAGCCCGTCCTGCAGGCCTGGCAGCGCGATGTTCAGCACTGGGCCGTTCACCAGGAGCGGCAGCGGCACGCCCAGGCCCTGTGGCAGTACGGGGAGCTGGCCGTGTTCATCTTGATGTGGACCACTCTGGAGGAGAAGGCCGGCCTGGTCCAGAGGTGCCTGAGGTGCTTCCAGAACGCCGCCAGCACGCCGGATACGGTGCCGTTCTCCGTGGCTGATGTCGGCGGGTCGGCGACGCTGCGGGCATCTGAGGCCCGGATAGCGTCAGCCTACGGCGGCGGCAACCAGTACCGCTGCCCGGACTGCTTCGGCACGCAGTTCGAGGGCGGGTTCCGCGCCCTGATCGTGCGCCCGGCCGTCTTCACCGACCTGGACAAGAACCAGCAGAAGACCTCCCGGGGCGTCGTCAACACCGCTGCGGCGAACATCGAGAGCACCCCGGACTTCCGGGTCCGGGCCGGGGACTACTGCTTCCGCCAGGACGGCATGCGGTTCCGCCTCCGGGTCCCCCGCCGGACCACCCTGCGCACCGGCTTCGCGCTGCCTTACCAGCAGTCGGCCGCCATCGACTACAACCTGATGCAGGCCGACCTGGAGGACCCGACCTCGGTCGCCTACAGCATCCCGCCCTCCCCGGCCGCCGTCGCCGAGGCCCTGGGCAGCTACACGAGGCTGCCGGTGGACTTCTCGTGGTTCGAGATCATCCGCGCCCCGCTCATCACCGAGGACACCCCGACCGCTGCCAGCTCGGGGAACCTGCAGGCATCCGTCACTTATCCCCTGAGCGGAGCGTCATGAGCCTGCTGTGGACCCAGGTCACGTCCTCTTTCGAGGAGGCAGGGGAAGAGGCGAGAGAGCGCCGTCGTCAGCGGGCTGAGCACTGGCTCGATCATTCGGAGTACAGCGGAGGTACCTCTACCGGTATTCCGGCCCGCTGGGGACCCCAGGTCAGCAATTACAGCGTTCATCACATCATGGATACTCACGGATGGCCTAGGGATGAATCCGAGAGAGATCGTCACTGGCATCATCTTCCCACTGAGGCCGTTTCCCTTCGTCAGCCTATTTATACTCACCAGGGCCATGTGTATCCGGAAGAAGTTAAATACCGGATGAGGCAGACGCTGCATGATGAACCGGATGACATGGAATCAGGGCCTTCCAAATTTGTCCGGCACCAGGGAGATACATTTCTTCTCGATGGTCATCACCGGTTTGCCAGGAGCCGTCTGCTCGGGCAGAGCTTCATGGAGGGGAAGGTATTCGACACGAGCCGTCCGGAAGACTCCCCGGCTAATTGCCCGGATTGCCGTAACGAGGATGATGAGGATGACTGGTGACCGTTCTTGCGGGTGAGACCGCCGAGATGAAGATCTCGGCCAATCCCGACCGTCTCATCATGATAGTCTCCGGGATTTCAGGAGGGCGTGCGCACCGCCTGGCAAATAATGCCGTCAGGGAAGCCAGGCACCTCATGCCCAAGCTCACCGGGCAGGCGGCCAGCCGCCTTTACCCGTTGTACGGCAAGGACTATTTCGGGATCGGCTTCCAGGATTCCTACGTGTGGTTCCAGGAGAACGGGATTCAGCCGTTCACCATGTTCAGCCTGGCGGGCAAGACCATCCCCATGTGGGTGGACGACCCGGCGGGCGAGCTGCAGCAGAAGAACCCGAAAGCACAGACCCGGGTCACCCTGAGCGGCAAGCCGCAGATCCTGATCTTCCGCCGGGTCGCGAAGTCCGGCCAGCGCCGGACCGTGCGCAAGGTATCCAGGGTCTCCGGCGAGGTGAGAGAGTACACCGTGCCGATGAGCTACCCCGGGGCACCCGGGCACATCGGCAGCCCGCTCGGCCGCCGGGAGGCAGCACGGCCGTGGACCACCCCGGGCCGGACCCCGGGGGCCATTACCCAGGGCAATATCGGCGTCCGCTGGCGGCACCCCGGCCTGGCCCCCCGGAAGTTCCTGAACCACGCCATGACCCGGGCCGCCCAGCAGGGCGGCATCCTCCCGGTCCGCATCTACGCGGCCGACAAGTTCTGGAGGGCTCGCTTCTAGCCCGGAAGATATGTGAGCGGGTACCTGAGGGAGATCAAGACGACGGCCGTCGAGGCCATCAAGTCGGCGTTCATGATCACCTACCCGGAGACCGACCCGGCGGGCGGCTCCCAGCCCGTTTTCTGCTCCGTGGATTACCCCCAGGTGCCGACCGCCTACCCTGCCGTGTGGGTCAACTACGAGGCTGCCGAGCTGAAAATCGCGGGCATCGCCTACACCGAGTTCGACCTGTCCGGCAACCTGCTGACCCGCTGGCGGTTCACCGGCCACGTGTCCTTCACCATCGCTGCCCTCAACGTCAGCAACGAGTGCGACCTGATCTATGACCAGGTCATCGCCATGCTCGCCTTCGCCGCCCAGTCCGTTGCCCCCAGTCCGTTCCGGCAGTACGTCGAGGCCAACGACATGATCGCGACGAACTGGTCCTACGACACGATCGAGCCCCGGGGCGAGCAGGCCGCTCCGGGGACCCCCTGGGGATCTGACGACGTGATCTACGAGCGCGGCCTGGCCATCCAGGTTCTGGGTGAGTTCGTGACCGACCCGGCCGCCGTGGAGATGGTCAATCTGCGCGAGATCCAGGTGGTCGCCACCATCGAGGGATTCCCGGCCGCGAACTCGCTGATAACCACGCCGCCGCAGTTCCCCCCTGGCCTGCCCTCCGGCCTGTAGCTCCCTGGAAGGAGTGACCACCAGGGAGGCGTCTGCATGACCGTCACGACCTTCACGACGTACCAGGCTCCGGGCGTCTACGTCACGAACACCACGGTGCCCGTGATCACGAGCACGGGCGTGCCGCAGCAGGTGCTTGCCATCTGCGGGCCGGCCCTGGGATTCCGGTCGGCCGTCCAGTCCTTCCTGATCTCCTCCACCGTGCCCACCCAGCTCACCTTCGGCGGGGTGTTCACCACGGCGGTGACCGGCCCTCCGGCCATCGGCGCTCCCGTGGTGACCAACGTGGCCGGAACGATCCTGACCTCGGGGGTGGATTACTCCCTGACCGTGACCCCGGACCCGTCCGGCAACAGCGCCCTGGCGATCACCTCGGTGCTCCGGGTCAACACCAGCCCGAACGTCACCGAGGGGCAGCAGGTCACCGTCCGGTACAACTACGCGGACATCACCTACTACCAGCCGCAGGTTTTCACCGACTACCAGTCCGTGCTGAACGCCTATGGCAGCCCGTTCGTCTCCTCCATCCCGACGACGCCGAACGCTACCCAGGTCGCCAACCCGCTCAGCTACGCCGCCCAGGTCGCCTTCGCGAACCAGGCCAACACGATCTACACCGTGGCGCTCAACCCGGCTGACGGGAACCTCGAAGCCCAGTTCATCTCGGCTTACGCCAAGCTCGCCAACCTGGTCAGCGCGACCATCGTGGTGCCCGTTTTCAGTGACGACCTGACCCCCCCGAGCGGCACCGTCGCGGCCTTCGCCGGCAACCTGGCCAATGACCTGGCCCTGGCCTGCACCAACGCGAGCAACGCGGGCTATCCCCGCATCGGGTTCTTCGGCCTGCCGCGCAACTACTCCGAGAACGACGAGCCCATCCCGAACCTGTGCGCCCTGCTCTCCAGCCGGCGGCTGGTCCTGGCCTACCCGGAGATCGTGATCGGCTTCAACTCGATCACCAATGCGATCTTCAATGCCAGTGGCTGCTATCTCGCGGTCGCCCTGGGCGCGATCCTGTCCACCCTCCCGATCAGCACGGGCCTGACCCAGCAGACCTTGTCCGGTTTCGGCGGCCTCACCCAGCTTGAGATCACCAACATGACCCAGAGCTTCATGAACTCCCTGGCCAGCTCGGGCGCATGCATCGTCTTCCGGCGCTGGGACGGTGTCCTGGTGGTCCGCCAGGGCCTGACCACGGACATGGACACCCTGAACGACCGGGAGATCTCCATGGTCCGCCAGGGCGACATCCTCGCCCTCCTGGTGACCCAGGGCTTCACCTCCTCGGGCCTGATCGGGTCCCCGATCGCGACGACCTCGGTAGCCACCGTTCAGGCGGCCCTCACCTCGATCCTGGAGCAGGCCATCACCCAGGGGGTCATCTCGGACTACACGAACGTGACAGTCGTGCAGCAGGCCCCGCCGTCCGGCGATCCGACCATCTTGTCCTGCACCTTCGAATACATGCCGTTCATCCCGATGAACTACATCCAGGTGCAGTACTCGCTCAACCTCAACACCGGCACCGTGACGACGCAGTCTGCGCAGAATGCCCTGTCTCCCTGAGAGGGAATGAGAAATGGCTACTACCCAGGTCCGCGTAGTCGGCAGCGGCTACACGGTTCTCTCCTACAATCACCAGCCCATCGCATTCTGCGAGGGCTGGGAGGACTCGGGGCAGCGCGCATTCTCCGATATCGGGCAGCCCTATCAGTTCATCCAGCCGATCGGCGCGGAGCACCCCGTGGAGATTGCCACGTCCCGCGTCTTGGCCGGCGGCACGCTGATGCTCACCATCCGCGAGCTGTGGAACCAGCCGGTCTGGTGGCAGCTCGCGGGCCTGGCGGGTACCTGGAACATCGTGGATGTGTTCACGGCCCTCGCCGCCAACCCGAACTACGTCACGGCCTCGCTCATCATCAAGCCACCGGGCACCGCGAACACCCCGAGCCGGTGGAGGGGAAAGCTCTACCAGAACGTTCAGGTCGTCGATATCAATGACGGTGACACGATCACCGTCGGGGCGCTTGCCGTCACCAAGGGAATCACCGTCGCGTATACGCACTGGCTTCCGCTGAACAACAACAAGTTCTCCGGTAATAACTGACTTTCATTTCCTGTGATATGATCCGTGGATTACCTGGGTAATGTCACGGAGGAGGTAAATGCCGGTGGTCCAGGAAGTTGCCGTTACTCGTAAGGATGACCTTAATCCGGAGCTGGTGGCGGACTGTACCGTATTGTTCAGCTTTGACGGTGAGGATTACGAGATTGACCTCACCGAGCTGCATTACCGGGAGATGCGGGACCGGTTCTATGCCTACGTGACCGCCGGGCGCAAGCGCAAGCAGAAGGCCAGGAGGAAGCGGACCCCGGCGGCCGAGTCGGCTGCCATCCGGGCCTTTGCCCGGGATCAGGGGATACCGTGCGGAGAGCGCGGCCGGATCTCCGGTGCCGCACTGCGGGCCTGGGCTGCTCGCCAGTCGGGAGCCGCTCCTGCCCCCGGAAGTTAGGAAGGCAGCTTCCGCACGGAGGGATTCACCCCTTGACTACGCCAACCCCAGGGCCGACGCTCTCGCTGGCCACGGACAAGACCACTTACGACGTAGGCGACACCATCGTCGTGACCGCGACCTACAGCGACGGCTCGACCAGTGTCGTCTCGCTGACGGTCACCGCAACCGCAACCGACGCCTCGGGCCAGGCGGTGAGCGCTGACACCACGGTCAGCGTGAACCAGACGACCCAGGAGGTCATGGCCGTCACCGTCACCGACAGCTTCGGCGATACCTATGCCGAGCAGGATGGCAGCCCCATCGGCACCGCCGTCTTCACGGCCATGATCGGCACGCCCCCGGCGGCATGATCCTCGTCATCGACGCTACCGCTACCGACGCCGACGGCAATACCGCCTCGGCGTCGGTAGCGGTCAGCGTCACGGACCCGCCGGAGCTTGCGCCTGAGCCCGACCCGTTCCGCATCCAGGAGTCAATGGTCAGGTGGAGGACCCCGCTGTGAGCCATGTCAACGTCAAGGTGGATGTCTTCACCGAGGGCGACGCCGTCGTCTGCGTAGTCCGCCATGGCGGCCAGGAGGTAAGGCTGTCGTTCAGCCCGTCGGCCGGCCTGGACATCAAGGTGCCCGAGGACGAGAGCAAGGCTGCCCGTGACGACGGCTGAGGCCGAGTTCCCCGGAGCCACGACTCCCCTGGCCATGGGGGAGCCGATGACCTTCGGGGAGCAGCCCGCCGACTGGCGGGCTGACCTCAGCGGCCTGCTGATGATCGGCTACCTCAGCGGGACATTCGAGTGGGTCGGCCATCGCATCACGCTGAGGACCCTCACTACCGACGAGGAGCTGATCGTGGCCTCCCTCGTCAAGGAGTGGGACCCCACCATCGGCGCGGCCCGGGCCTATGCCACGGCCCTGGCTGCCCTGGCGGTGGTCAGCATCGACGACCAGCCGATGCCGATGCCGCTGGGCGATACCGGCGGGGCGATGCAGCAGGCGATCGAGCGGTTCCGCTATGCCCGCCGCTGGTACCCGACCACCATCGACATCATCTACAACCGCTACCTGGAGCTGGAGCTGCGCGCCCGGCAGGTGGTGGCCGAGCTGGGAAAAGACTCAGCCCCGAAGGATGCGACCCCTGGATCGAGCGCCAGCTTCGGCTCGCTGACCGCAGAGGGCTCCTCCGGGGGCGTTCCCTCTCCGTAGCCCAGGAAGCCGCCCTGGAGATCCTGTACTTCCTGGACGGCATGAAGGCGGCCCGCCAGGCGCAGGAGCCGGCCCGGCTCGCAGCCGTGCTCTCGGGCAAGATCGAGCTGGCTGACGCCTGGCCCGATTACTTCCGCAAGCCTGAGGAAGAGGCGTTCCCGGTTGCCGGCGCGGACATGACGGACTTCGAGTGGGAAGAGGCTACCCCGGGCTCAGTCCAGGAGGACCTGGCCGCCCTGATGAGCGCCAACGAGTACATCACGCTGCCGGAGGAGCCGGTGCCCCCTGGTCCCGGGGTGACCCCGGCGGGCGACCTGGAATGGATGTAGAGCCTGGAAGGGTAGGAGGAACGACATGACCATGCCGACGCCTCCGCGCCCGGACATGGATGTCAACCCGGACGCGGGGTTCCAGCTCGCCGAGGGATTCAGCGTCATGATCGACCGCCTCAGCTCCCTGGAGCGGACGATCGGCCGCCAGACCCAGATGCTGGAGCAGACGATCAACGCCTCGCTCCGCTACAACATGGGCGGCCAGCCCCAGATGCGGCAGAACGTCATCCAGCAGGTGGCCTCCCAGGGCGGCATGCCCGGGTACGCCAGCCTCACCCAGATGAGCCCTACAGGAGCGCTCACCTCGATGAGCAACCTGCAGACCTATGCCGCCCAGCGGATCGGCCAGTGGGTCGCCGGAGTCCCGCTCTACCAGCCTGCGGCTCCCTCGCCGGGCAGCGGCGGGACGCCGGCCGGGACCCCAACGAGCACCACCGGGACGAGCCAGCTCATGTCCCAGCTCGCACTGCTCATCCAGCAGGCTTCCGGCGCAGGCGGCGGCGGGGCCGGAGGCGGTACCGGCGGCGGCGGCATGAGCTACAACGCTGCCTATACCGCCCTGGGCGGAGCGCCGGCCACGCCTCCGGGAGGCGGCGGCGGCGGGACAACTCCCTCCGCGCCTCCCGGCGGTCCTATCCCCCCGCCGACCGGAGGTTACACCGGCCTCGCCGGGGTCCTGACGCAGCGCTACCCGAACCTGAACCCGGGAGTCCTGGCGGCGGTCCAGCAGTTCGGCGCACGGGTGGCCATGGGCAGCAGCCCGGGCGGTGGCGTCCTCGGCGCTCTCAAGAGCATCCCGGGCGTGGGGCTCCTCGCGGACATCGCGGGAGTCGGCGGCGGCGGCGTCCCCGGCTGGCTCCGCAATCAGCGCGAGGCGGCCCGGCCGTACCAGCAGATCGAGGGCGGCTCCAACCTCGAAGCCCAGGCGGAGCGGCTGCACGAGAAGCTCTACGAGACCTCCATGATGTGGAGCGCCATGACGCCCCAGGCGGCAGGTGAGTCGTTCGGCGATGTCACTGCCCTCGGCTTCGGCCGCCGGGACACCAGCCAGTCGGGCCAGATGCAGAACCGCCAGTCGGCGCTGGACTTCGTCTACCACAACTTCACCGCTAACGGGATGGACGTTAACCAGTCCACCTCCATCCTGCAGACTGCTGTCCAGAACTCGACCATTTCGCTTGACCAGCTTTCCGGGTCCATCACCTCCCTGAGCGACGTGGCCGGCCGGGCCGGGGATAATGCGAATAATGCGCGCCAGGCTTTCCAGAGCTATTTCCAGTCCGCATTGCAGCAGGGCGCTGGCCCGGGGGCCGTCGGCCTTGCGGGAGGGCTTGCCCAGATGCAGGCCTCTTACGGGAAGCAGTTCGCCGGGGCTAACTTCGGCGGGGAATTCTCTTACCAGCAGCAGATCATTACCTCTGGCCAGTACGGCATCACCCCGGCTCAGTACCAGTACCTCTCGCGCACGAACCCGAGTGCGGTCCTGACCATGCAGTCAGGCCAGAACATGTCGGTCATCCAGCAGATCATGACACCGCAGGAGCTGGCCGGCCTCAAGCAGATGATCGGCGCGGCGGGCGGTAACCTGACGCCTGACCTGGTGGACCAGATTGCCAACCAGTTCCTTAACGTCTACCAGGTCCCCGACAACATCAACCTGAACGTGTGGGCTTCCGTCATTTCCTCGCAGACCGGAGCGCCGGTCAATCCGCAGAATGTCATGCAGTGGATTGTCCACCAGGTCGGCGGCCAGAATGAGGCTCAGGCGGCGCGCAACCAGGGGGGCAGTGCCCAGCCCACCGGCATGGGTGGCTCTCCCACTGCCGCGACCGGTAAGTACGGACTGGCGACCGGGTCCGGGTGGCAGGCCACCCTCCGGGGCGCAGCCGGGGGGTCCCAGGCGGCGAGTGCCTACCTGTCGGAAGTGCGCAAGAGCAAGCAGCGGAGCCCGGTGCTGGAGGCCCTCCTGCAGAATGCCAGCAGCAGCGACCAGGTGCGCGTGCTGACCCGCAGCGGCCCCCGGGTGATGTCCCTCTCGGCGGCCATGAAGTTCTACCCTGACGAGCTGATGGCGGGCAACGTCGAGTTCTACGACTCCAAGGGCAAGGTTCTCGGCAACACCAGCGCCCTCACCCACGGGCTGGTGGACCCGTCGGTATCCACCTCGGCGGAGATGGGACAGAAGGCCGGCGCGAATCAGGGCCTGTCTTGGGCAAAGTGGGTCAAGCAGCACCCTGGATTCAGCGCGACGCCAGGGCACGGCCAGGCGGGCGGGGCCTCGTACATGGTGACCCTGTCCAGCGAGGCCAGGCAGCTCCTTAAGCTGCTCCCGGGCAGTTACGACACCTCGGCGGCGATGGGAACGATCCCCGCCAACGCCTGGGCGGCGCAGGCCAGCCGCTAGACATTACAACGAACCTTGTAGTACGGTGCTCCTGGCGGAATACGGGACAAGGCGTGACCCGCGTGTTACGTTTCCGTTTTACCGACGCCAGAGCGCCACCCCCGGGAGCCTGCCCCCAGACTCCCCTGCGCTCCGGGCGTACCTTCCAGGTCTGGAGCACTATGTCTTCCACCCTGCGGGCCAGGAGCCTTATCCTGGCTTTTTGCATGCTGGCTGCCGTACTCGTGTTCTTCTCCCCCTTCGGATCACCCGCCAGCGCCGGGCACCCTGCGCTAGCGGCCAACCTGGCAGGCGCTCGGCCTGCTGCCCCCGCTGCCCCCTCGCTGCGGCTCTCCTCTCGCGTTCCGGCCCGCCGGTTCACTCCTCCTGCTACTTCCGGTACCCCGGCTGCCGCGACCTACACCGTCCGGCCCGGCGACTCGCTCGCCTCGATCGCGGCGAGGCTCTACGGCCGGGCCGACGCCTGGACCCTCCTGTACCAGGCCAACCAGAAGCTGATCGCGAATCCTTCCGTGGTCGTGGCAGGATGGCAGCTTATCGTCCCGAGATTCACCGGGACCATCCCCGCCCCGCCGCAGATCTCTGCTCCCGCGCCCTCAGCGCCCGCAGCGCCCTCAGCCCCGGTGACAGCCCCGCCTCCGCCTTCCGGCGGCGGCAGCGGCGCTCCTGCCGGGAGCTTCGAGGCCTGCGTGATCGAGCACGAGTCCGGCGGGGTCCCCACGGCCTGGTACCCCGGCCACACGGACGGCTCGATGCCCCCGCCTTACGACTCGGTGGCCGAGGGGCTCTTCGGCTTCCTCCTGTCCACCTGGCAGGGCCTGGGCCTGGGATACCCCCAGGGAGCTTCCTACGCTCCCGTCAGCGTCCAGGACGAGGGATTCAGCAAGCTCTACGCCGAGGCCGGAACCTCCCCCTGGGACGGGGACGGCTGCGCGGGCGGCACGGCCAGCGTGACGAGGGCATTCCTCCTGGCTGACTACGCCCACCACCACCCGGACTTCAACCCCCCGCCCTCTCACGTGCCTGATAAGAGCATCGGGGCCTTCAACTGGGCCAAGGAGCACGAGAGCGGCTGCTGGTACGAGTGGGGCGGTACCGGTCCCTGCCAGGATGGCTACGACTGCTCGGGAGCCGTCATGATGGCCTACAAGGCCATGGGGATCAGCATGTACCGCACCGTGGCGGACATGGTCAAGCACAACCTGATCCAGATTCGCGAGAATCAGGCGCACCGGGGCGATGTCGTGGTCTGGGGTCCGTCCGGCAGCGAGTTTCACATGGAGTTCGTGGCCTATGCCCATGACGGGACGGTCCGGTACACCTTCGGCGCTCATGACCGGGGCACCCGGGTGGGCACCGTCCGCATCTGGGCTACCGCGTACCACCGGTTCTTCAAGGTCAGGGGAGCCGGCGGCTAGCGCTGGATGATCAAGGCCCAGGGAATCCCTGCGGCCCTGACCTGCTGGAAGCAGTCGCGAGTGCCCTTGTTCTTAGCCGTGGCCACAAGCCCGATGAGAGCATGATCGGCACTCGCGACTGCTGTTTCAAGCGGGGATTCCTCCTCCCCGACAAGCTCGCCGAGCGCCTGGCGCTCCAGCGCCCAGAGCCTCGCGATCGTCTCGCCGCCCTCCTTGCCGCTGTGGACCACGGTCAGGAGCCTGCCCGGCTCCTGCAGCCGGAAGAGCGCGCTGCGCATCATCGGCACGGAGGTGAACCGCCTGCTGGCCATGACCAGCAGCCGGAAGGCCTCAGCCTCCGAATCCATTGACCTGCGTCTCGGTCACGGATGCGTTCACCCGGTCGCCCCACCTGCGCAGCTCATGCTGGGCAATGGCAGTGCCCCCGAAGATCGCGGCGGCCTCGGCCACCCTCACCAGGCCCAGGGCCTCGGGACTCAGCGTGGCCTTCCAGGCCTGGTACTGGCGGTAATCACGGGCAGCCTCCCGGATCACCGCGATGATCGCGGCCGTGATCAGGGCCAGCAGCGGGATCCCGGCCAGGACTGCCCCGGCCGCGATGAGAGGAGCCCCGGCGGCTCCGTTGGAATTGCAGCCGCAGGGGTCATTCCGGAGGATGCCGGCGACTGCCAGTGCGACTCCGGTGATCACGGGAGCGCCGAGAACGGCGGGCCATCTTTTCATGGTAATCATCTCCTGTCCAGATTTTATCAAAGAAACCTGTAACCTGGCAAACCCCCTCCTCATCCCCGGAAGCAAGGGGAGGAGGTGCAATGGGCACGGCTACCTTGGGGTTCGCGGGCGGTCCTGCGATCACGTTCCGGATCGACCCCGAGCTGATCCAGTGGAACTGGCAGGTCCTGACCAACGTCGTGGAGACGATCGGCGGCCGGGTCGTCCAGGTCATCGGCGCGTACCTCGACGACCTCACCGTGTCCGGGTCCTTCGGCCAGGATCATTCGACTCCGCAGGGCGTCTCCTGGCTGCAGGCCGAGGCGTTCCTCAAGATGGTCACCGCGATCATGGAGTTCCAGTCGAAGGACTCCAACCAGCAGGACCTGATGCACCCCCCGGCGATCTTCACCTACCCGCCGAAGAACTGGCGCTTCCGCGTCTACGTCAAGGCCCTGACCGATGCCGATGGCGATGCCTCGATCATCATGACGGCGGGCAAGTTCAACCAGCGGTACGTGCTCAGCCTGTTCATCGTCCAGGATGCCTCCGATGCCCTGGTCCAGGCCGGCACCACCAACGGGGTATTCAGCCAGAAGGCGTATGACGCCATCGCCGCCTACATGGGCCGCATCAGCGCCGGGGTGGGCTGGCATTTCAGCCAGTACAACGGGTCAGCGGCCGGCCCCTCCGACCTCAAGCTCCTCAAGCCGGTGGGCGTCGAGACGGGACCGCCGAGCGGCCTGCCCGGCTCAGGCGGCCCGGTTAACGGAGGCGGCCCTGGCAGCGGCGGTGGCTCTGGTGGCTCCGGCGGCGGGGGAGGCGGCGGAGGATCCGGGGGGGGGGGCGGGGGTTCGCTCTGGGCGGTAGTGACCTCTGGTGTCTCAGAGGGAATCCTGAGCATTCAGTCCTACAGCAATGACGCCCTTCCCAATAACGCGATACAGGCCTCTTTCAAGACCGAGGCTGCGGCCAACCTCTGGTTTGCCGCTAATTCCCAGGGCACCTCATATATCACCCAGGTTGAGCATCAGGTGCCCAGCCAGCCTACCTATTCATCAGTGAGCGCTCCGTCCCTGGCGCAGGCGCAGCAAGAAGCTCAGCTCACCGGGTTCCAGGTTTATGCCGGACCGCTGTCCCAGTCTTTCGTTACCACTTTCCTTAACCGGTCTTTCTGAAAGGCGGTAAATCTTGACCACTCAGAGGCCGGTATGGGGAGCGGACTGCCCCGTGTCAATGCCCGTCCCGAGCGGCGAGGACGTTCAGGTCCCCATGTTCGGGTTTGCCATGACCCAGTTCCGGCTCGTGCACGACATCACGGCAAACGAGTACGAGGAGCTGGGCGTGCCGGTGTATGCCCCCTCCACCGGCAGCGTCACCGTGGTGGCCGATGACGCCCGGATCGACAATGCAGCGCCGCCCCGGGGGACTCCATGAGGATGGGCCTGAACTGCACGCTGAGCTACCAGCGCGGCGGGGTCGTGCGCACTTACCGGGTCCGGGCCGGGGACATCTCCCACGGCGTCCAGATGGTCTCCTCGGAGTCAGTGGCGCGGACCCAGCGAGCCTATTACCCGCACCGGGCAGCCGAGCAGGAGTTCAGCGTCCAGGTGCTGCTCAAGAACTGGGATGAGCGCCGCCATTTCACCGAATGGCTGGCCAACTACGCCACTTACGCGCTGGACCCTGACCTGGTGCAGTACCCGTTCCCCTGGATGACGGTGAGCATCCCGGTGCGCCAGTTCAGCAAGCTCGGGGTGCCGCTGCAGGGCTACTACTGGGGAGCCCACGTCGGCCAGATGATGTTCTCCCCGCAGGTCATCTTCGAGGCGGCAACCTCCCCGGGCCAGAACAACCAGCCGGCAGTCAGCTCGGTGATCAACAAGTGGGCGGCTTTCCAGTCTGATGCCGCCATTCAGTACTTCTACCCGATCGGCACTCAGCTATCTGGTAATCAGGTTCCCAGGGATTACTCGAAGATCGTGTACCCGGGAGACCCGAGCGAGTTCAATAACCCCTCCTCCCCGCCTGCTCCGCCTCTTGGCGGAAAAGGCCCGCAGCCGGGACCCTGATCAAATGTCGGTATTCCTTTACGCGCCGGGAATCAAGGTCTACATATCCACGCAGGATAACGGTATCCTGGATATCAGCGAGGACCTTACCCAGGGCAACCTGTCGCGCCGCAGCGACGGTATTTCCACGTTCTCGTTCTCCCTGCAGAACGCCCGGCGCAAGTACGACGGCGTCTTTACCCCCAACGACCGCATCATCGTCATGATGAAGCGGCTGACCTGGCTGCGCGTTTTCACCGGCTACCTGAACGCGGTGCCCCTGGTGACCGCGTGGCCCCAGGTGGTCCAGCTCACGGCCTCCTGCAGCCTCAAGAGGCTCCAGTACTGGTTCTGGGACCCGGGCACCGAGGCGGCGACTTCTCTCGTCAACACGGCTCTCACGGCCGTCAAGAACCCCGATGACGGCGGTGTCTCCAACGCCGTGCTGTCCATCATGAACAACGTCGTCGGCTGGCCCCCGACCAAGGTGCACATCGCGGGCATCCCGCAGAGCTGGTTCAAGTGGGCTTACAAGATCGCCAAGGACGTGAACACCGACCTCGAAGAGGCGGACGCCCTGGCCCAGCAGTTCTACGCGGTCCTGTCCGGCAACGGCACCGTCGGCGGCAAGCTCGGCGGCGGCACGGTGGCGAGCAATGCCCTCAAGGCCGGCACCTACGGAGGGCAGGCCCTGTCCACGGATGAGACCGGCAACGCGGTCCTGATCTACAACACGGCCATGAGCATGGGCCTCACGGCGCAGGACGCGGTGATCGGCATCGAGTGCGCCATGGGCGAGTCGCATCTCACCAACATCCAGACGCCGAACAGCGCCCAGGCCTACGGCCTGTTCCAGCAGCGCCCGTCCCAGGGATGGGGAACAGTCGCCCAGGTCACTAACGCCCAGTACGCGACCCGCAAGTTCTTCTCCGTCGAGCAGACGGTGCCCAACCGGCTTACCCAGGACCCGGGCCAGGTCGTCGTCACGGTGCAGCGCCCGGGTGTCGGCCCGGATTACTACGACCAGTTCAAGGAGATGGCGACCCAGATCGTCAATATCCTGGTCAAGGGGCAAGGGGGAACCTCCCTCGGCAATTCCCCGGCTTTCGGCCAGCTTTCCAGTAACTGGAAGTCCGGAAAAGCCAGTGGCACGGCCATCCTGCAGACGGCCGAGAACCTGGTCTCGTCCGATCCGAGCATCCCCTATCAGCTCGGCAGTGACTCGCCGCCGAATGACCCGAATCCGTCCGTCCTTGACTGCAGCTCCTTCGTCCAGTGGGTGATCTTCCACACCTTCGGCAACCTGAACGGCTGCCCGCGCACCGCGTCAGCGCAGGCCGGCTGGTGCAAGGCCCGGGGCAAGATGATCACCGCGAAGCAGGGGATGAATACCCCCGGGGCGCTCATGTACCACTCCGGCAACGGCAGCATCAACGGGGTCGGCCATACGGAGATCAGCGTCGGGGACGGGCAGAACACGATCGGCGCTCACCAGCAGGGAACGTTCGCGGGCGAAGGGACGAGCGCCGGGTACTGGACCTTCGCCGGGCTGGCCCCCAACACGGATTACTCGGGTACCGCCGGCGGTACCCCGAGTGGCGGCGTCGGCACGCTGGACGCAGGCGGCCTGCAGCTCACTACTTCCAACTCACAGCCCTGGTTTAACCCGTCGGACCCATTCGAGAAGCTCTTCGGTGCCTCTCCCTGGGTGCCTCAGGTGGATACCGTTGACATGGCTACTTCCGCTGCCCTCACCGGGGTCAGGGCATTGCTGAATGACCAGCCGCTGCTCCCCTATCTTAAGAACCTGCTTAATTCCACCATGAGGAGTTTCAGCTCGGCTCCCAACGGTGACTTCATCGCCTGGTTCCCGGACTATTACGGAGTCTGGGGAACGGCGGCCATCATGCGGATCGAGCCGATCGAGCTGCAGGATTTCACGGTCTACTGGGATGACACGAACTTCGTCACGCACCAGTACACGGTGGCCCCCTACTCAAACCAGGCGCTTAACCTGCAGACGGCCACCATCGATAATGTCGGACCCCTGAACGCGGTGACCACCAGCGGAGTCGCGACTATCGATATCCCGGCGATCATGTACTCCCTTTTCGGCCTGGAGCCCACGAAGCAGCAGGCGCAGAAATTCATCAGCTACGTGTACAACCGGTTCGGTGCCCGGCCTGATTTCCAGCAGCTCCCCGGGGTAGTCGGCCCTCAGGGGGAGTTTTTCAGTGCCCTGTTCCTCTTCCAGCGCCAGTGGGCCTATCAGTACAACGCCGACGTGCCGATGACGTTCATGCCGGAACTGTGGCCCGGAATGCTTATCCAAGTCCCGGCCTTCGGGTTCCAGGCTTACTGCACCACGGTGACGCATTCCTTCCAGATGGGCCAGGGGGGATTCTTCAATACCACGGTGAACATAGCGGCCCCCGCCCGGCTCCCCGGAAGTGACGGGGACTCCAACGGCCGCCTGATCGGGCTTCCCCTCGCAGGCGGCCTCGGCAGCGCCCCGAATATCGGCCCTACTCCCGGAGGCTGACGTGGGAGCACCGCGCCCGAGCATCAACCCGCTGACTCATTCGGTAGGGGTCAGCACGCGCCTGGTGACGGTCATGGACGTGACCAGCGACACGGCTGTCTGCGTGGACCGCCAGGGCAACGAGGTCCGGGTGCCCCTGCTGATCCAGCGGTCCAAGGGGCAGCTCCCGTCTGTCGGCGAGAACTGGCTCGTCAGCCAGGACTTCGGGACCTGGGCATTCCAGGCTTTCATCGGGAACAGCACGAGCGATTTCCCGACGGGTCAGATATCCAACGGGGCCACGCTTTCCCTGGCTCCTCCTAATGCCCCCTCGATGGGTGATATCTGGATTAACAGCGCCACCGGGATATGGGGCGTGTGGAACGGGACCCAGTGGGTGCCCACCACTGCCGCCGGGGGAGCGGTGATTTCCCCGACTGCCCCGCAGAATCCCAGCGTCGGCCTGCTCTGGTGTGATTCGAGTAACGGCAACATCATCAATATCTGGGATGGCACCCAGTGGGACCAGGCCCCGGTGGGAAGTAACGCCATAGTCGAAGGTGCCATTGTCGCCGGGCTCGTGGCGGCCGGGGCAATAGACGGCACCGTCATTAACGGCGCGATCATCAACGGCGGCCAGATCAGCGGGGCTGACTTCGTCACGAGCGGGACGACCGGGGCCTATTTCATTTACACTTCCGGCGGCAGTATCGTGCAGACGTTCAAGGCCGGGGGGTCGGGGACCTGGGTATGCCCGGCCGGGGTTACCTCGGTTCAGGTGGAGTCCGTCGGCGCAGGCGGCGGCGGCGGCGCGGGGGCAGATGCCGGGGGCGGGGGCGGAGGCGAGTACTCGGCTCAGGTCATTGCCGTCACCCCGGCCGGATCGTATCCCTACACGGTCGGCCCGGGCGGCCCGGCGGGCTCAGCCGGCACGGCCTCGCTCTTCACCGGGGACGCAGCCACGGTTCAGGGACACGGCGGCCAGGCGGGAACCCCCACGGCGGCGGGGCTGGGCGGCACCGGAAGCTCGAACACCACCAAGTTCAAGGGAGGGCAGGGCTTCCTCCCGTCGGCCGGGTCCAAGGTCGTCACGCTCTTTGACGACTCCGGCACCTTCAACTGGACGGCCCCGGCCGGGATTACCAGCGTCCTGGTGGAATGCTGGGGCGCAGGCGGGGGAGGCACCCGGGGATCCGGTACCGGGGCTGACATCGGAGGGTACGGAGGGGGCGGCGGAGCCTATGCCAGGCTCAATGCGCTGACTGTCATCCCCGGGCATTCCTATGCCCTGACCGTCGGGCTGGGAGGCCAGGCCGGAACGTCTTCCGGCGCGGCCAAGAACGGGGCTGCCAGCACCTTCGGGACGAATTCCTGCGTGGCAGCGGGGGGCAAGGCCTCAGCCGGGGCCATCGCCCAGGGCGGCCAGATCAGCGCGAGCAAGGGAGATGTCCTTCACTCAGGCGGCAGCGGAGGCTCCCCCGGAGCTACCGGGGGCTCTGGCGGCGGCGGCTCTGGCGGGACGACCACCGGAGGGAACAACGGCGGGACCTCCTCCACCACCGACGGCGGCCCGGGCGGGGCTGCCCGCCAGGGTGGCGGGGCAGGCGGCGACGGCGGTGCCCTCGGCAGCCACGGAAGCCCGGGCCAGGTTCCGGGCGGCGGCGGCGGCGGCGGCGGGGGAGGCGGCTTCGGCGGTGGCGCGGGTGCTTCCGGCCAGGTCCAGCTCACTTATACCCTCAGCCTCGGCGGAGGCGGCGGGGCTTCGGGCGGAGCTGCTGCTGCGGGCCGCTCGGCTACGGGCCAGCAGGGTGCCCTGGCGGTGTCGGGGGGAGGCCCGGGCGGCAACGGCGGAAGCGCCGGACCAGGATCGGCTCCGTCCATCGGCCCGGGCGGCGGAGGCGGCGGCGGTTCCTCGGGCTCACCCGGCGGGGCCGGGTCGGACGGCCAGGTCCGGCTCACCTACCTGAGCGGCACCCCGGTGCTGTCCGGGTCCATCGCGGGAGCGTCAGGAAATGATCCTTTCGCCGGGACGGCTTATCCCGAGGGCGCTAAATTTGACAATGTCCAGGCCGTAAGCACATTCAAGGTCGGGGCCAGCGTGATTTCGCTTTCCCCCTCGGGCGACTCGTCCGGGGCGGACGACTCGGCTGCGATAGCCGCCGTGGCCGGGGCTAACGTGCGGCTTTTCCTGCTTCCGGGGGCCTGGAACCTTAACGCAGGGCTCCCACTTTCCACGGGAATGTCCGTTCTCGGGGCGGGCGGAGGCTCAACGGTGATTCACCAGAGAGGGACCGCCGTGCCCGGGATGGTGGGAACCGACGTAGCGAGCATTCTCCTGGAGGGATTCGATCTAATCGGCCCCTCCTCGGGTTCGCAGCACGGGATAAGCTTCATCAAGTCCTCGGCAAGCAACATCCCCTTCACGAGTATCCGGGATGTTCGCGTAAGTCATTTCGGGGCTGATGGCGTTAATATCCAGACTCCCATTTCGACCGGGTTCGATAACGTCAACAGCTTCCTCAACGGAGGAAACGGGTTTACCGTCTCGGATGTTTCTGCCTGCACGAGCTGTGATTTCCGTAACTGTTACGCTAATGCTAATACAAGTAATGGTTACTCTCTCACTAACCTCCAGTACTCAAGCCTGACCGGATGCGCTTGCGATAGTAATGCTAACGGTTATGTCCTGACGGGATGCCACGGAGTCGTGCTCTCGGGCTGCGGGGCAGAAAACACCGTGGCAGACAGCTATATCATTACCGGCTCGAAGGCCTGCAATATTTTCGGGGCCGTGGTATTCGGGAACAATCATTACGGAATTCACGTCACCGGCAGCTCGAAGAGGATCACGATCGGCGGGGCCGAGGAGATAAGCCCGGGCAGCGCAACCAACTTCATCATCACCGATTCCGGCACGACCGGCGTCATCTGGGGGGCCGTCCCGGTTACGGCGGACAGTATCGGGGGGACCTGGACCAACGTGGACGGGAGCGCCTGACGGCTGGTGAACCTTCCCCTGGTCCCCGGAAGTACGGAGGGGAGGCAGCGTGAAGGACCTGCAGCTAGTCGGAGGAGACCTCCGCCCGGCCGGGCGCGGCTTCGCCACGGTGGATGGCGGGGACTACATCCGGCAGCGGATCGGCATGGCCCTGGCCGAGCCCTACGGCAGCGACCCGTATCACACGACCTGGGGCTCGGTGCTCGACTCCTACAAGGGGCAGCCTCAGCTCCCGGGCACCCCGGCCCTGGTCAGCTCGGAGGTGTCGCGGGTGATCCAGCAGGTCATCGACGCCCAGCAGCAGCAGATGAAGAACTACGTCCTCACCGGGGCTCGCAGCCAGTTCTCGGCCGCCGATGTCATCGCGTCAGTGGACAGCGTGAATGCGATGACATCGCCCAACCCGGAGATCATGCAGGTGTCGGTGGCGCTCACGACCTCATCCGGCTCCCAGGTCATCATCACCAGGACAGTGACCGGTGGCTAGCCAGCAGGACATCAGCGCCCAGATCATCAGCGCCCTGGGCGTGTCCGAGCCTGATCTCGACACCTCCGTGGGCAGCGTTACCCGGAAGATCATCGACGCCGTGGCCTCGGCCATCTCCGATGTCAGCTCCGATACCCAGCTACTGACCTACCAGTACGATGTCAACGCCCAGACCGGGTCCGCCCTGGATGCTTTCGTCCAGCTCTTCGGCATGAGCCGGTTCCCGGCCGCCCGGGCTACCGCCGTGATCACCTTCACCCGGGGCACTGCTTCCGATGTCGTCTCGGTGCCCATCGCCACCCAGGTGGCGACCTCGGACGGGACAGTCGTCTTCCAGACCCTCTCGGCCGGGATCCTCAGCTCGGGTGCGCTCTCGGTGTCCGTGCCCGCCCAGGCCGTCCAGGCCGGCCCGCAGGGGAATGTGGCCGCCGCGTCGCTGACCAGCCTGCTCAACCCGGTCGCGGAGGTCACCGGGGTGCTCAACGCCAGCGCGGCTTCCGGGGGCACCAACCAGGAGACCGACGCGCAGCTCCGCACGCGGTGGAAGACCACGGCCTTCAAGAGCATGGCGGGGACCAGCTCCATGTTCCTGGGGCTCGCGCTGAACAATGTCAACTGCACGGCCGCCAACGCGATCGGGGCCTCCACCCGGCGTACCGAGCAGCTCCAGATTTCCGGCGGCCAGGCCATCTCCACCGTGACGGACGCCCAGTTCATCTACCCGTCGGGCCAGGTCGTGGGCCACGACATCGACAACGGCGACGTGGCCGTGCCCGGGGTCCAGTACACCTGGAACTACGCGGTGAACCCGCCTCAGGTCCAGGTCATCGATCACACGTACTTTCCTGAGGGTCAGCTCATCGACCTGTCCTTCGTCTACATGGACGAGGCGAGCCGCAACAGCAACGCGCTCGGGATCTACAACCGCACGGATGTCTACTGCGCCGGCACCGACGCGACGGCTGCCGCCCAGTCCGTGGCATTCCAGCCGCTGATCGCCTTTTCCTCCACGCCGTCGAGCAATTACTATGCCGGGAGCTTCATCCGGCCCGACAGCACCATCCCGGCCGCCGGCAACATCTTCATCCCGCTGGCCTTCGGCCCGGTCCTCACGGTGCCCGCCATCCTCATCGTGGGCGGCATTGCCTACGGCCTGGCCACGCCCCAGAACCCCATCGGGACTTCCTCGGCAGGAGTGAGCTACGCCTACCAGATAGTCCACCGGACGGGGGCCTTCGGCTGGAGCCCCTATTCTGACTTCGGGCTGGAATGGGCAGCTAACTTCCAGCCGGTCGTCAACTCGGTCATCGTCGTGGGAGCGGGATACACGTACAATGCCGTTCCCCGCCAGATCCAGCAGGACGTGGAGAACTGGAAGCTGGCTGGGACCGATGTCCTGGCGCATCAGGGAATCACGCAGTTCCTGCAGTTCTCGCTGGCCATCATTTACGACACGTCGGTCACCATCTCGGTAACGCAGCAGTCGGTGAACACGGCTCTCGCCAATTACCTGAGCACCCTGGGATTCAACGCCACCCTTTACGCGAGCACGGTGCTGAATATCGTCGAGGGCACCCCGGGGGTCATTGCGGCCCGGTTCCTGACCGGAGATGACTACGGAGGCTGGAATCCCGCTTCCCCGAACAGCTCCAATGTCGGGATCCAGCAGGTCGTGAACGGGGCGGTGGTCAATTCCTACGTGAACAGAGAGGGAGAGCCGCTCAGCGTCTTCTTCGGGGATGACACCTTTCCCTCGTTCGGCGGCACCGTCCTGGCGACCAAGGCCGTCAACACCTTCGGGGGATTCTCCTGATGCCCGCCATCATCAGCGACAGCTCCCTGAGCCCCGGGATCATCAACCAGGACCAGAGCCTCTTCGACTACCCGGACACCCCGCAGCCGTCGATCCTCAACTTCCAGGCCAGCGCCACCCAGCCGCTGCCCGGCGGCACGGCCGTGGCCACCAACCTGCTGAGCCCCGACCTGGTCCTGGCGCAGCGGCTTGTTAACTTCCCGTCCGAGGTCTTCGACCTGTCGCCCGGCTCCGCGATCATCCATTTCATGCAGGCGATGCTCGGGGATTCCGGGGTCGGCCAGCTCCGCAAGCGGCAGCTCCTGGCGAGGCTCCAGGGCGCGGTCACGAGCACGAACTTCTACGACCTGGACAGCTTCTACGGTGCGCTGTTCGGGGCGCTCCGTGGCCCTGACGGCTCCCTGCCGGCCAATCCGGCGACTGGCACCACAGTCAGCCCGTACAGCGACCTCGCCAGCCCGGACGCCTGGGACGATATCTACTCGATCGACGCGACCTTCCGGGAGCGCATCATTGCGCTCGCCTCTGCCATCGCAATGGGAGGCACTGTCCCCGGCCTCCAGGCGGTCGCCGAGGCCCTCACCGGAGTCCCGTGCTCTGTCATCGAGGTCTGGAAGCTGATCGACTCACAGGGCTCCCAGACTGCCCCGAGCGTGCTCTGGAGCCAGCTCCAGGCGCAGTACCACAACTGGGGTCAGCTCGGGGGCTCAGGGCAGACCTGGCAGCAGGTTGAGGGCATCCTCATTTACGGCGGCATGGGCATCAACGCCCGCAACGAGGTGATGATCCAGCCGCGCACCCAGTACGGCACCGACGTGGCCAGCCTGCGCCAGCAGGCGGCGGATCAGTTCGGCGTGCTCCGGGTCGAGGAGGTGCTCAAGCCCGCGTTCAGCCTCGTCTCGGTGAATTACGCGCCTGCCCTGGTCAACATTCCCACCAGCATCCACTCGGTCTGGGCGGACAGCGATTACTGGGAGATCGTCACTCACGTCACCCCGGCGTCGGCCCAGGACCCGGCCTATGCCCCCGCACTGGCGAGCTACCAGAGTGGCGGGACTCTCGCCGGGGCCACTTTCGCCCAGCCCGTGCCGCCCTTCTCGCAGAGCCAGGGCACGCAGTACAGCTACGTCTCTGATGTCACTACTGCCTGGGCGCAGGCCGGCCCGCTCGATAATCCCACGGACCTCAGGGACTTCGAGACCGTCGCCTTCCCGTCCGGGCCGGATATCCAGTACCTGCCCGCCAAGGCCGTCATGCAGCCGGACAAGGCCGCCAGCGCCCGCACGGCCTCCGCCGTGGCCGTCAAGGCAGCTCCCTACAGCGGCCCCCGAGTGATGGTCCCGGGGACATCATGACGATCCAGGTTCCCGAGGTCACGCCGGCCTCCGTCCTCCCGGGGCAGATCGGCACCACGCCGCTGTCTACGGTCTACATCGAGGGCATCCCGTCCGACCTGGCCGCTCCCGCGTCCCAGGTGAGCACCCAGGCGGACAGCCAGCGGTTCTGGTCCTCGCAGCCCCGCATGCCGGGTGACCCCAGCCCGGACAGCCTGGTGATCTCCCTGTCCCGGCAGCGCCTGGTCAACTACATCACGATGGACCTGGCGCACTTCCCCCACACCATGTCGGTGTCCTGGTGGGACGGGTTGGCATGGCAGCCGGCGCTCAGCGCGGCCGGGAGTTCCCCTCTCACCTACGCCATCACCGGGAGCATCCCCTCGGCCGTCAACAATGCGGCGGCCCTCCAGGCCGGGCTCAACCCGTACCACTTCGGGGCCGGGCACTGGGTGCACCAGGACGACATGATCCAGCCTGTCACCACCGACCGGCTGCTTCTTCAGGCTGTCCGGGGCACGCTCTCCCAGGGCCCGTACCCCTACACGACTCCCGGGATCCTCGCCGCGTACCCGGTCGGCGTCCGGAACCTGGACTTCGGCTACCGCGTCCGCTCCGTCGGCGACGTGCCCTGGACCCCGCGCTCGGCGGACGCGCTGACCGAGCGCGAACCGTTCACCACTAGCGTTGATGTCCACGGCAGCCCCGTCACCGTCAGCCTGCGCGAGAACCGGGCCAGCAACCTCCTGCAGGGCAAGCCGTGGAAGTGCGCGCCCCAGGTCCGCCGGGACGCGGTCGTCGGCCTCTACGTGGACTCGCGGGCCAGCTCGGGCGCGGCCCAGGTCATCGACCGCTTCTACGTCAACCCGGTCACCAGCGGGGTCAGGTTCAACCTGTACTACTCCCCGGATCCTCCGCCCCCCGGAGCTTCCTTCCAGGCCGTGGACACTCCCCTGGTCTTCCCCGCCGTCGCGGCCGGCGGAGTCCAGCTCCCGTCAGCGGACGGCAACGGGATCCTGTTCCCGGCCGCCGGAGGCTGGGTCCAGGTGGCCAACCAGGCGATCGGGGCCACGTCATCCCAGCCGTGGTGGGGGGCAGGGGAGTTCGTCCCGCAGTTCGGGTCCGGGGACCTGAGCAACCACATGATCCTGGACGCGGGGCTGGTCAAGTTCTACTACTCGCTCGCTGACGCGTTCGTGCTCACCGTGAACGATGCGGTGGTGGGGTCCTGGAACGCGGCCTTCTCGCCTGGCACCGCGATGCAGTTCGCGGTCGGCTACGACGGGTCCCGGATCTTCGGCTGGATGCCCGGCGGGGCCATGTACATGGCCCATACGGGGGCCTCCCTGGCCAACGCCATCACGGCGCTGAGATTCGGGGACGTGCAGGCCGGAACCAGCGAGCCGGGCAACTACCGGCTGACCGCGCTGACGGTCAAGCAGGAGCAGGTGGACCTCTCCGCCGGGGTCCCGGCCGAGTTCACCGCCTTCGCCCGCGATCCCGGGACATTCACGGCCCCGGCCGGGGGCACCGGTCCTACCACCCTGAACGCCATCACCCGGTTCAGCCCCTCGTTCATCCTCGGCGAGCCCGGCACCGGGATCAACCCCTACGGGTTCGTCGGCGGCCCGGGAAGCTCCTACGAGGCGTGCACGTGGATCCCGGTCATGCGCGACTTTCGCCTGGCCCGGGGCTTCGTCGAGTTCAGCCCGGTGCTGGCATCGGTCTTCAAGTTCGAGTTCACCCACCTGCAGCCGCAGCACTACGACTTCCTCGGCAGCTACCCCCAGACCATCAGGCGGCTGCCCCAGCTCCCCCTCGGCCAGCAGCCCCGCCCGCGCCATCCCGGGAACGACTCCCCGGCCGTGGACAACGGCCTCGTGGTCAACCAGGGGATAGCCGCCACCGTCGCGTTCCAGGACACCCCCACCCCGACTCCCGACCCGGCCCCGGGCAGCACGCTGCCCACCGAGGCGCTGTATGCCACTGACCCGGTAGCCGCCTCGGCACTGGCCCAGCAGGCCGGGAGCATGTACAACTTCCAGCCCTGGCAGCCGGAAACCACGGTGAGCCGCATACCTACCGCCCAGGTGCATTCTTACGAAGAGGCGGTAATCCCGCAGCTCTCCCGGGTGGCTTACTTTGTTTCCGTCTCTTCCCTGGGCATGTACCGAGCGGAATTCACGGCCCAGGATGATACCGAGGAATACGTCGATAACTTTGACGATACTCATAACATCAGCCAGTCATCCCTGGCTTCCTTCGTTCCGGGGATAGTGCCCTGGTCCTGGTCGCAGGGAATGCTCTCCTCTCCCGGGGCATTCCCCGCGCTCGCGTCATTCGCCCGCGTCAACAGCAACGTTTTCAGCTCCGGGAGCCCGGTGCGCGGAATTCAGTTCGCCACCACCGAGTCCGAGCCAGTCCAGCTCCTGCCGGACCCGTCCTTCTCCGATCCTGCCCTGGGGACGTGGACGAACGCGGGCGACTCCCCTCCGCTGGTAATCGCCAACATCAACTCCCAGCTCGGAAACATGATCCAGGTCACCCGGGTCCCCGGCACCTACGGCTGGTCAGCCCTGGAGCAGCTTTACCCCATCTGGTCAGCCCTCCAGAGCGCGCTCCCCACCTGGGGGGCGCTGCAGGCCAACAACAGCACGTCGGCGTTCGGCGGGTTCGCCTATGACGGTCCTCCCGTGGTGACGACCCGCGCCGGCCGGGTCTACGCGGCGGCCCGGGTTTTCGCGACCCAGGCCCTGAATGCCCCCCTCGCCCTGCAGATCCTGGACGGGGCCACCGGGGTGGTGGTGGCGGAGTCGGACCAGCCAGTCCAGGGCGGCATAGTCACCGAGTGGTATGTCGGGTACACGATCGGCTCCGTCGTCATCACGAGCCCGCCGTGGAGCACCGTCCAGGCCTCGCATGCCACCTGGGCCGGGTTCGCCGGCACCACCTGGGGCCAGGCGGACACCACGAACCCGGCGCTCGGCGGGACGCTCAGCGCCCGGGTCATCCAGAAGGGGGCCACCAGCGACACGTGGTACGCCGATGACCTCAGCATCTTCGAGAACTCGATCATCTGGGAGTTCAGCAGCGACGCCGGGGCCTCCTGGTGGCCGGCTTACGAGATCCGGAACAACCCCTCGGGCGTCATGATCTTCCCGCCGCCCGCGAAGGGGACCGGTAACCAGCTCATGTGGCGCGTCTCCGGCTACAGGCCGAATCTCGCCGTCTCGTCACTGGCCATACGCCCCTGGTACAGCATGCACCCGATGGGCACCCCGCCCCGCTCGATGGGAGTCGGCCACGGCCCCAACGCCGTCCCGGCCGATCAGTACGGTCCCGTCGAGGATGACCCCCGCTGGCAGGCCTGGGATCTTCCCGTCCCGCAGGAATGGTTCTTCATCCAGAAGCAGATCCTCGGACTGGGCAGCACTACCTTCGTGCCCCCTCAGCTTCCTTCCGCGCCTGCGCCGCCCGATGTCAACCTCGCCTTCGGCGTGATCTCCATCGTGCCCCCGGCCGTGACCCCGGCGGAGCCCTCAACCTACGAGGACACCTACCCGGACGCCTACGAGGACTTCTACGGGCTGGCCGACGGGAGCGACTTCTACACTGACGCCTACTCCGACCTGTACGACTACAGCTCGGCCAACATCACCGGCACCCAGTGGAGCGCGTCGGCCGCCTTCACTGCCGCCGGCACCCTCACCGCCACGGCCACGCACATCTCGACATTCAGGCCCTCGGCCGGGGCCTCGGTCGGCAATGTTGCCGGGGACGCCAATGCCGTGGACTTCTTCATCCAGAGGACGGGCCAGCCCATGCGCGTGCGGCGGCTCTTCTTCGGGAACAGCATCCCGGCCACCCTGGACGCGAGCCTGGCCGCGAAGGACGCTCAGGCCGGCCGCCGGGTGTGCATCGACATCCGGCCCGACTCCACCACAACCCCGGGCCAGTTCGAGTCCTTCCTGGCAAGCTGCCAGCAGGAGGGCCTGGACGCCGAATTCACGATCTGGCACGGCCCCGACCAGCATTTCAGCGGCGTCCGCGAGTACCTGGTGATCCTGGCGCAGTACGTGCCGCTCATCCGGCGCTACGGGTACAAGCACATATTCAGTGTCTCGAACTCGTCGGTGCTGAATGACAATGTCCTTGCGGAATGGTATCCGGGAGACGCTTTCACTGACGGGATATCAGCGGAGCTGTACCCGATCAGCTTTAACCCGTCCGCGATCAAGCCGACGGATTTCGCCGGCATGACCGGCGTTACCCTGAACCTGATAGGCAACTTCGCCGACGTGCACGGGCAGCGCCTGGGAATCACCCAGATGGGAATCGACCGGGGGCTGTTCTCGGTTTCCCAGGGCAATGACTTCCTGGAGTACGTGGACAGGTTCTTCAGCGCTCGCAAGAAGGCCGGGAAGCCGAACGGCGATGTCATCTACGACAGCACCACCGTGTTCGACCTGACCGGCGGCCCGCAGCAGTGGGTGAACCTCTACAACCAGATCGGGCGCGACCTATGAGAGCACATTTCCGGGCACCGGTTCAGGACAGCGCGGGTGACCTGCTGCCCGGGGCCGTGGTCTCGGTGTACCAGAACGGGACTACCACGCTCATCAGCAACCCGGTGTGGGCGGACAGCATCTCGTCGAACCAGCTCGGCAACCCGTTCATCACCCTGGACGGCAACTGCGACTTCTACCTCGATAACCCCCAGCGGGTGGACCTGTCCATCAGCGCCCCGGGCCAGGTGCCGTACCCGGTCCTGGACGTGGATGTCAACGCAGCAGGGGCTACCTCCCTCACGCTGACCTTCCCGGGCAGCGCGACGAGCACTACCCAGCTCGGCGCGAGTGCGGTGGCCAACCAGGCCAAGGCCGTTGCCCTCGGGGATTCCGCCAGCGCCACCGGGGGCAGCTCGACGGCAGCCGGGCAGAATGCCCAGGCCAGCAGCGCGAGCGCCACGGCACTCGGCCAGGGCGCTCTGGCCAGCGGCACGCAGTCCGTTGCTGCCGGGGCCGTGAGCCTGGCCACGGCTACCCAGGCCACTGCCGTGGGCCAGGCGGCCCAGGCCGGAACCCAGGGAGCCACGGCCATCGGCAGCAACGCCTCGGCCCAGGGGACTGCCTCTACCGCCATCGGCCTGAATGCCGTGGCCTCAGCGGCTCACCAGGTCGTCCTGGGCACCGTGGCCGAGGACGCGGTCCTGGCCGGGGGGACGGTGTTCTCCGAGGCCGTCCCGGCGACTCCCCTGGCCAGCAGCGGCACGATCAGCTTCGCCAGCCCGGGCCAGTCCGTCGTCCCGTGCTCGGCGGCAGGGAACTGCACCGGGCTGATCCTGGCCCCGGCCACCCTCGGCGGCCAGAGCATCTGGGTGATCAACGAGTCAGCCTTCACGATGGCCTTCGCGGCCTCGGGCACCTCAAACGTGGCCGACGGTACGGGGGACGTGATCGCCGCGACGACGGCCCGGCAGTTCATCTGGGATGCCAACACCTCGCTGTGGTACCGGGTGACATGAAAAGAGGGCGCTCGCTCCTCCCCGGAGGCGAGCACCCTCTCTCCGGTCACCTTACCCCTGGAGGAAGGCGGCGGCCTTGCTGATATCAGTGGTCACGGGGGCGGGCGGGAGCTTCGACATGATCTGCCTGCCGTAGCCCTTGGACTCCAGCCGGGGGTCGAGGATCGCGACGACGCCCCGGTCGTTGACGTGGCGGATCAGGCGGCCGAATCCCTGGATCAGGACGAGCGCCATGGTGGGGATCGACATTCCGGAGAAGCTCTTGCGCATCCCGAACCGGCGCTCGTAAGCCTCGTAGCGGGCCTGCACCAGGACATCGGTGGGGACCGCGAACGGGAGCTTGTCGATGACCACGAGGCGGCAGGCCTCGCCCTGGACATCAATGCCCTGGAAGAAGGTCCGCAGCCCGAACAGCACCGCGTTGCCTTCCTTGAAGCGGCGGATCAGCTCGGGGCTTTCGGCGTCGCCCTGGCGCAGGACGGTCAGGCCCTGGGCGCGGAAGTCGTCGGCGAGCACCCGGTAGGTGTCGTTCATGCCGACCCGGGAGGTGAAGAGCAGGAGCGCGCCTCCGCGAGCCCGGGTGACCAGCTCCCGGGTGGCCTGCTGGGCGTAGGTGCGCCAGGCCTGGGAGGTTGCCCCGGACGGGATCGGCATGTCCTTCGAGGGCACGTAGACCATCGCCTGCGCGGCGTAGTCGAACGGGCTCCGGGTGATGAAGGTGGCGGGCTCGTAGGTGTCCAGGCCGAGCCGCTCCGAGATGTAGCCGAAGTCGCCGCCGACCGCCAGGGTGGCGGACATCAGGACGGCGGGCATCTTCTCCCAGACGTTGGCCCGCAGGAACGGCGCGGCGTGAACCGGGGCCGACCGGAGGTAGGTGCGCATCTCCTTGCGGCGCTGCACGAGCTGCTCCTCCTGCTGGACCCACCGGACCGTCTTGTCGGGCTCGTCGGTCGCGAAGGCCATCAGCCGCTCGCGCCAGTTGTCGAGCTTGCGCAGCATCCGGTACTTGGCGAACTTGGAGTCCTCGTCGGCGCGGAAGGCCAGCACCTGGGCGCGGCATTCGGCGATGGCGTTGACCAGGCCGCCCAGGTCGTCGCCCAGAGAGTCCATGATGACGCTGAGGGGGAGCGGCATCGACTCGGGCTTGCGTACCTGGTTGGCCTTCATCCAGTTGGCGTAGATGCGCTCGACCTTGTCCCACATGGCGGTGGCCAGCGCCTGGATCCGGTAGCCGTTCTCCTTGAGCCCGTGGTCGTGCAGGAAGTTGTCGGTGTCACGGGCCAGGCGGATGAACGCGCCGACGCCGATGGAGTCCTCCAGTGCCTTGGTGACCGCGTCCTCCAGCTCGTGCGCTTCGTCCACGATGAGCTGGTCGAAGTCGCCGAGCAGGCTGACCGTGCCTGCGGTCTGGGAGCGGAGCACGAGGTCGGTGAGGAGGTAGGCCAGGTTGGTGACCACGATGTCGGCGTCGGCGGCGCGGTCCTTGGCCTGCTCGGCGAAGCAGGTCTTGCCGAAGGGGCAGTTCTTGCGGCCGGGGCACTCGGCGGCACTGATGGACAGGGCCGACCAGTCCTCGTTCGGGACCGGGGGGAACTCAGAGCGGTCGCCCGTCTCGGTGGCCTTGTCCGCGACCATCCGCATGACCTCCCGCTGGATGGCGTTGGGGGCCTGGAGGGCCTCGGCCTGGGCGCGGCAGAAGTAGTTGCTGCGGCCCTTGAGGATGGCCCACGTGAAGTCGAGGAACTGGGCGAGGAACCGCAGGTCGCCGATGTACTGGTCCTGGAGCGCCTTGACGGGGACGCCCACGACGGTGCGCTTCCCGGAGAGGACGGCGGGGATCAGGCCGGCGAAGGACTTGCCGGTGCCGGTGCCGGCCTCGATGAGGGCAAGGCCCTCGTCGGAGATGGCCTGGCCGATCCGGGCGGCGGTGTCGCGCTGGGCGGGGCGCGGCGTGTAGCCGGGCAGCCGCTGGGCGAAGATTTCCTCTATGTCGGTGAAGGTCCTGGGGGCTGTGGTCGTCACTTGTCCTCCTCGCGGGCGGTTCATTAAGATGAGTTTACCAAGGAACCTTGTAATGCACAAGCGCAGGGGAGACACCAGGCAGGTTTCCCTGTAACCTCGTCGCAGCTAGAAGGAGGAGAAATGTCCGCTGCGGAGCTGGAGCTGAGGATCTCTCAGCTCGTGGCGCGAGCCCGCCTCCTGGAGCGCCTGCTTCACGATGACGGCCCGTGGTATGCCGTCATCCATGGCTGCAGGAGGCACCTTATCTCCCTCACCCGGCAGGTGCTGGCCGACGACGGGCGCATCATGCTCAGCGGCTACCTCCGGGAACCGTGCCGCTCAGCGGCCTCTGCGGACATCTTCTGCCGGGAGGACCTGGTGACGAGCCGGGACATCCCGCTCAGCCCGGCCCCGTTCCGGATGACGCTCATGGTCGGGGTCGAGGACACGGAGATAGCCGCGTGACGGCCTCGCTCTTCTGCCCCCCGAAGGCGATCCCGTTCCAGATCGACCACATTGCCCGTGCTCACCTGATGGAGCAGGCCATGCTCGTCTGGGATACCGGCGTCGGGAAGAGCATGGCCGCCCTGGGCGTCTCCAGCCTGGCGGTCGAGGACGGGGAAGCTGATTACGTCATCATCGTCTGCGAGCCCAATAAGCTCACGGAATGGAAAGATGATTTCGCTTCCTTCACGCGCTTTGAGGACGTGGTCATCTACCATGGGGCCAGCCGGAAAAAGCACCTGGAAAGAATTCCGCTCGTCCTCATCACCACGTACGAGACGATGAAGTCGGATGCCATCGTCTTCGAGACGAGCCTGAAACTCCGGCCCGGACCCTTCCTGCAGGCCTACTCAGGAAAGCGGCTCCTGGTCATCTACGACGAGATCAGCAAGCTGTCTAACCGGTCCTCCAGGAACTACAAGGCCCATCGCCGGTTTGTCGTGGAGATTGCCAAGGCCAGCGGCACCGGCGTCCGGACCCTGGGGCTCACGGCCACTCCGGTGGGCTCTAACTCCTACGAGGGATTTTTCAATGAAATGCGGGTGCTTGCTCCGCACAGAATGCCCTCCGTTGACGAGTTCAACAAGAACTGCGTCCTGTACCGTAATGCCTATCATAATCCGGTCTACAATCCCGAGGGGATCGAGTGGCTCCGGCAGGCATGCGATCCGCTGACCCTGCGCAAGCGCAAGACTGACCCGGACGTACGGGACCAGTTCCCGCCGTTCGCGGAGAAGTTCATCCGGTGCCAGATGCATGCCGACCAGTACGCGATCTACAGGAAGCTGGAGGACCTGGCCTGGGACGAGGACGGCTACGTGAACGTGCCCGGCCTCGCCGTGCTGCTCCGCCAGCTCGCGGGTGACCCTCTTGCCGTCATCGAGGCAGGCAGGCGCGGCGGATCGGGACTGGCAGTCATGGTGGCGCAGGAGCTGGAGGACGAGTTGCGAGCATGCTCCAGCGCCAAGGCCGAGATGCTCGCCTACCACCTGGGCATGATCGAGCAGCAGGGGCACAAGGCTCTCGTCTTCACCTTCTACGGCCAGACCGTCCTGCCCGTACTGGCCCGCAGGCTCACCCAGAAGGTCTTTACTTGCCATGGCCAGCTAACCAGGCTCCAGCAGGACCGGGCGGTGAAGGCATTCCGCGAGTACCCGGGACCGGCCGTGCTGCTCGCCTCGGACACCGCCGCCCGGGGCATCAACGTGCCCGAGGCGGATTACATCATCGAGTACGAGGCCGCCTTCACTAATGCCACCAGGACGCAGAGGGCCGGGCGCGGCCATCGCATTCTCCAGGGTAATCCGCTGACGTTCATGACATTTGTCACGGATAAGACCATCGAGCAGACCAGGACGATTCCCAAGCTGCTTGAGAGGAATGACCAGCAGGATAATATGCTGGGCGACGTGGACGCCGACGGATTCGTCACCGGGCAGGACCGCAGGGTGATGTTCGCGATGGCGAAGAACAGGAAAATGGGGAACTGATGAGGCTTGCGGACAGGTTCAACCAAAAGGTCCTGGACGGCATAAAGAACCTTCCGATCCTGGCCGTCGAGCGGGATCAGATTGATCACGAGATCATCCCGGTGATGGTGCCGATGGGCGAGGAGATGATCACCACCTACGCCGTCGCGCTGTTCATGCAGTCCGCGCCGGGGGATCACGTCACGCACATCGATCACGTCCCGGATCCCTATGCTCCCCAGGCTGCCGTGGACCGGGTGGTCCGGTCCCTCTACGAGAAGGTCCGGGCTGAGGTCGAGGCCAACCAGAAGACGGATCAGGCCCCGCAGCGGGTCACCCTCCCCAGGGGCGGCCTGATCCTGCCGTAGCCCCGGACTCTCCCCGGAAGCTATGTGACCATCTTCGGGATTGACGCATCCAGCTTCCAGGGCAATGTCAACTGGGCCGTCACGGACGAGTCCACGGAATTCGGGGCCGAGAAGGTCACCGAGGGCACCAAGTACGCGAACCCGTACTGGCCCGCCGCCAAGCCGGCCCTGCTGGCCCGGGCGAAGGCAAGCGGATTCATCCCGCTCGCTTACTTCTTCATGGATGCCACGGGCACCGGCACCGAGCAGGCCGACTGGTTCGCGGCTAATGCCGGGGACCTGACCGGTTTCGGCATTGCGATCGACCTGGAGCGCGCTGCTGACGGCAGCCCCACCACCGCCCAGGCCCGGGAGGCAGTTGCCCGGGTCCGCGAGCACTACCCGCACCACCCTGTCGGCGGCTATGCCCCGCACTGGTACACCGGCTCGGCCGACCTCACCTTCTTCGACTGGACCTGGGCCAGCGAGTACGTCGCCGGGAGCGGTACCCCGCAGGCCCTGTATGCGTCCGTTCCGTCTGCCTGGTGGGCTCCGTACGGCGGGATGACCCCCTTGCTGCTCCAGTTCACGAGCCAGGCCCAGGTGCCCGGGGTGGCCGGCCCGGTGGACTGCTCGGCCTTCCAGTCCACCGCTGCCGCCCTGGCCGGGCACGTCCTGGTCAAGGCCGCCCCGCCTCCCCCTCCCGCAACCTCGTCCAGGAGCGATGACGTGCTGATCAATGTCAAGGCCGGGGACCTCCCCGTTCACTGCCCGGTGTGGGCCGGCTCATCGGCCGTCCACGCACCCGCCGCCTTCACTCATGCAGCGCTGTCCCTGGCCGGGGGCGACGGAGCAGTGATCAAGCTCACGAAGTGGCATGACGGCAAGGGCGCTGTCTCGGCGCACCCGATGCGGCGCGGCCAGGTCGCGGTGGTCAACGTCGCCGACTGCCAGGCAATCACCGTCGAGCGCGCTGACAAGGTCGCTTCTGCCGGGGCCAGCGCCCGGCTCGTCAACTGGTAACCGGGCTGTCGCCGCACGCCGCCCGCCGGAGAAGGAAAGAGGAGGCCCGACCATGAGCGAAACCCGTGCCGTGCGCGACTGCGATGCCTGCGGCCAGTCGGACGATCACCCGCGCCATTCCGTCATGACGGAAGACGGGGGAGTCACCCTGGTACGGCACATGGACTGCTGCTCTTCGGCGGGCTGCCCCGACGGAAGCTGCGACTCGATCCTGGCCAGCGCCGGGGATCGTCGCGGCGAGGCACTCATCGGCTTCCTGACCGGAGGACCTGGCGGCGATGGCTAATTTCGACCAGACCCACGCGAACAACATCCTGGCCGGATCCACGGGCCAGGGATCTTTCACGGCTACTACCGGACCTATTCACGTTCGCCTGATGACCGTGAACGGGTCAGCGACCGCGAACGGCACTGAGCTGACCACGGGCGGAGGCTATACCTCGGGCACCGGAGCGCCCACTGTGACGTTCGCGAGTGCTTCCGCCGGCTCGATCGCCAGCAACTCGGCTGTCACGGTCACGAACATGCCCGCCTGCACCATCGTGGGCATCGAGCTATGGGACAGCACCGGCTCCCCGGCCCGCAAGTGGCAGGGCGCGCTGACCTCGAACAAGACCGTCAACTCGGGAGACACCTTCACCATCGGCAGTGCATCGCTGACGCTGGCCCTGGCCTGATCCCGGTCCTCTGACCTAGGGCGGCCATCATGGCGACAGCGGACATCAACGGGGCGGCCAGGAGGAACCTGAGCGCCCGGTACCCGGCTACCGAGCGCAACAGGGTAACCGCGTCCCGGCAGCGGATCTTCGCGGCTCCTCCGGTCTCCCCGGCTGCCCCAGGTCCCGGCGGGGTCTCCTTCGGCGGTCCCTCCTTCGAGGCCAACCGGCGCTACCCGGTTCACTACCTGCGCCAGGCCCGTATCCGGGCGAAGTTCTTCCCGCCCCAGGGATGGCAGCCGCCGAAGCTCCCGGGCAACCAGGTCACCACCGGGGCGCTCTTCGTGAGCCGCCGCCTGGGAAGCACGTACGTTCGCCGTCTCGTCCAGCGCTCGAAGGCGTTCCACCAGGCGTTCGCCGCCCCGCTGCCCCCGGTGCCCGGCGGCGTGATCTTCGGCACCCCGGCCTTCAAGGCCGAGCGCCGGTACGCTGCCGCCTACCACCGGGTGCTGCGCGACCGCACCCGGGTGTTCATCAGCGGCGGCGGCATCCTCAGGCCCACGAGCCCGCTGCTGTCCGCCACGGCAACCCTGACCGCTTCGGCCGTGAACACCGCCAGCGCGGCGGTCGCGTTCAGCGGCACGGGCTCGATGGCGGTGTTCGTCTCGGATACCGCCCTGTGGACCGGCCTGAGCTACGTCCCGGCGGACACGAGCCTGGTGCTGTCCGGGTACACCCTGGCCGAGCAGGCCGAGTGCAACCTGGGCACCGGCACGAACGCCGCCTCGGGTACCACGAACTACGGCTTTGCCGACACGACCTACACCCTGAGCAAGGCTCAGATCCTGGCCACCTGCTCGACTTCCGTGCTCTGACGCAAGGCCGCCCGGCGCTCGCGCTGCCGGGCGGCCTTCTGCTCCCGGGCGTCTTCCGGGTGCGCCCTCTCCCATCTCCGCACGCTCCCCCGGCGGCAGGCCCGGCACTGGGCGCGTCCTCCCGGGGTCACGTACACGTTGGCCGGGCTCAGCACGTGCCCGTGCGAGCAGCGGGGGAAGTAGCTGGTGCGGCGTGCGGCGCTGACGAACGCGGCGGCCCGCAGGGCGGCAGATGCCCCGGATACCAGCATGAGAGAGATATTACGCCTCACTGTCGGGGGGTGCCAGCAGGCGGGGAACCAGTGACAGCAGTTTCCTTTCAGTCAGGAGCACGGCCTTGGCCCGCTACTACGCCACCGTCGAGTCAGCTACCGCGCTGAACGCGACCGCGCCTTCCGGCGCTACCGCGAACGCCCTCTTCGGCGCACTGGCCGGGAGTACCTCCCTTACCGTCAAGCTCCGCCGGGTGACCCTCGGCGTGCGGGCCGGTACCGGTGCCCCGACCTCCCAGCAGGTGACTGTCGGCATGGTCCGCACTACGGCTCGCGGTACCTCCACCGGCACCAGCACCGGCAAGCCCCTGGACCCCGGCACGTCTGCCGCAGCCTCGGCTGCGGGCCTGGACACCGCCTGGTCCACCGTCCCCACCGCCACCTGGACGGCCCCGTACCTGTACGAGGTCAGCTTCAACACCCAGGCGGCGGTTGACCTTCCGTATGAGCTTCTGGAGGAGCTGCTGATCCCCTCAGCCGCATCCAACGCCAACGGAATCGCCTTCTTCAATATCGGCAACGCACTGCCCACCGCTCACCTGTACACCCTGACGGTCGGCTGGGAAGAGTGAGCTGAGGCCCTCGGGCCGCTCACCTTCGGAGCCCCGCGCCTGGTACGGGCAGGCGCGGGGCTTCCGCATTCCCGGGCAGGCCCGGGAAGGGACAGGAGCCGGGGTAACGAGCGGAGGTCACTGAATTGGGCAACCCCATTCTCCGCTCGGGGTCGGCTGCCGTCGTCGCCTCGGCACCTGGCACGTCGCTCACTGCCGGGCACCCGGCCGGGTCGCTTGAGAGCGACCTCATCCTCATCTGGAACACGTCTCCGGATAACGGGATTACCTGGTCCGCCCCGGGCTTCAACGCCGTTGCCCCCGCCTCGGGCAGCGGCATGTCCGCCCAGCTCCTGTGGAAGCTCGACAACGGCTCCGAGCCGTCCACGTACGCAGTCAGCTCCTCCGGGGTCACCAACGCGGGCCTGGTGATCTGCTCCTACGGGAACGTGGACCAGATCATCCTGTTCGATGACCAGGCGTACAGCGGTCAGGTCAACGGGATCTCCGGGTCAGTCACCCCGCAGACCATGCAGACGCTGTACCCGAACTCTCAGCTCCTGTGGTTCGGGTCGGTACAGGATCCGTCCGGGGGCGGCACCCCGGTCATGACGGTGGCCGCCGGCTTCGCCTCCAGGGTCGCCCAGAGCACGGGCACCGCCAGCGGGAACAACGTCGGCATCATGCTGGGAGACAAGGTCGCCGCCGCGACCGGACCCCACACGGCAGCCGGCACCACTAGCCAGAACCAGTTCAGCGCGGCTCTGCTTCTCGGCCTGGCCGTCGCCAATCCCGTCTCCTGGGGAGCCTTCCGCTCGGCTGGTGCCCGGCGGCTCGCCCCCCGGCTGCGCAGGGGGCGCTACTTCATCGCGCCGCCCGGGCAGGGGCCTCTTCCAGAAGGGCGCATCGCGGCTCGCCAGAACTTCCGCCGCAGGCAGCCGCAGTGGCCGAAGGCCATCATCCGCACCCGGTTCGCCCAGCCTCCGTGGGGCCAGGGCCAGCAGGCGCGGTCCTTCCCGGCCTTCATCCGGCGCAGCGCCAGGCAGCGGGTGGCGGTTCCCTACATCCGCCGCACCCGGGTTTTCGGGCCGCCTTTCCCGCAGGCCGGCCAGGGCACGGCCTTCCCTCTATTCACGCGACGCTCGCCGTTCAGGCGGCCGGGCATCCTGTTCACGCGGCGCGGCCGGGTCTTCCTCCCGGTCCCCCCGCAGGGAGCCCAGGGGTTCCCGCTCAACCTGCAGTACGAGCCGCAGCGCCTCCGCCAGGCGTTCCAGCTCGGCAAGCGCGCAGCTCGCGCCAGGACGGCCGTCCCGGTGCGTCCCCAGGCGAACCAGGGCGCTCAGTTCCCGCTGTGGACCCGGCAGGCCGCCGCGCCCCCGCTGCGCCGGTTCGCATCCCCGCGCCGACGGCAGCGGATCTTCCAGGTGCCGGTGGCGAAGATCACCTGGCAGGCCTCGGCTGCCCTCAGCGGCACCGGTACCCTGACGCTCAGCGCCGTGGTGACCGAGGTCACGTCGGCGGCGCTCAGCGGCACCGGGACCCTCACCGTCACGGCCGTCCGCACGGTCCTGGCATCGGCGGCCCTGAGCGGCACGGGAACGCTGGCAGCCGGTGCCCTGGTGACGGAGACGGCCGCCGCCGCCCTGTCGGCCGCTGCCACGATGACGGCTGCCGGAACGGTCACCAGGCTGGGTGCCGCCGCATTGTCCGGTACCGGGACCCTCACCGCCTCGGCGATCGACTCCGTCGCGGTGCACCTGTCCGGCACGGGCACCCTGGCCGCCTCGGCCTTCGCGACGGCCGCAGCATCGGCTGCGCTGATCGCTCAGGGGACCCTTGCCGCAGGGGGCTCGGTCACGCCGCCGGAGCAGCGGATCACGATCACCGGAAATGCGCGGGTCACCTGGGAGGCTATTTCGGAAAAGCGGCTCATGGATATTCGCGAGTCGCATGTGGCAGAATCCTACGTGGTCACGCAGGATCTCGAAGACGGGACATTTGATTAATGACAATTCATATTCCGCTTCTCTACCTGAACTTCCTGATCTCCACCGCGCTGCCGGCCCTCACGGCCTTCCTGGCGCACCAGGCAGCCTCGGCGCGGGTGAAGACGCTGATCCTCGCCGGGCTTTCCGTGGTCGCCGGAATTGCCAATGCCCTCATCCAGAGCGGGGGCAGCGTCACCTTCACGCAGGCCGGGATCTGGACGCTGATCTCCTTCACCATCGCGGCCGTCATGCATTCCGGGCTGCTCAAGCCCCTGGGGCTCACCGGGTCGGGAGGGCTCATCATGACGAAATTCCCGGGCGGCCTGGGAGCGCCACGGACGCGTCCCGGGCACGCGAAGGACAACCCCACCTCGCTTGCCTGAGCAAGGTTCCTTATACTGAACCTTGTCCGGCCGGGTTCCGACTCCGGGCGGGCCTCCTTCGAGATGGCGCTGAGGCCGGGCTTCCGAGCCCGGCCTTAGTGTTGACTGATTGCAAGGTTTCTTGATAATCTTGTCTCAGCCAACCCGGAGGAGACCACATGACGACCACCACCACTGAGCTTGCTCCCGTTGCCGCCGGGATCATCGCCCTGGCCCAGCACGATGAATCCCTCACGATGGAGGGGCTGGCCCTCCTCCTCGTTCCGGCGATCTCCGCTGACGAGACGGCTGCGAGGCCGTTCCCCGGCCTGCCGAAGGACGTGGAGCTTACCCCGGCTGCCCGGGATGCCCTGGCCCGGGTGGAGCAGGTCTTCGGGAGCGTCAGCATCAAGGACCGCCGGTCGCTGACGGCAGAGGAGGTCGAGAGGGCCTCGGACGAGGCGGTCGTCCTGTCCGTGCTGGAGAAGATCCTCAAGGCCAGGGTGGAGTACCTCCGCGAGATGATGCGCGTCCACATGGACGTGGATGCCGAGGAGACGGCTGCCGCTATCTCGAAGTCGCGCCGGGGCGTCTCCGCCACCCAGCGCAACCTCAAGGGCCACTATCTCCTGGCGTCGGCCCAGAAGGCAGCCGAGGTCATCGTGAAGGGCTTCACGACCGGGTGGAAGCAGATCTACGTCAGCGGCGGCGTCAAGGTCAGCCCGAGCGGCCAGCTCCTGCGCGACCTGCGGGACCAGGACGTGATCACCCAGCGCGAGTACCTGGGCATTACCCGCGCTGACCGCCCGTTCGACTCTGGCAAGATGATGACCTTCATCCGCAAGAACCCGGAGCGCGGGCCGGCCATCCTGCGGGCGCTCACCACCCGCGAGGAGCCCAACTCGCAGCTCACCCTGCCCGTGCGGTAAGGGAAATGACAGAGCGGGAAGCTGGCCGCACGGGAATCCGCCCGTGCGGCCAGTCCGCTTTACCAGGAGAGGACCGACATGACCGACACCGAGGTAGTCGCCGGGGCTGAGACCGAGACCGCCGAGGCCGGGGCTTCCGGGAGCCTGGCACCTGCCGATCGCCTTTTCTGGGTGATGCCCGACATGATCCTGCTCGACAAGAACGGGCGGCCCAAGCTCATCTTCACGGTCGAGCAGGTGGCCAGGGTATTCTTCGGCTACAGCGGGTCCTGGCTGCGGCTCAAGATGAAGCCAGACAAGGACCACCCGGACACCTATTTCGTCCTGAACGGCCAGCGCATGGAGTTCAGCCGCCAGGCGTCTTACGGCAAGCCGGCCGAGGCCCGGGAGAATGACCTGTCAGCGCGGTTCTTCACCCTGGCCGACATCGAGCCGATGGCCTACAGCCTGTTCTCCTTCGGCTCGATCTCCGAGGAGAAGCTCCGCGCCGCGATCCAGCTCGTGAAGTGGGAAGCCCGCCTGTGGCACATCCTGGAGGGTTAGATGCAGACAGTGGCGCTGTTCGACGGCACCGGCCTGCTCGTGCGCTGCTGCAAGGTAGGAGCGGCCTCGCCGCTGCGGGCCGGGGGAGTACCCACCGGCCCGCTCTACTTCTTCCTGAACTCGCTGAGCCGCCGCCTGAGGGAGTTCTCGCCGTCCCACGTCGCGGTGGCCTGGGACGGATTTCACGGCCGTCGGGACCGCACTGAGATATTCCCGGGCTACAAGGCCGGGCGCGAGCCCTTCTCCGGCGGCCGTCAGTTCGACCTGGCCCGGGAGGCCTGCTCGGCCGCCGGGATTTTCCAGCATTCATCTGACTCATTCGAGGCAGATGACGTGATTGCCACCATCTGGCGCAGGGTCCGCAGGGAAATGCCCGGGGCACGGGTCTTCGTCTTCACTGACGATCATGACCTGCACCAGCTCGTGGACGGCAGCACGACGGTGATCTCCTCCTGGAATGACGGGTCAGCCTGGGACCTGGAGAAGGTGCGCTCCCATTACGGCTGCGAGCCGCCCCAGGTACCGGTGCTGCGCGCTCTCTCCGGGGACAAGAGCGACGGGATCCCGGGGGTGCCGGGGATAGGACCGAAGAAAGCCTGGAAGCTGCTGGGAGAAGCTGACTGGAGGATAAGCAATCTTCCGCTCGGGCTGGAGGCCAGGGGTAATGCGGCCATTTACTATTCCGTCATGAACCTTGACTTCTGGAATGCGGATGGTCTTCCAGAGGACATTGATGACGCATTGAAGTGGGATCCGGCGGCTGACCGGCCCGAGCTGGGGGATTTCCTGAGGCGCTTCGAGATGGCGTCTCTCCTGGCCAGGATGGACGAGGGAAGGCTGTGGCGGAAGTACGCTTGACTCCGGTGCGCCGGGGGCTTAGTCTCCCCCTCACGGGTTGACGAGATAGCCTCCGGGTGCCCGGTCTTCCCTGCTTACGAGCCCTGTAGCTGCTGCCCCGGAGGTGTAGGTGCCCGAGTCCCGTCTTCTCCAGGGCGAGCCCGCTGTCGCTATCGCGGATTCACTCGTCATCACCCCGGTCAGCGACCGCGTCGCGGATCTGGCCCAGCTTGACGGCAGCGAATGGTCTGCCGCAGATCTTCTTTTCTTTATCCGGGAGGAAACTTCGCGGCTGTGCGGGCCGCAGGTTCCCTGCAATAGGGAAGAGAAGATCGCGAGTGAATTCCTGAGCCGGTTCGGTGCTGATGGCGTAATGATTGCCCGGGCAGCTTACGAAGTTCACTCGGGGCGCTGGATGGGCGCTCCCATTACTATCCGCAGGTTTTCCGAGAGCAACGATGAGTTCTTCGCCCGGGCTATTCTCGGGCAGCTCTGCGGCTGAGCCTGTTTTTCTTCGCTGGCAAGGAGAGGGGTAGCCGCATGTCTGACGCTGAGGTTCCTGAGGTTCAGGAGACGCAGGGGGTTCCTGAACTCATCGTGGCGGAGAACTTCGCCAATGACCCGGGGAACCTGACCGCCGACCAGGACCAGCGCCGCCAGGAGCTGCGCCAGGCCGCCGAGCGGTACACGAGCTTCGGCTGGCGGGTGCTGCCGATTTACGGCGTGACCGACAGTGACGACTGCCAGTGCCCCCGGGGAGCTGAGTGCCCGAGCCCGGGCAAGCACCCGGTCCACCTGGACTGGCCCGGAGTCGCCACTTCCGACACGGTGGACGCGGTCCTCTGGTGGCGGGCGCAGCCGGCCGAGGCGCTCCCGGAGGAATGGTGGCCGCTGGCCAACCTCGGGATCGCCACCGGCAAGGGCTCGGACATCTTCGTCCTGGACGTGGACCCGGACAATGGCGGAGATGCCACCCTGGCGAGGTACGAAGCCAGGTACGGCGAGATCCCGCCGACCCGGATTCACATCACCGGTTCCGGGGGGCGGCACTACTTCTTCCACCATCCCGGTTTCGAAGTGCGCAACTCGGCCAGGAAGGTGCTCGGCGAGGGGCTCGACATCCGGGGCGAGGCCGGCCAGGTAGTCGCGCCTCCCTCCAGGTCGGCCAAGGGCGACTACCTGATGAACCCGGCGCATGACCTGCCCATCGCCGAGGCACCCACGTGGCTCACCGAGATGCTCCGCACTCACGACACCGGCCAGCGAGGGGAGATCTCGGCCGGCGCGGAGCCCCGGGCCGGCGTCGGCTACTACCGCCGCTACAGCGAGGCGGCGATCAGGAGCGTTGCCGAGGACCTGAGGAACGCCCCGTCGGGGGACAGGAACAACCGCCTGAACGAATGCGCCTTCCGCCTGGGCACCCTGGGCGGCGCGGGCATGATCAGCGAGGAGGAGGCCTGGACGGCCCTGCATGATGCCGCCCTGGCCGTCGGCCTGTCTGACCACGAGATCCGGCCCACGTTCAACTCCGGCTGGCGCAAGGGCCTCCTGCGGCCCCGGGAGGTCCAGTGGAACATCGACGGGACCACCTGGCCGCTGCGCGCCTGGACCGAGTTCGGCAACGCTGACCGGATGGTGGACCACTTCGGCGACACGCTGCGGTGGTGCCCGGAGCGCAACACGTGGATGGCTTACGAGGGCGGGGTCTGGGAGCCTCACTTCAAGGAGTCAGGCACCTGGTTCGCCCAGGTCATGTTCCGCAACCTGGAGAACACCGAGGCCCTGGCCCTGGACACCGAGCCGGACGAGGGCGACAAGGACTTCCGGTCGCCACGGCAGCAGTTCCTTGACTGGGTGAAGTCCCAGCACACCCGGAAGGCGATCGGGTCGGCAGCCGATCTCGCGAAGGGCATCCCGCTCATGCGCATCAGCCAGCGGAGCTTCGACCCGGAGCCCCTGCTGCTCAACGCGCTGGGCGGGGTGGTGAACCTGACGGACGGGGCCAAGCTGGCACACGACTGCGACCAGCGGATGACCATGCAGTGCCGTGGCATCTACAACCGCCAGGCTCCGGCCCCGGCATGGGACGCGTTCCTCCGGCGCGTCCAGCCCGATCCCGACATGCGGGCCTACCTCCAGCGCCTTACCGGCTACAGCGCCACCGCGCTGATGACCGAGCAGGTGATCTTCCTTCACTACGGCGGCGGGGCCAACGGCAAGTCCGTGTTCCACTCCGTGATCAGCCATGTCCTGGGGACCTACGCCCAGACCGTGCCCGTGGAGACGCTCCTGTCCACCCAGCTTGACGGGCAGGTGCCTAACGACATCGCCCGGATGGCCGGCCGTCGTTACCTGCAGGCCAGCGAGACCAAGGCCGGCAAGAGCCTGGACGAGCAGCGGGTCAAGCAGCTCACCGGGGGAGACACCGTCTCGGCCCGGTTCATGAGGGGCGAGTTCTTCGAGTTCCGGCCCGTCGGCAAGATCCACCTGACCTCGAACCACCTGCCGCACCTGAGCGACGACGAGGCCACCTGGCGGCGCGTGCACCTGATCCCCTGGAGCGAGACCATCCCGCCGCATGAGCGGGACGGCCTGCTCGCCGAGAAGCTGATCCGCGAGGAGTCCTCGGGGATCCTGAACTGGATCATCAGCGGGACGCTGTCCTGGCAGGAGGACGGCCTGCTGACTCCGTCGCATGCGGAGAAGGCCAAGGAGGCCTACCGGATGGAAGAGGATGTCATCGGCCAGTTCATCGCCGACTGCCTTGACACCGGGCTGCCACGGGCCTCCAAGTGCATGGGCCGGTCGGCTGGGGAGATCTTCGCCGCCTACCAGTACTGGGCGAAGGAGCGCGGTTATGCGCCCGGTGCCCAGCGCGGCCTTACGGAGGCATTGCAGAAGAAAGGCCACGAATATATTACCCCGCATAACTGGCGCGGCTTCCCGACGATGCAGGTGCGCGGCGTCGTCGCCGGACCAGGGTAGCTTACAAGATCATCGGGGGCGCAGGGGCGCAGTGGGGCGCTGGATTCCCATAATGAGCTGAACTCAGGACGCGTGTATCCAAGATGTGACGGAGAGTTATATGACCATCTCAGAGCGGCCTGCCCTCGAAGCAGCCCCTGCGCTCCCGGAAAACACAGCGCCCCCGGTGGCCGCAGGGGGTAAAAAGCGCCTGGCATTTATGCGTAATGATCCTATGGCAGTATGCGCTAAATGCGCGGGGGACCGGACGGACGTGTTCTATCATTCTCGCGGGGTAATTCAGCAGAGCCATCCTGCATTCCCGTGTTATTCCCTGACGATCAATGCCTATGCCCTGGGCATCGAGACCCTGGGAGAGCACCTCTGCAAGAGATGCATCACGTGCAGTTTCACCTGGATGGAAGAGGTGTCGTCTCCTGGCCCGGAATATCAGCTCGTGGCCATCGGTGATGATGATCTGTACGATGACGAGGAAAGCGAAGGGGAAAACATGAGCATCCGAAAGACAGGCGCGGTGACAGGCGCGGTACTGGGAGTCGAGGGCGACGGGCCGGATGAAGCCCTGGTCAAGGAAGGCTCGGCCGACACCTGGGACGGTTCGGACGAGACAGCCCTGGCCGACGAGAACACGGCCGCCGACCAGGACGAGTAATTGCCGTCCGGCCAGGACCTGCAACTGGACGAGCTGCTCGGCGAGCGCTACGTCCAGCATTACCTGCGCATCCTGCGGAGTGCCAACAGTGCATTCTGGGTGACCCCGGACCCGGAGGCCCCGGACCGCTGGACCACGACGGTCACCCGGCCGCCGGAGGTGGTCAGGGAGGCGCTCATCGACCTGAGGGGCGGCGGCCCGGCGGCGTGCTCCAGCTCTACGGCCCTCCAGCCATGGCCGTCTCACTCCTGGGACGTTCGCGGCTACTATGCCCGCCTGGGAGTGCCCTGGACGGCCACCAGGGCCGAGCTGCGGGATGCGTACGCAGCAGCCGGGGGGCCGGAGGACGAGCACCTCACTTACGCCTTCAAGCAGCTCATCAACGACCGGATCCGCCAGGCCTATGACGCGGTCCCCCTGGATGGCGACTGGCTCGATGACGAGGGCAGGGAGGCGCTCCGGCGCGAGGCGGCCCGCGAGGCTGCCAGGAGGACGGAGCGCAGCGGCCACGCGGTGGATTACGTATCCGTGCTCACCGAGCGGGGCTACATCATGGCGGCGCGCGGGAGCACCGACGCGTCTGGCCGGGTCATGGACGAGGAGCCCCCGCAGGATGCTGATCCCGCTTCCGCCCTGGGCTCGACGATCTCGGAATGGGAGACCAGGTGGGGCTGGTACATGATGGAGGGCGCGACGCTGCCGCGCCGCCCTGGCGAGGTGCTCGGCCCCTGGCAGCAGATGCTCATCGAGGCGTTCAGTGCCGCTGACCTGCAGGTTCAGTTCGCCGTCGGATTCTTTGCAGGAAAACACTTCCGTCTCTGGCGCACCAGCAGCAACTTGTGTATCGTCTTTCTCGCTAACAACGAGCCACCCACACCCACCCTGGCAACTGAGGCCGTTAACGGGTACAAGGGCTCCAAGAGCATACGAGGTGAATGATGCCAGTCGCACGCAAGGGCGCAGAGCAGGCCGAGCAGTCCGCCAAGACCGGCGGCGCGGGCCGCGTTGAGTTCCTCCGGATCAAGGACGGGGATCCCCCGGTCTACGTCCGCATGATCGATGACTGCGCGGACTGGGTGAACGCCGATACCCACCCGGCGATCCCCACCAAGAACCAGCCCTCCGGGTACACCGGCAAGTGGCCCGCGCTGATGTCGGCGACCTGCCAGAACGACCCGATGTTCCTCATCTATGATGAGGCCGGCAAGCCCGTCGAGCCCGCGACCTACGAGGCCGGGATGGGCCACTGCTGGATTCACGAGAACATGGCCGGCGTGCTCGACCGGTACAACAAGCCCAAGTCCAACGCCGCCCCGATGGTGTTCGCGCTCTGCGTCCTGCGCGAGCCCGTCACCAACGATGCGGGCGCGATCGTCGCCATGCGTGATGTCACCGAGGAATGGTCGGACGCCAAGGGCTCGAAGCACCGCGTGCCGGCGTTCCGCGTCATCAGCCAGCGGTGGGGCAACTTCTTCTCCGCCATGAAGGCCGGCGCGTTCCTGGACAACACCGTCGTCAACAAGGACTGGCGGATCGCCCGGCAGGTCAACGACTACATCATCACCCCGCTTCCCCCGACGGCGGACCATGCGCCGGGCACTCCTTCCTGGAAGACGTATACCGACGCCATGGAGGTCATGAAGATCGATATCTTCGCCTCCGTCGTCGAGCAGGCATCTGCCGAGTACTACCGCCGGTTCTTCGTCCCCGGTGACTTCACCGACGGCGATGGCGGCGCTGAGGTGCATGCCGCTGCGTCCGACCCTGAGTCTGGCGCGGAAGTCGATCAGGCCAAGCTCGACGCCTTCAAGACGCGGCTGCAGGACGCGGCCAGCGCACCCTCCTCCTCCTGAAAGCTCCGGGCCGCGCCATCGGCGCACGGGTCTCCCCGGCCGGCGCGGCGTAGCTGGGGGGCGATGCCCCCGGCCTGACTCGTGCCCGTGGCGCGGCCCGGTACTTCCTCCTGGAGGAGCAGATGGCATTCGCTCATCTTCATACGCACACCGAATATAGTGCTTTGGATGGTTTGTCCACCGTTGCCGAAGTGGTGGCCCAGGCTGCTGCCGACGGGAACCCGGCTGTGGCGATCACTGACCACGGCAATTGCGCGGGCCACCCGGAGCATCAGCAGGAGTGCGACAAGGCCGGGATAAAGCCGGTCTTCGGGATGGAGGGCTATTTCGTCCCTGACCGGACGCTGCGGCCCGCTCCGGCGGACAAGACCGCCCAGCAGGCACTGCGGGATAACCGGCACCTGGTCATGCTGGCCATGGATGACCAGGGGCTGCACGACCTGTGGGCGGCCTCCACCGAGGCGTCGGTCAGCGGCTTCTACCACAAGCCCCGGCTCGATTACGAGCTGCTGGAGCGCTATGGCAGCCGCCTGATCGTCACCAGCGGCTGCCTCGGCGGCCTGGTCTCCCGCCAGCTCCTCAGCAGCAATTTCGAGGGGGCCTTCCAGCGCATCACCCGGCTCCGCGAGATCCTCGGCGACCGCTTCTACCTGGAGCTGCAGACCAATGCGCTGCCCGAGCAGGTCAAGCTGAACAAGATGCTTGCCTCGATCAGCGACGGCATGGGCATCCCCCTGGTCGCGGCGGCGGACTCGCACTTCACCACGGCCGACAAGACCGATACCCACCGCCTCTGGATGGCCTGCCAGACGAGCCCGGCCAACGATGACTTCTGGCATTACGTCCACATGCACACCGAGCAGGAGACGCGCCAGGCACTGGCTTACCTCGGCCCGGAGGTCGCGGACCGGTCCGTCAGGAACGCCGCCGAGATCGCCGAGATGTGCAATGCCCGGATCGGCGGCCACGCCGACCCGCCCGTCTTCACCAGCTCAGCCCGCCAGGACGCCTCCATGCTGCTCGACCTGTGCATGGAGGCCTGGGCCGCCCGCCCGATGAAGAGCGCTCCGGCCCGCGTGTACCTGGACCGGCTGGAGAGCGAGTGGAAGCTGGTCGCCGAGAAGCAGCTTGCCGGGTGCTACCTGATCGTCAATGACGTGTGCCAGTGGGCTCGCAGCCAGGGCATCCTGGTGGGGTTCCGGGGCTCGGCTGCGGGCAGCCTGATGGCCTACCTGCTGCGCATCACCTCGGTGGATCCCGTTCAGCACGGGCTGATGTTCGAGCGCTTCGTCACCCCCGGCCGCACGTCGCTTCCTGACTTCGACATGGACTTCCCCAGCTCGGCGCGGGACATGATCCAGGACTACGTGATCGGCAAGTACGGGGCCGACAAGGTGGTCCGGGTGGGCACCCACCTGCGGTACCGAAGCAAGGGGGTGCTGAACAAGCTCTTCTCGATCATGGGGGACAAGCTGCCGCAGGAATGGTTCGACGACTCGCGCCAGATTGCCTCGATCATCGACGAGGCGGAGAGCCACACGGCCGGCCTGGGCATGCCCTGGGACGAGCTGATGGAGCAGCAGGAAGAGCTGCTGGCTCCCTACGTCGCCAAGTACCCCGGCATCTTCGGGTATGCCTCGCAGCTCGTGGGACGCCTCAACAGCTACGGCAAGCACCCGGCGGGCCTGGTGATCAGCACGAGCCGCCCCCTGGAGGGCCAGCTCCCCATGAGGGCCGGGGAGGGGGGCATCCTGATCAGCCAGTGGGGCTACCGGACCCTCGACATCCTGGGGATGCTCAAGCTCGACTTCCTGACGATCCGCACCCTCGACTCGGTGCAGATGGCGGTTAACCTGATCCGCGAGCGAACCGGCGCGGAGATCGACGTGTCCGCCTGGGACGGCGAGTATGACGACCCGCTGGTCTGGGATGAGGTCGGGTCGGGCCACACCCTCGGCATGTTCCAGGTGGAGACGAGCCTCGGCCAGCAGGGCTGCCGCCGGATGCGCCCCCGCTCGATTGCCGACCTGGCCGACCTGGTGGCTCTCGTCCGGCCCGGCCCGCGAAATTCCGGGATGGCGGAGTCGTATTACCGCCGCCGGGCCGGGACAGAGGAAGTCGATTTCCTTCACGAGCGACTGGAGGAAACGCTTTCGAGCCGCTTCGGGATCATGCTGTTCCAGGAAGACGTAATGGCAGCCTGCCGTCTCCTGGCAGGTTACGACTCGGCTGAGGCTGACGAGGTACGGCAGATTCTCGGGAAGAAGAAGGTCGAGAAGATAGGCCCGGCCGGAGAGAAATTCGTCTCGCGTTGCATCAGTAACGGAGTTGATCAGGAAAAGGCCCAGGAAATCTGGGACAAGATGGCGGAGTACGCCAGGTACGGATTCAACAAGAGCCATTCCGTTAGTTACGCGGTGCTGGCATTCCAGACTGCATGGCTGAAAGCCCACTACCCGGTGGAGACATTCACCGCGATCCTTTCCACGCTCAAGGACAAGGACCGCATGCCGGAATATGCGACTGACGCCCGCCGGATGGGACTGACCATCCTGCCGCCGGATGCGCGGTTCTGCGGGGGGAGCTTCCTCCCGGAGGGCCTGGGCGTCCGCTATGGCCTCTCCTCGATCAAGGGCATCGGCCCGGCTGCCCTCCGGGATATCCAGGCCGGGCAGCCGTACAGCTCCTACGATGACTTCATCACGCGCTCGAAGGTGGACAGTGGCGTCCTCTATGCCCTGGCCCGGTCCGGGGCGCTCGATGCCCTGGTGATCAGCCGCAGGGGGGTCGTGCAGGCCCTGGAGGCAGACCGGACCGGGGAGTCCACGAAGTGCGTTCACAAGGAAGACGGGTTCAGCGGCCCCGGGGGGCTGCCGTGCCACTTCAACTGGAGCACCGAGCCGGTGCCGATCCGGATCAGCGAGAAGACCGGCAGGGAGCTGAAATCCAAGCCCAAGCCGCTGCCCAGGCGCTGCACCCGGGCCTGCAGGCATTACACGCCTCCCGGCGTGACGGACCTGTCCATGATCCCGGAGTACTCCCCGCAGGACCTGTTCCGGCTGGATTCCGAGATCTTCGGGTGCTGGATGTCGGACTCGGTGTTCGGCCTGATGGAGAGGTTCGGGGCCGGCACCCGGGCGCAGGCCCGGGACATTGCCCTGATGCTGCCCGGCGCTCAGCCTGGCTCGTACCCGATGCTCGCGGTAGCGGGCGGCGCTCACGCGGCCCGGACCCGCAAGGGAGGCACCATGTACTGGCTCAGCCTGGTGAGCGAGGTGTCCTCGCTGGACGTGGCGGTCTTCCAGCCGAGGCGTGATGATGAGCCTGACCTGACCACGGCCGTGCGCTTCCTGCGCCCCGGTTCCCTGGTTCTGGCCACCGTCCGGAAGAGCCGCTACTTCCAGGACGGCACCGCCCGCACCTCGTGGCGGCTTGATGACATCCTGCTGATGGGAGGGTAAATGCCACCGAAGATGACGAACCTGAGCCAGTTCCGCGACAAGCTCGGCACCGCCTACGGGGACCGGATGGTCCAGGCTCCGCAGCAGAAGATCGAGGTGGTGTCCACCGGGTCGCTCACCCTCGACTACGCGCTGCGGGTCGGGGGCTGGAAGCGCGGCGGCATCCACGAGCTGGTCGGGGCACCGGACTCGGCCAAGACGCTGATCGCCATCTACTCGATGGTGCAGCAGCAGCTCGCCTACCCGGGCCTGGCCGTTGCCTTCGTGGACATGGAGAAGACCTGGAGCTATGACTGGGCCTGGAAGATGGGCCTGCTGACGGACCCGGACCACTGGGTGCACCTGCGGCCCGAGACCTCCGAGGAGGCCAGTGACATGCTCCGCGAGTGCGTCCGGTCGGGATTCTACTCGATGGCCACGGTGGACTCGATCGGCGGCATGGAGAGCGCCAAGGCGCTTTACGGCGGCAAGGGCAAGGAAGACGAGATCCGCGATGCTGACAAGGAGATGGTCGGCAAGAATGCCCAGGTCATCACCCGCATGGTCAAGCACGTGGCCAGCCTGGCCAGCCAGACCTCCACCACGGTGCTGCTGATCAACCAGCTCCGCGTCGTGATCAGCTCGATGGCCCTTTCGGACGTGTCGGCCGGCCCGAAGGCCATGCAGCACGCCACCACGACGAAGGTCCGGATGGCCCGGATGGGCGGGGACGGCAGGGAGCCGAAGAAGCTGAAATTCGACGGCACCGAGGAGATCGTCTCGGTCTGCTTCAAGGCTCACGTGGAGCGCTCCAAGGTAGCTGCTCCCGGCGCTGTCGCCGAGTTCTGGGTCAGTAACCGGGACACCGAGAAGTGGGGCGAGGCCGGGATCAACGTGGCGGACGAGTATGCCACAATCGGGGTCCGCAGCGGGGCGATCGAGCGCGCTGGCTCTTACTACACGGTTCCGGGAGCGGACAGGGTCAACGGCCGGGAGGCCATGGTTTCCCTCCTGGCAGAGCGGCCCGAGCTGCTGGAAAACGTCCGGCAGAAGATCTTCGAGGGAGCATCAGCATGACCATCGACCGCATGAAGATGGCGGAGAAGCACGAGAGCCACGTCGTCGCCCTGCTGGGAGGCCGGCGCACCAAGGCCTCGGGCAGCCAGTGGACTGACCAGGCTGACGGCCGCCAGGACCATACCGAGCAGCCGTTCGCCTTTGCCTGGGACTGCAAGTCCACCCGGGCCAAGAGCCACACGATCACCACCGAGATGCTCGACAAGCTCGCCGAGCAGGCCGCCGGCGAGCGGCCGATGATGCCGCTGCGCTGGTACGAGGACGACTCGCTGCGAACCTACCGGGACTGGGTCCTGGTGCTGCTCGACGACGAGGCGGAGCTGATCGACGTTTCCCGCTATCCTGCCCGGATCATCAGCGCCCCTGATGCCCAGCTCACTGATGAGCAGGTCACCGAGCTGCGGGAGGCACTGAGCAAGGTCTCCGCCGACGGGGTCACGCTGATCGGCGAGAACCTGGAGCAGGACGACGCCATCCGCCAGCTCAGGCATGACGTGGCCCGCCTGGAAGCCGAGCTGACCGGGGAGGCCGCCCGGGCCAGGGACGCCGAGGAGCGAGCTGTCGCGGCCGAGGAACGCCTGGCGGCGCAGCCGGCCTCGCATGTAAGCCCGTACATGCCCGCCCCGGTCTCCCCGCCGCAGCGCAACCTGTCGCCGCTGATCCCTCAGCTCCCCTGGACGGCGGTCTTCGTGACCGGGGACAGGAAGGCCGGCACGTACTACCAGGCGGACGGCCACGTCACGTTCTTCGAGGTTGATTCCGTGCGGGTCGAGCCGTACGGGCAGGGCAAGCGCCTGTTCGTGAACGAGAAGATCGTGCGCCACGGCGACCTGTGGATCGACGGGAATCTCGATACCCGGGTCGGCCAGGCGTGACGACGAAGATCATCTTCTGGTACCCGGCTCCGCCGGGGACCGCTTACGCTCCCGGTGCGTTCGACTCAGTTGTCGGCAAGGAGGCAGTGATCCGCTTCGGGAAGGCAGAGGACCCGGGGAGGGTGACGGCTGCCGAGGTCGCACCGGATGGTACCGGGATCAGGTTCACCCTGGAATGGCTGAGGGAATGCCCACCAGGCTGAGCGCGATGGCGAAAGTCGCCGCCGACGGGTGCCTGGTCAAGCCCCTGCTGCTGAGGTTCTTCCAGGACGAGTCCATCGAGTTCAGCTACGACCTGCGGGTGACGCGGTCGGCCGCCCGCCAGCCGGACGGGTGGTTCCATGCCAGCACGCACCCGCTGATGAGCGACCGGGAACTCTACCTCTACATGACCGGCCGCCAGGTCGAGCAGCGGGACTGGGGCTACGTCGGCATCATGTCCACGATGTTCGGCACCATGGTCCACTCGGTCGTCCAGGAGGCCATGGACCAGCTCGGCGTGACCGTCCCGCTCCCGGCGGAGCCGTGCCCCGCCTGCAAGCTCCCCAGGGCCTCCAGGAGGGTCCGGAGGGGCGTGGCGGGCTACTGCTGGGAGCACGGCGGGATTGACCCCGTAACGCGCTCCAGGGGGCACCTGGACGGCATCCTGAACCTGGAGGGAACCCGGGGCTGGGACCTTAAGACAATCCGGCCGATGAGCCTGTCCAAGGCCCCGGACATGGACGCGGAGTTCTTCATCGGGAAGTGGCCGTATTACTTCGCCCAGGCCCAGGAGTACATGCGGATCACCGGGCTGCGGAAGTTCATCGTGTTCTTCATTGCCATGGGCAATCCCTGGGAGATGCGGGAATACCACCTGGAATTCGACCCGGCCCTGGCCGTGGCCGTGGAGACCAAGTACAAGAGGGTGCTCGCGGCTGTCGAGAACGGTCAGGAGATCATCGCGTGAATGATATCGACAGGTTCCGGGAAAAGCTCTCCGCCGGAAAGCCGAAAGGCGATGTTTTCCGGCCGCCTCTCATTTCCGATTTCGCGACCGGGGAGTATGTCCTGGCATTCGACCCGACACTGACGAACTGCGGCTGGGTACGGCTGGAGGTCATGGGAGCGAATTACGCCGGCGGCCCGCTGGTGAACGTCTGGGACAAGCGCACGATCCGGCCGTCCACCGGTCACACCGGGTTCATGGCGACCTGGGACAAGGCCCGGTTGCTGAACGACGAGCTGGGGACGACCATCCGCAGCGCGGTGGAGGCGTGTGCCTGGATCGTCTGCGAGACCCCCTGGGTGGGCAGCGGTGGGCACCGGACCGAGTCGGCGCTGATCGCGAGCACTTTCGTCTACATGCATGCCGGAGAGCATTTCCGCCCGGTGTCTGCCCAGCATGCCTATGCCGTGCTCTGCGGAGGGCGCAGGCCGCCGACGGCCAGGGCCAAGAAGGACATCGCGCTGTCGGTGGCCAGGTATATACCTGAATCCTCCGGGCGCAACTGGAATGAGCACGAGAGGGACGCGGCGGCTCTGGCGCTGACGTTCCTGCATGACCTCAAGAGGAGCCAGGATGGACGAGAAGAGCAGGCAGCAGATCAACCGGGTGCTCGCTGACAGCGAGAGGCCGCTGAGTCCGGGGGGCAGCGAGCCCGTGGAGCCTGACCTGCCGGATGACCGCAGGCGCAACTTCCGCACCCCGAACTTCTCCCGTATGCGCACTTCCTGGCGCGGCGAGGACCGGATCGTGATCGAGGAGATCAAGGTCCAGGCCGAGAAGGTGATGAGGTCCCAGTTCGGGGGCGCGTTCGCGCTCATGGACCGGCTGTACCTCCTGGTGCGCGAGCCGGAGATCAGCCCGGACGGGACGATGAAGACCGGTCCCGACGGCCGCCCCACCTGGAAGGTGCACGATAACGGGAGCCCGGTGGAGAACTGGCTGAGGATCTCGGACCGGGAGCGGCTGCAGTACCTCCAGGAGATCACGGGCCGCCTGTTCGAGTGGGAGCAGGTGGCAGCCGGGCTGTGGGGCGAGGCGATGCTCGCGAAAGTGGCCTGGGAGGAGCGCTTCGCCGACGGCTTCCAGAACGTCCCGGGCAAGTCCACGGTGGACGACAAGGCCCAGGCCGGCGTGACTCATTCTCTCGATGAGAGATATTTCGGCGTATTCAAGTCGATTCTCTCGCGGCGTGCAGATGCCCTGGTCCGCGCCATGACGCGCCTGGAACAGATCCTGATGCAGGTCACCAAGACCTGATTTTCTCGTAAAGATACAAGCCCGGTTGCTAATCAGCGGCCGGGCTTTATCAATTCTCCTTGCAGGAAAAACGCTGCTTCTTTAGCCGGTGATGACACGTGGCCTTTTCATCGGTTAACATCTGGCTCAGATAGGGCAGTTCTTAACTTCTGGGCTTAGGGAGCATCAAGGACGTTGGACCACCGGACCCTGAGAGAGCTTTTCCGGTACCTGCAGCTTTTCGAGGCGCTGTTCGAGACCGAGGGCGTCGATACCCTCCCGGGGCCAGACGGCGAGGAATACTGCCTGTGGGACATCCAGGCCCTTTACCACCGCCGCACTGAGCTTTCGGCCCGGCAGGCCGAGGCTATCGAGATGTTCCTCTACGACGACATGCGGGAAAGGGATGTCGCCCGGCTCATGGGCGTCTCCCCGGTCAACCCGGTGGCCATCTACGCCACTCAGGGGCTCAAGAGGCTCTGCCTCTTGTATGACGAGATCAATCGTGCTGGAGCTGATGAGAATGACGCAGATGAGGCTCCGGAACGGAGTCAGCAGGGCGCTGGAGGATGAGGCTGACCGCCTGCTGAGGGAATCCCTGGCAGGGGTCACGAGCCGCAGTGCCAAGTCCGACATCCTGACGGAGTGGAAATACGAGGACCGGATTTCCAAGGAGGTGTACACCTCCACCGGATTCGCCGACCCGGCGGTGCGCAAGGGAATGTACCGGCGCTCCTGGAACCGGCGCTACCCGCACCTGAACAGCCGGGACGGATTCTATCCGTCTAAGCGGGTGCAGAACGGCCTGGATAGTTATGTCGGGGACGGGGATCACGCCGACGGCGATGAATGACATCGAGGTCCGGACGGTTTCCATCGGGGGCAGGGAATACGACAAGCCGTTTGACCCCGGCTGCGCCTGCTGCCGGTCGCCGTGGCTGATCCAGATCGACGACATGCTCTCCCAGGGCTACTCGACGGCCGCGATCCGCCAGCTCCTCAAGGGGCGCAGGCCGGCCTGCCCGCACCCGGAGATCATCAGGGACCACACCGAGCACCTGGCCGCCCCGCACCTCCAGATGCGGATGCAGCTCGAAAGCCGGAAGAACGGGACTGAGGACCTGTCCCTGGTCAAGGTCCCGGACGCTGCCCAGGCGATGATCCAGGCCGGGTACGCCCGCCTGGCCAGCGGCGAGATCGAGGTCACTGCCAAGGACCTGCTCAAGGCGATGAGCCTGCAGCTCCAGATCGACAAGGCCGCCCAGCAGAACAGCATCGACGCCTCCGTGTGGCAGGCCGCCCTGATGGAACTGGTCGAGCTGGTCCAGGGCTACCTGAGCCCGCCCCAGTGGCGCAGTTTCGTCGAGGACGCCTATGCCTCGCCGAGGATGCGGACGATCATCACCGGCCAGCAGCCTGTCCTGGCCGGGAAGGAGAGTGAGGGGTGAGGAGTCAGTCATGATGTCGGCAACGCCGCTTGTCCTTGCCCTCAGACTTGTAGTCCCGGCCGCATGCTGGGCATTTTTCCTTTCGGCTGTTTCTGTGCCTTCTGCGCTCTGCCGATTGCTGGGCGTTATAAGCCCGGGTTCCATACTCCAGGTTGCTGGGGATGTTGTGAATCTGGATGTCATCTCTGTGGCAAACTTCTTCCCCCGCCGGGACTGGCCCGATGAACGTGAGCGCTACAAGTTGGTGAACCGCTGTCTGTTGCCGAGTCTTGTTCCTGCACAAGGTCACCTGAAGGTAACCGCCAGAGGTCTCCGTCTGGATAAGCATGCGCAAATGTCGGATGCTCCAGATTCGTCCCCAGTCAGAGACTTCATAACATCCTTCGTATCCGGGGATAGTGAGCCATGTCTCATTAGTCTGGGGCTTTTCGGGAAGTCTTCCTCCGCAGCGCCACCATCGCTGATGATGCCCATTGCACATGCCGTACGTCTTTATTGGCCTCAGGCAACCAGGAACCAGGCAGGTGCTATCGCTCATGGGTAACAGCGTACTAGAAGTACTTGACTCCGAGGTCGATGAGATCACGAAGATCCTCTCCGTCCTGCAGGACCGGGCTCGCCTGAAGGCGCACAACTACGAGGCCTTCGAGCGCGAGATCCGGAGCCGCTTCGAGGACATCGGCTTCGCGGTGGACGTGAACTGGCATAGCTACGCCGTCGGGGGCGTCGTTCAGGCCGGATCGGCGATGCCCGAGGTCACCGTGACCGGCCGCCTCAGCTCCTTCGACCCGGACCGCCAGGTCTGGGAGGTCACCCAGAACATCCTGGAGCTGCCGGGCCAGGACAAGGGCGAGGTCATCAGGACCGACCAGGGGGATGCCTTCAAGAAGTTCAGGGCCGGCGGCGGCATGGATCACGGCCGTTCTCACGGACATGGTCACCCGCACTCGCACGGGCACTCTCACTGAGATGCCGAGGCCCGGCTTCTGGGAGGCTCCCGACACCGGAGGGATGAACCCCCTGGAGGTGCTCGGGTGGTACGACAACCTCCCGGTCCCGGACCCGATCACCTTCGTCCTCAGCGAGCACTGGCTGGACAAGCCCAATCTCTACCCCCGCCAGGCAACCCTGCTCAAGATCATCTTCCTCCGCGACGACCTGTTCACCGATTACGACCACCAGGTCATCGCAGAGTGGATCAACGACTTCAACGAGACCAACCCTGACGCCGGAGTCGAGAATAAGTTCACGGCCCGCACCAACGGGATCCAGCCTGATGTCTACGAGCGGATCGCGTGGCTGAAAGCACACAATTACCGGTGGTTCCGCGAGGTTATCCTGGCAATCGGCCGCCGTGGCGCTAAAGGCTATGTCTCTTCCCTGGCCATGGCCTACGTGCTCTGGAATTACCTGGCCAAGGGAAACCCCCAGGAATACTACGGCATTGACCCGAACAAGCAGCTCTCGGCAATGATCTTCGCGAGCAAGAGGGAGCAGGCCAAGGAAAACCTCTGGGGGGACCTTTACAACGTCATCACGACGGCCCCGTGCTTCACGGAATACATTTCCGCCCCCCTGGCGGAATCGCTGACGGTTTACGCTCCCTATGATTTCGTCCGGATGCGGAAGATGGCAGCCCGGGGCATCCGGACGACCCGGGACATGGCGAGCTTCTCGATCGTCCCCCGGGAGTCCACCCTGGTGGCTCCCCGTGGCCAGGCCGGCTTCCTGGTCGGGTTCGACGAGGCCGCCCACGTCAAGAACGCGGGGATCACCCGCGAGTTCGGTGCCGTCTACAATGCCGCCACCCCGTCCCTGGACCAGTTCGGCACCGACGCCTTCATCATCCTGCCCAGCTCCACCTGGGAGATGACAGGGCGCTTCTACGAGCTGTGGGAGCTGTCCCTGCAGCGCGAGCTGCACGACGACCAGCTCATGGCGGTCTACCAGAACAAGCTCATGCTGCAGCTCCCCTCCTGGGGGCCGTACAAGGACTGGGAGCGGGCGCACGAGCTGGAGATCTTCCCGCCTGGCTTCACGGGGGACCTGCAGGAGCACGCCGAAGTTCCCCGCTTCCGAAAGCTGCGCGGGGCGATCCAGGCCTACGACGACAACATGCGCAAGGAGGAGCGCGCCAATCCGGACGCCTTCCGGGTGGAGCGCCTGTCCAACTGGGCTACCGCGATGGACGCCTACCTGGCTGCCGCCCGGGTGGACGGCATGTTCGCCGACTGGGGCGAGCGCCACCCTGACTGGGGACCGCCGCACCTGGAGAACCAGGTCCGGGGACCCCTCCTGGTCAGCTACCGGGCGCACGGTGACCCCTCGAACGTCAACTGCCGGTTCGGCTTTGCCCTGGCCCACGAGGAGCCCGGCCCCGACGGCCTGAATCACGCGGTGTTCGACCTCATCCACTTCTGGGATCCGGCGGATTACGACGATCACTTCGTGGACTACGACGAGATCATCGAGTGGATCTACTCCAACGTGGTCACCAGGTTCCAGCCGGACGAGCTGACGTTCGACCAGTTCAATGCCCCGGCCACGGTCCAGGCGCTGCAGAAGCGCGTCCGGGCCGGGCACCTGCAGAAGAACGTCCAGGTCTATGTCCGCGATGCCACGGCCGCCCTGAACTGGAGTACCTACGAGACCTTCAAGGCATGCCTGAACATGGGGCTGGTGCATGCCCCGGTGCACATGGAGGCGGCCCAGGAGCTGAAGTTCCTCCAGAAGCCCGAGGGCCAGTCCAAGGTCATCTGCCCTACCTCGGGCCCGGTCCAGACCAAGGACATCGCCGACTGCGTCGCGATCGTCACGGCCGCCCTGCTCGGCGAGCAGATGGGCACCTTCCTCGGCCGCGACCTGGCCCGCCAGCGGCCCGGCCTGAGTCTCCCCGGCGGCGACGACCCGTACAAGCGGTTCGACCCGGGCCAGTTCTCCAACCCGTTCGGCCTGGCGCTCGGCCAGTCGGGGATGCACCGGGGCCTGCACTCCGGCATGGGGCGCACGGGCCGTCCCGGGGCAGGCTACGGGGGCAGGGGCACCTCGCCGCGCCGGATGTCGCGATCTTGATCAGGCTCACCCCCAGTCACTACACTAACTGGGTAGCTTGCAATATCTTGACGTGAAGAGGTGAATACCTTATGCCGGTGAATCCCGGTAAGTGCTCTCGTTGCAACCACCCGTGGTCACTCCACGGCAACGGCACCACGCCCTGCAAGGCAGTGGGATGCAAGGGAGGCGAGGCCGGCCCGTGCCCGGAGTTCCAGGCGGAGCCTGAGCCCGCGATGAAGTAGAGCACGGAAGTAGCAGGAGGGAAGAATGACTGCCGACCTGCTCGCTCACTTCGGGGCTGCCCGCCCGGGTCGCGGCCGGAAGTCCTGCGCGTGCTGCCAGGGCTCGGGAGAGCACCGCGACGGTCACGAGTGCTATCCCTGCGACGCCAGCGGCACCCTGGCCGCGTCCGAGCCACAGGGGTACTGCGACGACCACCCGCCCCGCCGCCGCCACTGGCGGGAGCTGACCGCTGATGTCCGGCGCAACGGGGTGCAGCACCCCCTGGCGATCGAGGACTTCCCGGCTCACGGAGGCCCTACCACCTTCAACGGCATGCACCGCCTGGATGCCGCGCAGCGGGCCGGAGTTCATGACGTTCCGGTCGTGGTGCGTCACCAGCCGGGCAAGCCGCCCGTGATGACGGAGCACCGTCCTTCCACCCCGGAGGAATTCGACGCCGCCTTCAACCTGGAGCGATCGGGCCGCTGGGCCGGGGAGAAGACTGCCGCCCGGATGATCCATCTCTGGCATCACACTTCCCCGTCAGGTGCCCGCCGCATCTGGAAGGACATGGCGTTCAAGCCGGAGGAGAACGACGAGCACGGCCGCCCGGTGGTGTTTTTCAGCAACGCGCCTTTTGCCCAGGCGAAGGGCTACGGGAATGACGCGGTGCACCTTCACGTCCCCGAGCAAATGGCCCGCCTGGAGGATGAGTTCCCGTCCGGGGAAAAGCACTATTCCATTCCCGCTGCCAGCATAAAGCCCGAGCATTTCCGCTCCCTGTATGACGACGATGCCCAGCAGGAGCAGTGGGACAACTGGCGTGAGCGGAATGCTGCGGCCCGGCAGGTACTGCATCGTGGAATCAGCATCGAGATGGCCCCGGATGACATCACCGGGGCCTACCGTTCAGGTGGTCATCCGGCGGTGCATGACCTTATCCGCCAGCATGTCGGTGAGCACCTGGGAGAGCACTGGTCGGCGCGGGAGGACATTGCCCGCAGGTTCGCGCATCCGCTGACTCACGAGGCGCGGACAACAGTTCCGAGCCCGTTCTACATGCACGTTCCCGTCGTGATGCACGGAAGCATCGCGAAGTCTCACCACGTCAGCGATCCCGATGAGCTGCGCTCGGCCATGGTAGAAGGGCACGGCTGGCAAGGACTTACCCACAAGGACGAGCAGGAGACGCTTGTCAAGTCCGGCGCTCCGGTTCGCATTCACCACATGGAGGCATCCCTCCCCGATCGCCCGGACTGGCCTGAGCACCTGGATGAATCCCGGTGGGAGGAGCACGGTCTTGAAGCATGGGAGCATGAACCTCACTCCTGGCAGCGGATAGGCGGCCCGGATCGGCACGTGGCCGTCCGCCAGCAGGAGGGTGACGAGCGGCAGTTCGGCGACTACACGATGCGCTACCGGACGTCGGACGAGGGAGAGCGCAGGCCCCGTCACGTCATCGAGGCCTGGCACCCCGATCATGAGCAGGCAGTCGGCAAGCTCTCCTGGATGGGCACGAAGCACCAGGTCGAGAGCATCGACGTGCACGCGCAGCATCGGCACAAGGGCCTGGCCACGGCCATGTGGAACTGGTCCCAGGAGATGACGCCCCGGGCGAAGCACTCCACCGACCGGACTGACGACGGGAAGGCATGGGTGCGGTCCCTCGGGGCGGCGGCCTGGGAGCCTCCGTCGGCCGAGGAGCAGTGGGGAGAGCACCTCCGGAAGCTCCGGTTCAGGAAGCGCAGCGAGCCGCTGATGCACCGGGGGCTGGCGGTCGAGCTGCCCGAGGACGTGCACCGGTTCGTCCACGATCAGTTCCAGGACCCGGACAGGCAGGCCCAGGCGATTGCCGACCACCTGAGGGACAAGCCCCTCGGCATGCACTGGTCCGCGACGGAGCAGGTGTCCCGGCACTTCGCCGACTTCGAGCGCAGGACCAACCTGCCGGGCTCGACCAAGGTCATTCTGCATGCGAAGCTGCCCGATGTCGGGCACATAGAGACCGACCGGAGACGCCTGGGAGAGGGAGGTGTCTCCAACTACGGCGGCTGGGGCGGCAGCGAGCGCGAGATCCCGCTCAGGGAGGACGCTCCGGTCAGGATCAAGGGCATCACCTGGTACGGGTACGGCAACCGCAAGCGCACCGGCCAGACTGACTCCTGGTCCGGGGAGCACACGGCGGCTGTCTCGCTCCCTGGTTTGCGCAAGGGGGCCATGACCAATGACGAGCTGGACCAGCACCTGGAGAACTGGTTCCATCCCAGGCGGCTAGAGGCTAACCGGGTTATCCACCCGCGCAGTGGATACAGCGTCGAGACTGGCGAGTCGCGCAGGCTTCACCACCCGGCGGGTAGGGGGGAGGGACCGGTTCACTTCGAGGTCTGGGACCATGGCATCCCCGGGGTCACCAATGCCCTGGCATATCCGAAAAAGGTCCGCGATGAGCCCGTGCATCATGTCTACCGGGGCGTTTCAGCCGATGAACTGGCGCAGGCCCGTGATCGCGGGTACCTCCAGTCAGACCGGCGCGGGACGATTGCTGACTGGGAGGGTACTAATGCGGCCGTCGATCCGCGTAGTGCCGTCTCCTACTTGCCCAGGAATGGCACCGGGCACGTGCTCAAGATCCGCCATGAGCTGGCGGATAAGTGGTTTACTCACTCGGCTGACGATTACATCAGGACCCGTGAGCGTATTCCTATGGATCGAGTGGAATCAATTTCGCCAGAGATCACCAAGGGCGACCAGGGGAACATCAAGGTGGGCGTGGCGCTTCCGAATAGCCAGCTAAAGCTCTTCGATATGACGCATCAGCCTCGCCCGCTGGCTAACCCACATACCAAAGGCAGCGAGTGGTTTCACGGGAGCCCGCATCGCTTCGCCAAGTTCGATAACTTCAGTCCGCTTGAATTCGATCACGATGAAAGCGATACCTCGCACTGGAACACCCTTATGGGATCGCACTTCACCGCTGATCATCACGTTGCCAGAGAATTCAGTAAGGGCGAGCACCGGAACCCGGATTACGAGCAGGAAGACCCTGACGATCAGCCGGCTGGTCATATCGTGCATGCCCGCCTGAACATTCGGAACCCTAAGCACTACCACTCCGAGCACGACATGGATCAGGAGGTTTACGAGCACGAGTGGAAGGCGGGTAATCATCCGGAGAAGCACCTCGACATGGCGACGTACCGGGACGCGCAGAAGGAAGGCTGGCACGACGAACTGAGAGAAGAGATCCCGGCCTATCACTTCGTTGACCATGGCGACCGCATGCGGGACCGACGCGAGCCGGACCCGATGCGCGCGGGCCATCACCACACCGCTCAGCACACCTACGCGATGGGGTGGCTGAATGCGCACCCAGACAAATACGAGATCGCCCAGCGCTTCAGGAAGCACCTCGAAGATCAGGGTCATGACGGCATTACCTACGGCAATGAGTTCGAGAAGTCCAGCCGTGGAGCTGCCGCTAATACTTCGGCGATTGCCTTCCGCCCGCACCAGATCGAGGCCCGTCTTCACGAGGGAAACGACGACAGGATTTCGCACGAGGCAGCGACTGCCGGGCCGGTCAGCCGCTTGTCCGCTCCGCTGCCCCAGGGCACTCGCTGGATGCCTGCCCGGGGCATCTTCGGCCCAACTTATGGCCTGGACCACCGGCTCTTCACCGAGGCCGGCGAGCTGCGGCCGGAAGTTCGTGAATCCGTCATGGAGAAGTGGGATGCCTTCTGCCGGGATCAGGGCTTTGTCCACTGGCAGGCTTGGAGCAAGGTATATTTGAGTGGCAGCGAGGCGAGCCGCTGGACCGGACCTGAACTGGAAGGTAATAACGACCTGGATATCTTGGTAGGAATAAATTATTCCACCTTCTATCGGGATAATCCAGGATACTCTTCTATCTCCGAGTCTGAGATTGATGGTTTCTTTAACAAGCTGATGCGTTCTGCACTCAATGACCCGGATTATCATCTGCCAGGAGAGCGCGATGACCGAGATCTGGTTTCCGGTCAGGGACTGGGAGGAGCTGTACGAGGTGTCTAGCTGCGGGCGCGCTCGGAGCCTCCCCCGGCAGACACGGCGCGGGCTCCGTGGCGGCAACTTCTTGAAGCTGCAAGCTGACAGGAAGGGTTACCTCTATATAGCTATGTCACGTGAGGGCGAAATTACCCGTGGATATATCCACCAACTCGTCTGCGAGGCAGTTAACGGTCCGTGCCCTGACGAGTTCGAAGCTCGTCATCTTAATGGCGAAAATCAAGATAACTCTCCTAGTAATCTTGAGTGGGGCACCAAGAGCGAGAACATGCTGGATTCAGTCAGGCATGGCACGCATAGGAATTCGCGCAAGGAAAGATGCCCTAAGCATGGCTGTGAGTACTTCTTCCTCAAGGATGGAAGACGGAATTGCCGGAAATGCGCGAGGGAGTCTAAGACGGGGTTTTATGATCGGAATAAGGAAGCTATTCTTGCTGATCATGCAAAGCAAAGAGCCCAGGATCCGGAGCACAGGCGTCATATAGAGCGGGAATCTAAGAGACGTATCCGTGCCAAGCAGAAGGAGCAGCGTGATGCCACAGCGAGCGCGTGACTCTTTTGATATGACCTGGTACGTTAACCACGATGCCTATGATATCCGGCAGATCAAGCCCTATGCCGCTTATGATCTGACGAATAACACTTGGGCAGTGGAACCTCCTGATCTGCCCGAGCACAGCGCGGCTGACTTCCACCCCGCGCTCCTCACCGAGGCCCGTGCCGTCGCTGCCCAGCTCCGGGCGATCCTCAAGCTCGACGAGCCCCAGCGCACCCGCCAGGCCAGGTCCCTGTGGCAGTACATCCACGACATGCGCTCGGAGGCGTTCAGCGGGGAAGGCGAAGGGTGGTCCGACCCGGGCAACGTCATCGAGAAGTACCTCGACCAGCACCCCCATAACCTGCTGGGCAAGCTGCGTGCGCTGCTCTTTTCGAGCACGGGCTCGATACAGGATCCTGACGAGGACGAAGGCGAGAGCGGCACTCTTCATCCTCATGAATTCGGCAAGCTCACTTTCAGTGATTACCCGGGCCGGGACATCAGTTATGTTTCCGAGGCACTGCATCACCGGGAACCGAAGTACATGGCTGAGCTGACTGATCATGTCCGCCAGCACGGAGTGACGCACCCGGTTGAGATTGCCCACCACGGAGAGGGCGAATGGGAAGTCGGCCAGGGTCATCACCGCCTGGTTTCTGCGTGGAAGCTCGGGAAGGGCATCCCTTACGTCCGCACTCCAGAGCACGGGGACTACTGGCCGGAGGACAGCGAGAGCCATCTCAGGGACAGTGATCACTGGCGTAATACGCGCAGGCAGCAATTCCCCGAGGAATACAAGGCATATATGCGCCGGGGCGAGCATGATGATCCGTTCAGGGGCAAATGGGCAGCTCGCAGGAAGAACAAGGGCCAGGTGAATTACCGCCCGGCCGAGGGGGAGAAGCGCTGCGGGAGCTGCGTCATGTTCCGCCCCGCGCCGGGTGATTCGGAGCCCGGAAGCTGCACCCTGGTCAAGGGCGGCATCATGTTCGACTACACCTGCGACGAGTGGTACGCCAAGGGCAAGACAGCCTCCTTCCGGGACGAGGACCTCCCGCCTGCCCAGAGGGCCGTCTTCCAGCGGTATGACGAGCCCGAAGGGTGGCGGGGAATCCGGCGCCATTTCCTGGAGGTGGCGAAGAACCCCGAGCCCGGCACGCACGTCTGGCGGGGGGAGCACCGTCCTGCAGGAGAGGACCTGGAGCACGCTACCACCGGCATGCACTGGACGGCTGACCCCGACATGGCCATCAAGGGGTATGCCTGGCCGGGAAAGAAGGTCGTGCTCTGGCAGGGCCAGGTGGATCACCCGGACCAGCACTTCCCCCGTGACCACCCGATCTGGTACGGCCAGCACAGGTCCCTGGACAGCGAGGCCGAGGTGCGGTTCCGCCCCGGGGCGCAGGTGAAGCTGCACGGTGCTTACGTCTGGCACCACCCCGGAGGCGACGACACCGAGGCCCCCGGTCACCTCCGCTACCCTCGCGAGGACATGAAACGCGACCCGTCGGCCCCCGGCGCGGTCAAGCCGGACCCCGGGTGGGAGTGGCACCCGATGGACCGCACCATCACCATCAGGCACAGCGGGCGCGGCGCAGCCGACTACGAGCACCTGGGGATCCCCAGGGAGGCGGCTGCTCAGCGGCCAGAGCGGCTCTTCCATGCCTCAGCGGAGATGCTGGAACCGGGAACGGAGCTGACCGCGCCGCATCCTGGCGGCCGGATTTACATGTCGGGAGACCTGGGCACGGCACGCGAGTGGGCCGAGACGATCGGCAGGCACCACATCCACGAGGTCGAGCCCCACGGGCACCTCGGGAACATGACGCACCCGGCCGGCCTGCGGCAGTACATGGCTCCGGGCGCGACGGTGATCAGGCATGTCGAGACCACCCAGCCGTTCGCGCCGAGCACGGCGGCCGTCCGCACGGTCCCCTCCCGTGACGGGGCCGACGGCATCAGCAAGTCGATGATGGTGGCGATCGTGCCTCCCGCTGAGGTGCTCGACCACCTGCGGGACATCATGAAGCCGTTGCGGCACGAGACTGAGGCGCGCTCCAAGATGCACATCACCTTGCTCTACCTGGGCGAGGAAGATGATCATCCTGAGAGGCAGCTCGGCAAGCTGGAGGACCTGGTGCGCCAGTGGGCCAAGACCCAGCGGCCGTTCGAGGCCACGACCCAGGGGTCCGGCACTTTCGCGAACAAGGGCAACCATGCCCTGCACGCCCTGGTGGACATCCCCGGCGGCCACGAGATCCACGGCAGTCTCCTGGATTTCCTGAAGGGGCACGGCATCTCGGCCATCCCGGCCAAGCATGGCTTCCTCCCGCACATCACGCTCGCCTACAGCAAGCAGCCCGTGCGCTTCCTGCCGCAGGTGAAGAAGATGAAGTGGCCTGTCGGGGAAATTTGGTACTGTCGGGGCGGACGCTGGGAGTCCATTCCGCTCGGAAGGAACTGACATGAGCCACACGATCCTCATGCTGATGGGCGCAATCCCCCACACGTTTACTGTGGGCATCTACCGGGGCGGCCACGGCAACATCGGCTTCGAGGGCGCGGTCACCTGCCATGCGGCCGTGTTCAAGGATCACATGACACTCTGGAAGCTGTATCACTGCGGGAGGATCGGCCACTGATGACAGTAGGGGCGCAGGCTGTCTATGACGAGCTGAACAGCCGCAAGGGCATCCTCGACGGGATCGACGACCGCAAGATCGTCGAGGAGATCTGCGAGGCCGTGTACGAGGCCGTCAGGTCGGTGCTGCTGGATGGCTAGCTGGGCGGAGTACCCGAAGCGCAAGTGCCGGATCCCGGTGCAGGTCGAGCCGGTAGCGCACCTGTGCGAGATCCAGGAGCACCACCCCGGGCCGTGCGCGTCTCCGTCGGTAGCCGAGACGGTGCGGATCCGCGAGGCGTGGGAGGCCGCTCACCCGGGCTGGGAGAAGCTCTCCACGTTCGATGACCCGTTCGCGGAGATCAAGCCGTAATGTGCGTTCAGTGCGGCTGCATCAACGATCCGGGCACTGCCGTTGCCTGGGCTGAGGCTGGGGCCAGGTCCCGGGAGAAGGTCCTGGAAGACCGGATGCGCGACCTTGAGCTGCGCCTGAACTCCATGGAGCTGAGGATGCAGATCCTCATGACGGGAAACCGGAATTAGCCGTTGACCATGCAGGCTTCCTTGTAGTAACGTGAGGGTCCTGCGCAGTTCTCCCGGAGGCTGCCTGTACCGGCTGCCACCCCAGCCGAGTTGCCCCCGGGATCGCCCGGCCGCCCGCAACCCCCCCCGCAGGCGGCCGGGCCTCTCATTGCTCCAGGAAGGAAGTTCCTGCCTCATGGCGAAGAACCAGAAGCCGAAGGCGGCTTCTGCGAAGGTTGTCCGTCCCGCCGGGCCGAGCGCAGCCAAGCTGCGCCGGATCGAGGCCCAGCGTGCCCGTGAGCAGGCAAACCGGAAGAGACGCACTGCCAAGGACCCGACGCCCTGGGAGCTGGCGGACCTGGCGCGGCAGCAGGCTCATAATGCCGCCGTGGCCGACGGATCCTGGAACCCCGTCCGGCGTACCGAGCTGGGATTCCTGGTGCGGCACCGCTCCGGCGGCGGCCTTGTCCTGGAGGACCCTGGCGCGAAGATCCGCAAGGTGGTGCTCGAAGCCCGCGCCGAGACGGCGAAGAAGGCGGCTCGCGCAGCATGAGCGGGGATGAGCCCACCGAGCCCATCCCTGTCATCCGCGACGATCTGCCGCGCAGGAAAGGGCCGCCGCTCGCCTTCACCGCGCTGATGCTGGCTCTCGTCACGGCGGAGCTGTGCTTCTTCTTCCGCCCGGTGACCGGAGTCGAGATAGTTCTCCTCGCCGCCATCGTGATCGCGGTATTCTGCGCGTTGCTCTTCATCTCCCTTGCCATGACCTCCCTGCTAGCCCGGACCTGGTGGCTGATCACGTGGAACCTGAGGAAGCGCCGGACCCGGCAGCGGTACTCGCCCAGGCACTAGCCAGCTACCGGCAGCAGCCCCTGCTCGCCCCGCTCGCTGCCGGGTCTCCGCTAGTAGGCCCCTGCGGGCTCCTGAGCGCCCCGCTGGCGCTCGTCGGCGAGGCCCCCGGCCGTGAGGAGGCCGAGCGCGGCAAGCCCTTCGTGGGGGCCGCCGGGGATGTCCTGAACCGCCTCCTGAGCCGGGCCGGCATCCCGCGCCAGTTCTGCTACATCACCAACGTGGTGAAGTACCGGCCCCCGGGCAACCGCACGCCGTACCCGTACGAGATCATGGCCAGCCGCCCCTGTCTCCATGCCGAGCTGGACCTGGTGCGACCCGCGATGATCGTGTCCCTGGGCGGCGTGGCGCTGCGAGCCCTCGTGCCCGGCGGGTCCCTGGCCGAGCTGGAGGGCAAGAGGATGACCTGGAAGTCGCCGGAGAGCGGTTACTCGTGCGGCCTGGTGCCGTTGTACCATCCCGCTTTCACGTTCCATTCCGTGGAAGCGGAGGCCCGCATCCTGCGCGGCCTGATGAGCCTGACGGGAGTTGCCGGTGCCTGACGCCGAGCCGAGCAAGGAAAATGACTTCGACCTGGTAGAGGTGGGGGCCTGGCCCGCCGAGCTGCATGCCCGGATCGCCGGCCTGGAGGCCCTGGACCGCATCTACGAGCTGCTCAAGATCGATGCCCCGGACTCCCAGCTCTGGCACAAGGGCATGGACTTCCTGCGCAGTGCCCGCCAGGTGCGCCGGGCCGAGATCGCAGGGGGCATCCTGGCTGCTCACGGCATCACGCTCGAAGAGGATGAGGAACCCGCTCCCGCCTGACCCGGCGTCTCCCCCCGGAAGTTACGGAGGGGATGATGCTGACGACATGCTGGGAAACCGGGCTGGCCTGCCCGTCCTGCGGCGAGGAGATCATCCTCGGCGAGGAGATGCTCTACGGGCGTCACCTCAGTTGCGCCCGCCAGGCTGCCGAGGACAAGCACAAGACCGCCCGGGGCCGCACTGCCCTGGAGGTCGCCGTGGCCCAGCTAGAGGCCGGCGGCCGGATCATGCTGAGCCGGGCACAGCTCCGGGACCTGGTGAACCAGGCGTGCCAGTCGGGCTTGCCGTTCGCCCCGGTGCGCCGGCCGGACAAGGCGCTCGGGCCGATGCACTGGTACGGCCGCATCACCGGCTGGAGCCCGGCCCGGGTCGCAGCCGGGCTGTCCGCTCCCGAGGTGGCGGGCCTGTGGCTGGATTACATGGATGTCGGCCGCACTCCCCCGGTGAAGAACCGTGACCTCTCCGCGATCATTTCCGTCATCACTGGCTGATCCCTTCTCCTCCCCGGGAAGGTTCAGACAAGCGGCAGGAGGCTGGTTATGACGGAACGCGCCACGCTCGTGAGGGCCATCCAGGAGGCGCACGACGGGCGGGTCCTGGCATCCGCCGTCGCCGCCCTCGACACCTTCGACGGGCAGCGCCGTCAGGTGCATGCCCAGTCCCGCGAGCTGGACATGGCCGCCCGCCACGTCACCGCCGCGCTCACCCCGGTCCCCGTCCACGAGCACCACACGGCCGCGACCGACTGGCTGGCGGACTACGAGGCACCGGCCGACTACCGGGTGCCGATGATCGCCGAGGCGTCGGCGTGGATCCAGGGGCTCGACCAGGCTGTCCTGCATGACCAGGAGGAGTTCACGGCGCAGGCTTACGGCCGTGCCGCGTCCCTGGCCGGCCGGTACGGAGAGCATGCCGCCGCTGCCAGGAACGAGTTCCTGAGCGGCGTCGCGATCCTGTCGGCCGCCCTGCAGAAGGGGGCGGCCTCCGGCCTGCCCCAGATCCAGCAGACGATCGACCCGGACAACCAGCCGTCCGCTACCCCGATGCCGGGCCAGGTCTTCGACAACTTCGCTCCCGAGGTCAACGACTACAACGGCGGGGTGGAAAGCGACAACCACGCCAGCGCGATCAGCAGCGAGAGCGCCCCGCTGATCCAGCAGGTCGAGCAGCAGGACGGCGGCGGCTCGGGCTTCGGGTCCGGGCCGGAGAAGCCCGATGAGCACACCACCGGCTTCGACACCTCGAACAGCTACGCCGAAGTGCCGCTCGGGCCGCCGGGTACCATCCCCGCCGCCCCGGCTCCCGTCTCCCAGCAGGGCGGCCCGGCCACCCCGAACCCGGTCGCGGGGACGGATCAGGTGGCTGACAGCGATCACCTGCAGAACCGGGCCGCGTCGTGGAGCGTCCCGGACAAGGCCGGCTTCCGGTGGGTCACCGGCTCCGCCTACGCCGAGGCTCCTTTCCACGTGGCGTGCCGCGCCGAGCACTGGCCGGACGAGCGCTGCGGCACGGAGCACACCGCCTCGGTGGCCGTCGGCTACTCGCAGAGCTACGAGGACGTGGCCCGGAGCGTTGCCCTGGAGCACGTCGGCATGCAGGAGGGACGGCGGGTGATCGCCGCTTCCCGGACTTCGTCCGATCTCGTGGCCCATCACAACCGCCTGGTGACCGCTTATGCCGGGTCGGCCCGCGAGGCCGACGACGCGGCCGTGCTGCACGGGTTCCTCGCGGTGGTCCGCCCGGTGATCGCGGCCTGCAAGAAGTCCGATGAGAGCTGAGGTTTTCCGTGCCGTTCGCCGGTTATGAGAACTTCGACGCCTGCGTTTCCGCCAACGGGGACAAGGGCGACGCGAAGGCATACTGCGGGTACGTCAAGCACCGGGCCGAGGGCGGCCTGGCTCCCCGCACGGCCGCTGCCCCCTCCTGGGTGAAGGCAGCCGAGCGCGAGGTGCAGGCCGCCTCCTCGTTGTCGTACCCGCATGAGGTCGTGGACCCCAACAATGCCGAGGTCCCGCAGGCCGACCAGTTCAGCCCGGAGAGCATGTTCCCGCTGAACCCGGCTTTCCAGGGCGAGTGGGAGACCGGCCCGGGAGGCGCGCAGCCGAAGGGCGGCCAGCAGCAGAAGGAAGCCGGCATGAGGGCCTCGGGAGGCACGCACCGCCTGTTCGGCCGCATGGACGCCATGGAGGGCAAGCAGCCCCGCCACAAGAGCGACTACTCGGCGATCTTCAGCGACAAGGGCCACGGGCAGTACCTGCGCTCGTACAACGAGATGGCCGGGATGGTTCATACCATGAGCCAGCGCACCCCGTGGACGCAGAAGCAGTACGCCGAGATGACCGGCCGGCCGGACCTGCACAAGCACTACATGGGTGCCTACGCCGACGCGACTGCCCAGCGGAACCTGCCTGCCGGCACCCCGAGGGAGGCCGTGCGCCGCCACGCTGACACGCTCACCCGGCCGCACCAGACCACGGACGACTTCGCCCCGCCGTTCAACTCGGCCGCGACCACCCCGCAGCCGTCCCCGGGCCAGAACAGCTCGGACGGGGACTACCAGGCCGGGTTCAGCGAGGGCCAGCAGGACGCCCGCACCTCGCAGCGGCCGACTTTCATGGACAACAGCTCGAAGGTCAGCCCGTACGTCAAGGGGTACGCCGAGGGCTATGCGGCAGCCGGGCAGCAGTACGGCACCCAGGACACCCCGATGTCGCTCGGCGGGGACAGCGGCCAGGCGCAGAACGCCCAGGAGGCGGGCACCCAGTTCCAGGTGTCCAAGGCCAGCCTGCGTGCCTCGGCCGCCTTCGTCACCCCCCAGGCCCTCGCCCAGCCGGATTTCACCCGGGGATACCGGTACGCCCTGAACTGGAAGGGCGGCAGGCTCGTCAGCCAGGGCTCGGCCGCATTTGAGGCGGGGCTGTACGCGGGCATCACCGACAATCCCCGGGCCCAGGAAACGTGGGCCCGGGAGCATGACCGGCTGGGGTCCGTCCACGCGGTCCTGAGTGACCGCCTGGATGCTCACGAGGGCTTTACCCGGAGGTATGCCCGGGCCAACCCGAGCGTCTTCGTGCGAGGCCTGTACGTCCAGGCGGGCAGCTCTACCGACCTCATCACCGACGGCCCCGGAACCAGCCCGGACCCGATGGGCTCGACCCCCATCAACGGTCCCGGCACGCCTCCCCAGTCGGGCGGGCGCGGCAATCCCGGCCGCCCGGGAGGGGCCTCCCCGTACCAGGGAGCCGAGCCGCACGGCGGCGGCCCGGTGGTGTCCGATGACGTGGCCGGGCCGGCCCAGGAGCCGGCGAAGCCGGACGGCAAGCCCCAGATGGGATTCAGCGGCCCCGGGCCGGGCTACACCAACATCAACCTGGCCCCGGCCGCCCCGAACGACGCGGCCGGCCCGGGCTACTCGAACGCGGCGGCTGACCAGGGCAACCCGCACCATGACGGCAGGCAGGCCGCCTTCCGCGCCGTCGTCCAGTCCCGCCTGGCGAAGATGAGGGAGCAGTCATGACCACCCTGTGGGAGGAGGCCGGCTATGACCACGACGCCATGGAGCGCACCGCCGCCCTGGCCCGGGTCGATGCCGAGCTGCAGGACGTGATGCCGTTCTTGCTGATGGCCAGGACCGAGCAGGAGTACCTGCACCGCCGGGCCATGGCGGAGGACCGCCTGGTGACGATCGCGCTGCGGTACGGCGCGGACCCGGACGAGGTGGCCGAGGTCGCCGACCGCCGGTTCGGCCTGTACCACGAGGCCCAGATGCAGCGGATGGCGCTGCCCGAGGGGCAGGACCCGCTGGGCTGGGTGCCGGACGGAGGCGGCTTCGGCAGCGGCCCGGAGAAGCCCGACGAGCATGACGAGGGGCCTGATTTCAGCCACGGGTACTCCGAGGTGCCGCAGGGAGCACCCGGCGGCCCCGTGCCCCAGGTCACGGTGCCCCGGCAGGCTCAGCCCGCCGGGGTGAGCGAGGCGACGGCCGCCACCCGGTGCCCTTGCGGGCGCAGGCTCAAGGGGGGCGTGTGCAAGGCCTGCGGCAGTTCCCCCGGCGAGTGCGGCTGCAGCCCGAAGAAGTCGGCCTCGCGCCGTACCGCTGACTACCTGAGCGAGGACCCGCCGGACATGGGGGTGGGGCGGGGCTCGGTAGACACCACCGTGGCCCCGATGGGAGCGAGCCTGCCCTCCAGCGTCAGCCCGGACGACATGCAGCCCCAGCTCCCGGCGGGCGTCGGCCAGGTGACTTCCTCGGCCGACCCGGTGCGCCGCCAGGTCATCTCGGTGGCCGCCTCGATCGCGGCGGCCAACCCGGGCCTGCCCGATTCGGAGTGCCAGCGGGTGGCCCGCCAGGTGGTGGGCCGTTACCTGGTGACGGCGCTGTCCCCGGACCAGCTCACCAACTCCCAGGTATCCGGGGACCCCGGCCCGCCTCCCGAGAGCAGCGGCGGGGGAGGCGACAGCGGCGGGGGAGGCCACTCGCCCGGGCTGGCCGAGCACTACCTGATGGGCAAGGGCCTGTCTACCATGCTGCCCGGCGGCGGAGATGCGGCAGGCGGCGCGGCCGAGGGCGGCGAGGCTGCGGGAGGGCTGGCTGACCTGGCCGAGCTTGCCCCGCTGGCGCTGGCCTGATCCTCCTCGTCATCATCGTCGAGGCTGTCCCAGTACGCCTCGCACAGCGCGCAGTAGAACATGCCGCCCCATCCGGGGTGGCATGCTCCGTCTGCGCCGTGGTGGTGACTGCGGCTCAGGTACATCAGCGGACGCGGTCGTACTTGCCGTAGCCGGTGTCGTCGGCCGGGAATGCCCTCGGGCCGTCGGCCTCCAGGTCCCCGGTGATGCCCTGCTCGCGCAGGCTCTCCTCGCTGGCGTAGCGGATGGTGATCGTGTCGGCCGAGCCGTCGCGGGTGAAGCTGGTGCGCCCTACCTTGCTGCTCAGCGTCTCGCCGATCCCGGTGCCGAGGTCGGGGGCAGCGGAGGCCGAGCGCATCTCGAAGCCGCCTGCTCCTGCCATGGCCACGCCGGCGCTCAGCCGGGTCTGCAGGCCGCCGCCCTTGTAGATCACGGGGGAGTCCTCGAAACCGCTGACCGCATAGGAGTCATAGACGGGCACTGGCTTGCTCTTCTCGCGCCAGGCTGCCAGGCCGAGCACCCCGACGTTCTCCGGGGCTCCCGCCTGGGAGGCCACGGCGCGGCCCGGGTCGGTGAACACGAAGGCGCTCACCTCATCGTCGTTCCGGCGGAATCCGTCGCAGTCCCAGGACTGGTGACTGCCGACGACCATGCCCGTGCTGCCGTGCCCGGCTGCCTCGTCCCTGAGGGTGTTGCGCCCGTCCACGGAGCTGACGATCTCGATGCGGCCGGGGGCCTGGTTCTTCACCAGGATCGAGTAGCGGTAGCCGGCCATCCCGGCGACCCAGACCTGGCCCTCGTGCCGGTAAAGCTGCTGGGCCTGCCCGGACACCATGACCGACGCCTCGATGAGGCCGCCGGGACTGGTGATCTTTGTTCCTATGCGCATTGCATTTCCTCTCAGATCATGTTCCTGTCGTGATTCAGGTCACTGATGTCATGCGCTGCCTGGTGGAGTGCCATCAGGTAGCGTTCGCAGTCGTCTCCGTTCATGAAGGCGGTGAATTCCTCGTCGCTGGCTTCGCTTATCTTGCAGCCGGCGTACTGGTCGGCCAGTTCCCAGACTCGCAGGGGCAGTCCGCCGGGGGCCTGGTGCAGGTCCCTGAAATGCAGGAAAACCCGGGCCTCGGGGCTCAGGTCGCCGCCGTCCCCGGCCAGGTCGGGCGTGAGTGGCACGTCGCTGCTCACCGGGGCCTCCTCTCCCTGATGGCCCACTGGGTCACCACGTTCATCCCGGCCATGAAGACCCGGGCTTCCTGGACGCTGTCCAGGTGGATGATGTGCTGGACGGGCTCCGGCCCGTTGCCGGTGAGGGTGCCCGTCCCCCTGAGCACGCCGACCACCCAGGAGCCCGGGGGATCGGACGGCATCCAGTACTTCAGGATGCCGGCGGTGACGTAATTGGCGAGGGCGTTCCCCACCATCGTGATGGCGGTGACCTCCAGCATGTCATCGTCGGGCCGCTCGGACCGGCCGGCCTGCGCTTTCCAGAGCTGCCTGCAGCGCCTGCAGGTGGCATCCCCGGGATGCACGTCCAGCCACTCGATGCGCTCCCGGGGAGCTATCCGGACATTACACAGGCCATGGCCCGCGATCTGCTCCTGCGGCCCCAGGATGGCGTCGTCCCAGCGGTCCGTGGCCACCACGTGGGAAGGCTGGGCACCCCGGTACCGCACTGCCGCATGGGCAGTGCGGTACCCGCGCCGGATGGTCTTGTCGCTCACTGGCTGGTCCTCTCGCTGAACCGGCGGCTGAGTTCCTGCCTGGTGACGGCTCCCTGGCCGGTGTACCAGCCGAGGAACCGCTCGACGGTGAGATTCGTGCGCCCGGTCACGAGCACCAGCTCGCTGTCGGAGTGCAGGTGGCTCGTGCCGTAGCGCTGGTGCTGGCTGGCATGCCACCAGGAGGCGTCAGCATTCCGGCGGGGCACGCCCTTCCCCGTGGCGGGGGAGTGCATCTCCCTGAGGTGGCGGCGCAGTTCCGAGAGGTCCTGCGGGTCATCCCATCGGATTTCCCGGAGTTCCCGGGGATTGCGGTTGCTCACCGCGTCCTCGATCCGATCAGGGAGCCGCCGAGCAGGGGAGCGTCCGCGCCCCGGCGCAGCTCGGCGACGGTGAAGTCCGCGTCGCGGCCGTAGGCGCTGATGACGACGTTCCCGATGCCCTGGCCCTTGAGCCAGGAGGCGATCTTCCGGGTGGCCCAGTAGGGCTCGGGCAGCGTGTGCCAGCCCCAGGAGAGGAGCACCTTGGTGACCTGGGGGAACTGCACCCGGCCGGCCGGTCCGACTTCCATCGCCAGCTCGTCTGCGCTCGCGAAGTACGAGGCCACGACGGCGGGGATCTCGGTGCGCTCGGGGAGCTTGACGTTGAAGGAGACGACGATGCGGTCGGTGACCCGGTGGCCCTCGTGGTGGAACTGCGTCTTCGTGCGCTTGACCACGCTGTCGGGAGAGAAGCCCCTGATCGCGATGTACCACTCGCCGCTTCGCTTCCGGAGCAGGCCCGCGTACTTGTAGCCTGCCGCCGTGGCCAGCTCAAGCCGCGTGCCGTCGGGGGCCTCGGCTACCAGGGTCTGCCGCCGTCCGCTCATCGGTTCCTCCTGTGGTCGTTGCTTGGTGTTGATACTAGAATACAGGGATCTTTGTATTATTGTCAAGCCTGCGGGGGCCTGATCCAGCCCTGGCCGATCAGGATCAGGAATGCCGCCCTGATGGTCAGCAGGTGCTGCAGGGCCATTTCCTCGATCGCGGGACTGGGGCTGGAGTCCCTCCAGACGAGCCTGAGCACGTCCAGGCCGCGCAGGGAATTGAGGGCGTGGCCCAGCAGCTCGGCCGGGCTCAGGAGGCTCTCGCGATAGATCTCAGGGTATTTCACGATACTGGGGGCGTTGCTGGCCTTCGCCCTTCTCTCGTCCCGCCGGCCTGCCTCGTAGGCCCGCCGGATGGCGGTCAGGGCATCGGGGACGGCCTCTGGGGGCGTGCCCCGGGTGAAGCTCACGACCACCTGCCTGTCCAGCTCGGTGCCATCGGCGGCGAGGCTGATCTCGGCGAGGTCCCTGGCCTTGTACTCAGGCGTCGCGGTCACTTCGATGTAGTACCGGTCCGCAGGGTCCCGGGGCTCGCTCATCTCAGTCCTCCAGCAGGAAGAGTTTCAGCAGCCACAAGCTGGCTGCCACGACGAAGGCTACGATTACCACCGCGCCGGCGACTGAGGCGCTCATGACGGGGATGAGGGGCCACCACGAATGCAGGACCCCCACCTCGATCATCAGCCCCCACGACCACCCCCAGAAGGCGAGGATGGAGAAGGCCAGCGCTTTCAGGTTCCGCTTCTCGCGGCGCGTCATGCTCATATCCGCGCTCCGTTCTTCCGGTTGCCCTTCACTGCGTTCGCGATGATCTTGTCGATCTCCTCCTGGCTGGCCCCGGTGCCGGGAGCGGCAGCCTCGCGGGCCAGCAGGACGATCTTCGCCTGCCCGGCGGCAGTGATGCTCGCCTCGTGCCACGGGTGCTCGCCCTGACCGTAGTAGTCGCGCAGCTCGACCTCGTTGCGCAGGATTTCCTTGCAGCGGGCCACGGTCTCCACCCGGTCGTTCTGGTGGTCCCTGAACTGCTCGTCCTCGCGGAGCCTCTTGGCGAACTTCGCCGCTTCGCGCTGGGCCTTCTCGGCTGCCCTGGCCTCGATGGCCTCGCGGTCGCGGCTGCCGGGCGCGTGGAACGCCGGGTTGGCCGGCGCGTCGGGGAAGCAGACGGTGCAGGCCTTCTCGCCGAACTCGGCGATCATGGCGTCCTCGTCGCAGTCCGCCAGCTCGGGCAGCCAGCCGTACTCGGTGGTCGCGAAGCAGGTGGCGCAGTTCATGCCCCGGTGCACGTGGCCGTCCGAGCTGGTCACCAGGAAGTAGCGGTTCCAGCGGTGCACCGAGTGGAGCATGTCGAGGATGCCGATCTCGCGGTGGACCTCGCGCTGCTCGGCGCGGGCCGCGTCCAGGTCGGTCAGGGCCTTGTGCCCTGGCGTCCAGGTCAGCTCCTCGTGGTCGCACAGCTCGCGGATGGCAGCCTCGGCCTCGGCGAAGTACCCGACCCATTCGCCCTTGACTCTCGGCTGGGCAGCCAGGAAGCGGATCCGGTTCTCCAGGGCCGCCAGGCGGGCGGCATTGCGGGCCTTGGCCTCGTAGAGGGCCGCCAGGCGGGTGTCGGTCACCAGGGCAAGCTGGCGGCGGGCTTCGGGGGCTATCGCTGCTGTCATGCCTAAAGAATACAGGCTTTCTTGTAGTAAGGCAAGAGCCCGGGCAGGATTCTCTTCCTGGCCCGGGCTCTTGCTTTGCGTCAGATCGGCTGGGGGAACGATGCGTCGTTCAGCGTCTCGGGCAGGACGAGACGGCTGCTCTGCTTGCCCTTCCGGTACTGATTCCATGCCAGGATCACCAGCGCGACCGTGACCTCGGGGCGCACGTAGCCCTTGCCCTTGCCCTTCTGCTTGATCAGGCGCTCCCGCAGGATGTAGGCGGGATCCCTCTCTCCCAGGTTGACGCCGAGGGCGACCTGGCCGAGGAACTCCTGGCAGTGATCAGGGCTGACGCCGTTGAACAGCCACCAGGAGAAGCCCGCCAGCGAGCCGGCGAGCACCCGGCCGGAACGCCAGGTGAAGGCGAAGTCCCCGGCTGACATGATGCTCGGGTCGGCGTCGAGCACTGCCATGATCTCGCTCTTGGTCGGCCTGATCGAGCGGGTGTAGGGCTTGCCCATGTTCCACAGCGCGACGCGCCGGGCGACGGCAGCCAGCTCCCGGGCGGCATTGGGGGAGTGATTGACGCGGAACGTGTCCGTGAGGGTCCTGGCCCGCCCGGTGTCCAGCATCTCGAAGACATCCCGGGGGAGCCCCCTGGTGACAGACAGGCGGATGACCTTCTCGGCCTTGACGATCGCCGTCAGCCTGTGCTGGCCGTCGATCAGCCAGCCCTCGGGGTCGAAGGCGATTCCCTGGTGGGTGAGCCGCCAGCGGCCGGTCACCATGTCCCGCGCCATCGAGCTGACGGTGATCTGGTCGATGGGGCGCACGCAGGCGTCCCGCTCCAGGTAGTACGCCGCCAGCCGGGGATCGATGTCCTCGTATCCCTGCTGCAGGTCGAGGTCGGCCGGGTTCACGGCCGCAGCCGAGGGCTCGATGACAATAGGCTCCAGGCCCAGGTCCTCCATCGTGGCAGGGCGCAGGCCGGGGATGAGCTTCTGGGGCTCGGAGGTGGCGGCGAGCTGGCGTGCCTTCTCCGTGAGCGCCTCGCCGCGCAGGCTGCTGAGGCTGCCGTCGCCGCCCCGGGGAGTCCACTCGCTGCGTACCCACCAGGAGCTTTCGGGACTGCTCTGCTGGATGCATACCATCGCCAGGGCGGATTTCAGGTAGGCGTTGATGGCACGCCGTACCTTGGCCACCTCGGACGTGTCCTCGCGTGCCCCCTCCGGCCGCTTCATGTCAGGCCACAGGCGCTCGACGACGGAGTTGACGCTGCCCTTCCACAGGCGGCCGTGCACTCCCTTGTAAGAGAAGTGATCGACACCTCCCGTGATCAGCTCGGACACCCCGGCGTAGACGCACTGCCCGGTTTCCGGGAGCCTGTCGCCCTTCCACGGGGGAAGGCTGAGGGTTTCGGTTGTACTGGTCATTGCACCTCCTCCTTGTTCGTTTACTGCGTTCGGGAACCTTATCAAGGAACCTTGCAATGTGCAAGAACTACTGCTTTAGGACATCATGTCTTACGGAATGACCCGGAAGAAAGTGGTGGCGAGATGGCTGCCGCCCTGCCAGATCTCGTAACCGTGCTCGACGGATTCCAGCCAGTCTGTCCTGGCGATCCACTTGCGCTGCTCGCCGAAGCGGACGAACGGGCTGAGGTGCAGGCGGTGGCAGTAGCCGGAGGGCTTCTGGCGCAGGAAGATGATCAGGGGCCAGCTCAGCCCGTTCGGGTGGACTGTCTTCCATTCCTCGGCCAGCCACCTGATGCCGTCGATGGTGACCGTCCACTCGGGAGTGAAGCGCACGCCCCGGTCAGTGAGCCAGATCATGATCTCGGCTCCGGTGGCCTGCCCTCCGGTGCTCCGGCTGGTGCTGAACCAGATGTCGAATCCTGTGTCGAACTTGCCCTTGCGCCACTTTGCGGTAAGCCGGTCGTAGGCCGAGAACCGGAAGCTGCGGGGGAGCTTGCTCACCGCCATGGGCAGCACGCTCCCCGGTGAGCAGGCTCCGTACACGCAGCCGTAGAAGACCTCGGGGTAGGCCACGCTGGGACCGCTGCTGTCGGCCGTGGACTTCGTGACGGTGAAGGTCGGCTGCCCCTTCTTGTGGCTGATGCAGACGGTGGGGCTCGGCTGCCCGGGGATGGTGAACACGTCATCGCGCACGATGTACGCACCCCAGGGGCCGCTGATGGTGCGGCGGAAGTAAGGCTGGCACGTGCTCCAGGACCGGGAGGGAGGCTTCCCTCCGGCCAGCGCGGGGGCTGCTGTCGCCAGCGCAGTTACCGCGACGGCCAGTGCCGTTACCCCCAGGATGATCTTCCTCATGATTCGCTGTCCTCCTCTTCGCCGGCCGCAGGCAGCCAGCCGTTGTCGCGGATGTACTCGGCCAGCTCGGACCAGTTTTCCGAGGCGGCCGTGAGGAGCTGCCGGTCGAGCTGCATGCCCGCTTCGTCGGCATCCCACTGAGGGCGGTCCAGGTGCTCCAGGATGAAGCCCTCGATCAGGGCGTCCAGGGTGGCGGGGTCCAGGGCGTCCAGCTCCCAGGACTCATAGCCGTAGTTCTCCACGTACTCATTTGCCCTGGAGTCGGTGAGCTTGGCCGGGTTGGGCGGCGGGCTGTACTGCTCGACCTGGTCCATGTTGAGGGCAATGCGGATGACATGGACATCGGAGCCGAACAGGTGCAGCCGGTCGCGGATGTCCCGGCTCATGTCGATCCCGCTGGGGTCGTGGTCACCCAGGTGGATGATGACGGTGGGCTTGCCGTTCCTCTCCTGCTTGAGCAGGCGCTGGCCGGCGGACCACATCTCGGACTGGCTCACGTAACCCCGGCACGGGAAATAGGGGACGAGCCAGCGGTCGGCAGGCCGCGAGACCACGTCGGCCAGGGCTTCCTTCTCCACCCAGACCTCGACGTACTCGGGCTGCGCCTCCCACATCCTGGTGCGGAACTGCGTGCTGATCGAATACATGATGTGCTCTACGTCATCCCACTGGGGCAGCCGCTGCAGGTTCCGGGTGCGGTCCTCCAGGTGGCTCCAGTCGATGAGGCCGGCCAGCCGGGCGTCGTTGACGATCGAGCCGAGGCGCTTGTAGCTCTCCATCGAATTGGAGATCCAGGCCCGGCTGACGAACTGGTAGTAGAGCTGCCGGAGCGTGAGGTTGTACCCGGCCTGGGCGTAGGCCGCGCAGATGACGTTGGCCTTGTCAATGAGGTTCAGGGATGACTCCCTGAACCTTTGGCCGATGTAGGCGATCTTAGGCATGGGAGGCCCTCCTGTCAGCCGCTGCCCGGTCGGCCGTGATGCCGCTGGCCAGGGCGATGTGGGCATGGGCGATGGCGAGCATCCTGCTTTCGCGCCTCTCGTAGGCATTGAGGGCAGGACCCAGGAACCGGTCTGCGGGATTGTCCTCGGCGGCAAGCTGGCGGGCTACCTTGAGGATGATGTCCTCGGCCAGGGCAAGATGATGCCCTGCGTAGTGGAGGGTGGTGTTCCTGGACATTCAGTCTTCCTTCCTCGGAACGGGCTCCCACCAGCCGTACACGCAGCGCGTGCCGTCCCGGGAGCAGTCGCAGGTGTCCCGCAGGATGCCGTCCACCACTGCGGCGTAGTGCTTGCTGAGGCGGCACACGACGGGCCGGTCGGAGGGCACCTCGCCGTCGGCCAGGTGCACGGTGCAGCCGGTGCCGATGCCCATCTGCGGCACCCAGGCGAATCCCAGCTCGGCCATGAGCCGCCGCATGGCCGGCATGTGGACGCCGGTCCTCGGATGGGACCTGGCCTTGCGCCGCGAGCTGAGGCGCTCGTGCTGCCCCAGCTCGACGATGCGGTCATAGATTTCCTGGTAGGGCCTGCCGCTCACGATGGCGGCGGCCCGGGTGGCGCAGTCGCCGGCCAGGCCACGGTATCCGGCCATTGCCCGGCCGCCGTCGTCCAGCTCCCACCTCATCCCCTGTCCTCCAGGCTGCCCTGGCCCAGCCAGGCACGGGCATACCCGAGCATGTCCTTCCTGGCCTCCGGGCTGGCCTCGTAGAAGGCGTCCAGGAAGCGCGTGACGGCCTTCTCGCCGTCCCGGGAGTCCATGACCCGGAACTCCGGGGACAGCTCCAGCAGGGCGGTGAAGGCCGCCGAGCGGTCGAGGGGGAACCTCATGCCGGCACCCCGGTGACCTCTTCGCCGAAGATGAGCCCGGAGCCCAGCCGGGGGAGCACGTAGCCGTCCAGGGTCCATCCCGCGTTGTCCTCGCCCTCGATGTACCAGTGGTCACCGATCCGGTTGACCGTCCGGTAGTTCGGGGGCAGGTACCGCTCCAGGGTGATCCGGTCCTGGAAGAGAGCATCCAGCTCGGTCTGCCCTGGCATTTGCCGTCGTACCTGCAGGGTGCGGATCTTCGCGTAGCGCTTCACTGGGCTCTCCTCTGCTAGCTCCTGGGCAGCTTGCTTGGCTTCGCCGTAGGTAGTGAAGCAGTCGTTCGGGCGGTCGCCGTCTACTGTCAGCATCCATGTGGGCACCTGGTAAGCGAGGTTGACCATGCGCTCGATCCGGTACTCATGGCCTCGGTATGTTGCGTAATACAGACCGGGCATCTTGCGTGTCCACCTGATTCCCCGGGTATCTGTGCTTCTTTGCTGCATGGATCCATAATACAGAGATCCTTGTATCTAGTCAACTTGGGCATGAGAAAAGCCCGGGTGATGAGCCCGGGCCTTCTCGTTCCTCATGCCGTGGCTGCCGGCATCCTCCCGGTCCGCCTGTCCGGCATGATCAGGCCGGCTTGCCGCAGGGCGGCGATGGCGTTCTTGCTCGCCCTGGGGTCGGAGGTGGCGTGAGCGTGGCCGATCACCAGGGCCTCGCCCTGGGGCGGCGTCCAGCGGTAGTGCCCGCTGGACAGCCGCGTGATCACCCAGTCCTGCGCCTCGGCCTGTTTCGCCAGCCCCCGCAGCTCCGGGGGGATTCCGTTCCGGCTCATAGCACGATGTCAACGTTGAGCAGGCGCTCCCAGGCCTCCAGGCTGACGCTGACGGGGTGCCCCCGGGTGGCCAGGACCTCATACCCCCGGGCCTCCAGCCCGGCTGCCACGGCCGCCCAGCGCTCCGCTGCGGCATGCTCTGCGGCGAGCTGTGCCTCGCGGTCCGCCAGCATCCTGTCGTGCGCCAGGGGCGTGTAGTAGGTGGGCTCGTTGCCGTAGCCGCTGCCGGTCACCTTGATCAGGCGGCCCTCGCTCACCAGCCCCTGGAGCGCCCGGTACACCTGGGCGAACACCCGCTCGGGCACGTTGAAGCGGTCCAGCTTCATCTCGGCCACCACGGCCAGCCTGATCGAGTTGAGGTCATCCCGGCCGTGCTCGTGGCCCAGGATGTACTCGGTGGCGGCGGCTGCCACGTCCGGGTAGGACGGGCCTCGGTAGTACGGCTTCATCTGATCTCCTTCGAGCAGGGATGGCACTCGCACCACGACGGGCCGCCGTGGCTTCTTGCAACTCAGCAGGCTAATCAGACCGGGATCTCGTCCACGATGGTCAGGCTGTCGGCGCACTCGTCGCGCCACTCCCCGACCTGGTCGGCGGTGGGCTCGTCGGCCTGCGTGTGGCCGTTGCCCTCGCAGTCCTCGCACGGGATGGTGCTGTCGCCGTTGCACGCGTCGCAGGACCGCTCCACATCCTCGTCAGCGCCCTGGAGCGTCCCGGTGCCGCCGCAGTTGCCGCACTCGGTCTCGGCCGTGCCGGAGCAGGCCTCGCACTCCTCTTCCTCGGCCTCGGGGAAGTCCGGGATGGCCGCCGACTCGATCTCGCCGGCCCAGGATTCGAGCTGATCGGCGGTTTCCTCCAGCTCATCCGACTGGCTGGTCTCGTGCCCGAAGCCCTCCTTCATGTTCTCGGCTGACTCGCGCTTCTCGTCGGCGATCTCCCGTACCGAGCAGGCCGCCTCGTCCAGCGCGCCCTGCACGTCGTCCTCGGTTTCGCACTGGGCCAGGGACTGGCTGAACTCGTGGCTGACCTGGGCCAGGCGGGCATTCAGCGAGCTGCTGTAGTCCCATGGCTGCCAGTCCGGGCACGAGGCGTGCCGGCTGCGCCGGTAGCCGCTGTACGGGCCGCTCCTGGGGGTGATGTGCTTGTAGGGCGTGCCGATCGCGATGGGCTTGCGGCAGTGGTCGCAGCCGTCTGGCAGCAGCGGCCTGGCCCGGTCCTCGACGGTGACGGTGCGCCAGATCTCCCGGCCGCCCTTGGTCAGCTTCGGGGTGCCGTCCTTCCGCATGACCTGGGTGCGCTTCGGCTTCATGGTCGCGGTGTCGAGGACGGGGATGGTCTCGTAACGCTGCTGGGCTGCCCTGACCCGGGTGATGCGCGCCATGCTCAGGTTCCCGTCTCGATGTAGGCCAGCCAGTCCGCGCCGTCGGCGATGAGGTCCTTCACGGCCCCCCTGGTCAGCAGCTCGGCGAGGACGACGCGCTGGCGGGACTGGGGATGACTGCTGTCCTGCCGCCACTCCTCCCGCTCGCTGCGCCGGGCCTCGTGGGTGGTGATGCTCACGAGCCGGAAATGCATGACCGGCCCGTTCGTGTTCGTGCTGGTGCCTGCGGGCTCGAAATGGAACTCCGTGATGCTTCGCTTCTCCATGATCCCTCCTCCTTGCCTCGATAATACAAGGTTCCTTGCAACCAAGCAAGCGATTCGCTTACTTGCCCTCTCCCGATTCCCGGATCGCCTTGCGGCGCTCGCTGCCGCGTACCTGCTGGGGGCTCTTGCCGTGGCGGCCGGCCCGGCGGCTCAGCTCCACGCGGAGCCGGCGGTCCTCCCGGGTCGAGCCGGGCCGGACGTAGGCGGTGCTCATGTCAGCTTCCTTCCTGCAGGACGTGGCCCTGGGCGATCTTCTTGGCCTCGGTCAGCGTGCCGGGCCGGGCGACGGGCTTGCCGCGCTGCGGGCCGTACAGCCGCCAGGCGTCGTAGTAGCCGCTGGGAGCGCGCCCCTTGCGGATGGTGAAGAGCGGGCCGTTCCCGTCCTCCTGGGCGCTCTGCCAGCCGCCCTCTTCCTCCGGGTCCCTGCGCCAGGTGAGCTGCACGTCAGTTCCTTTCAGGCCGGGTAGATGCAGAGAACGTAGGAGAAGTACGGCTCGCAGTGCACGCCCTTCGGCTCGCTGACACCCCTGACCACGGGGTTCAGGCCGGGGAATTCCTCCCTGGCGGCGGCCAGCTCGTAGTCCCAGGACTCGCCCAGCGCGCCGTAGGCCCACTCGAACGGGCCGCTTTCCCAGACGATGGCGGGGCACGGCTCGCTGTCCTCGCGGCCCTGCCAGGTCATCATGAGCTGGGGCAGCTCGCTGGCGTCCGCCGCGACCATCGCGCTCATCGGCGCGTCATAGTCGGGCTTGCCGTCCGCCTGCGGGAAGTCGAGGCAGTAGGCCTTCCACTTGCTCTTGACGGCCGTCAGGACTGCCTGCGCCTGCCGCTTGCTGACCTTGGTGCTCTTTGCTTGGCTCATGTACCCAGAATACAGGCATCCTTGTACTCTGTCAATTCCCTTACTGCACGAAGGGCACGGCTACCAGTACAAGCCGCCCGGATTGTGATCAGTGAGGTGGCCCACGATGTCGATCGGGATGAATGCTTTCAGTGAAGGCGTCTCGTACATGGCCTGGATGATCTCGGCCGCAGGCCAGTCCTCTACCGGGAGGGAGGCGACTTCCATCCAGCCCCGGGCGTCCAGGGGGCCGAGGTCATCCAGGAATTCCGCCGCCTCCTCGCTGAGCAGGCCCCGGCTGGCCAGCTCGATTTCCTCCCCGCCCCAGGAGCAGGGCATCCCGGCATTGAAGCAGGAGCCTGATCCGTGCGGGCGGTGGGCGATCCCCTCGTTCCGCAGGACCTGGATGCCGGGCGGCTCAGTGCCCAGCCACAGCCGCAGCGTGGGATCTGCGATGACGGCCAGGGGATCGTAGACGCCTCCCAGCACGATCCACGAGTGCTGGCCCGGGATGCCGGCCGCGAAACCTCTGGCTATCCGCCCGGGGCCGTACAGGCCGGTCTGGAGCACCTTGAGGGCCATCTCATGGCAACGGGCGCTCCAGGTCTCGTACGGCTCTCCCACGGCCGCCTGGACGGCTTCCAGGGGCACGGCACGGGCCTCGTCCAGGGTAAGGGGCTTGCTCATTCTGTCCTCCTTGTGACTATCGCGTGCATGCAGAACAAAAATAGCGAGGATCCTTGTAATTGTCTACAAGGATCCTCGCTATCAGGAAGGCATGGTTTCACATGTCCATCGGGTAGTGACCCGGGCCGGCGCAGAGCCAGGCCGCCAGGCCGTGCTCGCAGGGCGGCGCGTCCAGCTCGGCCTCCAGGCGCTCGCGGTCCTCGTCCTGGGCGTTCAGGAAGCTGCGGTGAGCGGCCCAGTCGGACTCGTCGTTCGGGCGGGTCGCCTCGTGCTCGGCCGCAGCGTTGAACGCGTCCCAGTCCTCGTCGTCCCAGCCCTCGTACTGGGCGTAGGGGTCAGCGGACTGGTAGCGGATGTAGGAGGCGTCGTCCCACCACAGCGGCGCGGGCTCGGGGGCCGGTCCCCAGGCGTCCGGGTAGTGGCCGCCTGGCGTGCCGGGGGTAGTGGTGAGGGTCTGCATCCTGGCCTCCTGTGGTCGTCTCTCGTCCATCTAGTAAGAGAATACAGGAGTTCTTGTAATCGGTCAACCAGGACCGGGGAAGTCCTCCAGGACCTCGCTCATGCCGCCGCCGGCGAGCCGCCCTGCGATCCGCTCGACGATCATGGTGAGCCGCTCGGTGATCTCCGTCATGGTGCCGTTGATCAGCCGCTGCTCGGCGAGCTGCGCCTCCATGTCATCCACCCGCCCTGCGAGCGCCTCGATCCGGTGGCGCGCATCGCGCAGCTCCGAGTGCGAGTGATCCGTGGCAGCCACGCCGTGCACTTCATGCACCTCGTGCTCGTGGCTGCCGTCGCGGCCCCAGTTCATCATGAGAGCGCCTCGGCGATGACGCGGCCCAGCTCGGTCTGGGTGTCGGCCAGGTCCATGTACAGCCTGGCGCGGCCCGGGTCCGTGGCGATCAGCGCCTCAGCCTGGTCGGCCAGCCGCTTCGCCCTGAGCAGGTGCTCGCGGGCATCCAGCCCCTCCGGGCCGGGGATCGGGTAGCAGGACTTGTGATGCCCGCAGTCCTCCTGCTTCAGATAGGCGTGGAACGGCCAGTCGTGCTCCTCATGCATGTCCTCGTCCTCTCCTCAGCGCAAGTGGCTGAGATCACAGGTGCCGTGGTGCCGCTGGCCGCAGGTCAGGCAGGTTCCGCATTCCCCGCATACCGTGTGCCCCAGGTGGCTTTCCTTCATTTCCAGGTCTCGGCTATCTTCACGCTCGTGCCGTGCTCGCGGCGCAGCCAGTCCCTCAGCGTGACCAGGCTGGTGCCGTGCTCGGTCCAGGCGGCGTCGCCGGCGGCGTAACTGTAGATCCAGCGTGCTCCCCTCCGGCCGGGCGGGTAGACCATGCTCCGGCGCAGGATCCTGACCTCGGCGGGAGAGGCGGGCTGGACTGCGGGCTTAAGCTCCCGCAGCAGCGAGGCAGCCTTCTCGTTGCCCTCGGAAGCGAGCTTCTCCAGCAGGGCGATAGCGGCTTCCTCGCTGTGTGCCATGGCCTGGCGCGGCGTCGTCATGCATCCAAGGTATCAGTTACAAGCATCCTTGACAACGAGTAAGCCTGTGCTGCGTGCCCGGCGTCCCGCGAAGGTATGGGAGGCCACTCATGCAGCTCGAAGGTCGTTTCATCCGGATCGCCCACGACCCGGGGGATCCGCAGATCACCAGCCACTGCCCGTTCTGCGGCTCGGGCCAGGTCACCGGGCGCAGCGACGGCACGATCGACTGCGCCTTCTGCGGGATGAACTACATCGTCCGCGTTCAGCCGGCCTTCCCGGGCATGCCCCAGCAGCCCATGGGCCCCGGTGCCCTCACCGACATGGGGCCGGAGCTTGGCCCCGGCGGCCAGGAGGACCTGGGCATGGGCCCGCCGGGCATGGGCATGCCGGGCGAGGAGGACGAGGGCTTCCCGCCTGACGACGAGGGCGGTGACGAGGGACCGCCGCCCGGCGATGACGGGGGAGCCCCCTCAGGCGGCCCTGAGGACGACGGAGGCGATTCGGGCGCCCCGCCCCCGCCTGACAGCAAGGGCGGCGGGGACAAGGACCCTGGGAGCGGCAAGAAGCCGCCTAAGGGCAAGAAGAAGGGCTCGCTGTACCGCCCCCTGGCCGACGGGTCCGAAGCCGAGGCCGAGCCGGACCCGGAGGACCGCTTCGGCCGCGAGTACCCAGTCAGGAGCAGGTTCATCCCGAAGGGCCGGGATGACCGCAGGCCGAGGGACCCGGAGGGCACCGTGCACCGCTTCCTGGATCCCGAGGAGGAAGAGGCCTCCCTGCTCCAGCCCCGGAACCGCACGCCGTCCGTAGAGCTGAGGAGCGAGGAGTTCATCCCGCAGTTGCCGGAGGGCTGGCACCACCACAGCGGCCTTTACCGCACCCTCGCCGGGGATGCCCTGCCTGAGGACGCCTACGTGCGCCACCTGGCCGTGCTGCACAGCGGCAGTGACCCCAGGGTGCTCGCCGCGCTCCGCAAGGAGGCGCACGGCGTCCGGCAGCACGTGGAGATGTCGGACGACGAGATGCGCGATCACATGAGAGGCGAGCACCAGCGTCACGATCTCCCTGATGACGAGCGCATCAGGGACCTGCACTGGAATGAGCATGGCGACGGCCAGAGGCATGTGCATCCGGACATCGAGCATGAATGGGCACAGGCGGAGCATCCGGACTTCTTCCCTGGCGACGGCTTCGCCTACTCCAGGCACGAGGGGCCGATCGATCCCGTCTTCGGCAAGGCTGCCCGCAGCCCTGATGCCGTGCCCCGGGGCCAGCACCAGTGGCTGTACCCGGTGCCCGGCAGCATGGAATGGCAGCCCTCGACCGGCGGCCTGGAGCACCGTGCCCATGCCCGGCGCTGCGCATCCTGCGGCCTGGAGGCGCGGGCCTATCCCGGATCCCAGGGCGGCCTCCGGTGGCGCTACGCCCGTTCCACCGACTACAAGGGCGGTCCCGAGCGGGAGCACGGCGACCTGAGCCAGTGCCCGGGGAGGGCGGCATGAGCCGGCCTGAGAGCCCGCCCCAGGTGTGCGGCCGGTGCGGCCATTCCGAGACGCAATGGCACTGCGCCAATGACCAGTGCCTGTGGTCGCGGTGCAGGTCGTGCAAGGGAATCACGGATATCCGGTCACTAATGGAAGGCCAGGGAGCATGAGCATCCCCCTCGTCATCGCCGAGTTCACCGGCCGCTATGAGCGCATGCTGAGGCGGTTCACGTTCAGCACCGACAAGGGGCCGGAATGCCCCGGATACGAGTACGGCCACGACGCCAGCGTGATCACCGGGACCGTGGGCGAGGACGAGCACGAGCGCGTTCACGGAGACAACTGGCCGCATGATGACGACCGGTGGCCTGCGGCATGCGAGCGATGCGGCCGTGAGTTCGCGGACGGCGACCAGTGGCAGCGCAACGACAACAGGATCTTCCGGCTGCCTGACGGCACCGAGTTCCCGATGTGGGGCTCGTTCGGCCGCAACGCCCCTCCCGGCACCATGGTGCGCGCCGACTGGCACGACGCATACAGCCGCCATCCCGGCGGGGCCGAGTCGTGGATCATCTCGCTGCCCGGCGGTCATGAGTGGGTCAGCACCCAGCGCGCCTCGGACGGCGGGTACTGGACGGTCAGCGGGACCGCCCCGCTGCTCACCGTCACGCCGTCGATCCTGTGCACGGGCACGAACGGCTGGCACGGGTTCGTGACCAATGGCGAGCTGGTGGACGCGTGACCCGGGTCCCGTTCAATCCCCGGATCGGCTCGCACAGCGACCAGGGCGTCATCCGCCTGATGGGCGGCCGTGGCTTCGCGTTCGGCCAGCGGGGCCTGCGTGATGACCAGATGACCCCGGAGGTCAAGGAGGCCAGGAAGAACAGGCACGTCAACGGCAAGCTGAGCCGCACGGCGGCGTCGGGCTCGGGAGGCGGCTTCGGCGACATCCAGTTCGCCACCGGCCGGCCCCGGGACCCGCTGTTCTACTGGCGGCAGAACAACCTCCCGTATGACTTCTCCGAGAACGAGGAGCTGGCCAAGGTCAGGTCCTTCTGCAGGCTGCTGTACCAGACGGACCCGATCATCGGGTCCTGCGTGGACATCTTCTCGAAGTTCCCGGTGCTGGGCCACGAGCTGCGCTGCAAGGACGAGAAGCTCACCGAGTTCTACACCGAGCAGTTCTTCGACGAGGACCACCTGGACTACGAGGAGTTCCTGGTGGACATCGGCCGCGAGTACTGGACGGTGGGGGAGGCGTGGCCGTTCGCCACCTTCAACGAGGACCTGGGCATCTGGGATGACGAGGAGCTGCTCAATCCCGATGATGTCAAGGTGGAGCGCTCCCCGTTCCTCAAGGAGCCGAGGTACTTCATCCGGCTGCCGTGGACGATCCGCCAGGTCCTGCAGACCAGGCAGCCGGCCTGGGAATATAACAAATTGATTCAGGAGTACCCGGAGCTGGTGGCCTACACCAGCGAGAACAGCTTCATGCCGGTCAGCTCGGTGCTCATGCAGCAGCTCCGCTTCAAGGGGGACACGTTCAATGTCCGTGGAGTCCCGCTCCTCACTCGTGCCATGCGGCCCATGCTGCAGCAGGAGATGCTCAACACCGCCCTCGATTCGATCGCAGACCGCCTCTACACTCCCCTCATTCTCTGCAAGCTGGGAGCTTCGGCTACAGACCTGGGCACGAGCGTTCCTTGGATTCCCACAGATGACGACCTGGAGTCCTTCGAGCTGGCACTAGACGCGGCCCTGGCGGGTGACTTCCGCGCCCTGATCCACAATTTCGCCATCGAGATCGAGCAGGTCTTCGGCAAGGAGAACATGCCGGACCTGACCCCTGACTTCGAGCGGATCGAGGACCGGGTCCTGCAGGTGTTCGGATTGAGCCGCACCTTCCTGATGGGAGCCCAGGGCGGCCAGACCTACGCCGCCGACGCCCTGAACAAGGAGCTGGTCACCCAGCTCATGACGAGGTACCAGAAGTACCTGGTGCGCCATTTCCGCAAGAGAGCCCTCATCGTGGCGGAGGCCCAGGAGCACTATGACTACGAGGAGCGGGCCGGCAAGCGCTACGTGGTCATGGAGGAAGTGCTCGAAGAGGACGAGGAGACCGGCGGGAAGCGCATCACCGAGCAGCCGAGGCTCCTCATCCCGGACCTGCTGTTCAAGACCCTGAACTTCAAGGACGAGGACCTGGTCCGCCAGTTCACCGAGGCGCTGCGCGAGACGGGGGTCCCGGTGTCCATGAGGACCCGCACCAGGAACCTGGACTTCGACCTGGACGAGGAGGTGCAGCGCAGCCAGGACGAGGCGGTGCAGCTCGCCGTCGCCGAGCAGGAGACCCGCAAGCAGACGTTCATCGCGCTGAGGGACGGCGGGTACCCGGTCCCCCCTGACCTGATGGCCGACTTCGCCCCGATGGCCCAGCTCGAAGAGGTCCCCCCGGCCCTGGCCGCGCAGATGATCATGGCACCGAGGCTCGGCACCGACCCGCTGGAGCTGCCCGACCTGGCACCCACCGCCGAGGACATGATGCTCGGCGGGGAAGGCGAGGAGGAGCCCCCGCCCGGCGAGGGAGGGGACCCGTTCGCCCCTGACCAGGATGACGGGGAGTCCCAGGTACCCGGGGAGTCCAGTGACGAGCGCGGCGGGATGCCCGTCCCCGGAGGCGGGAAGACCCAGGTGCACGCCATGCGCAGGGTGACCGGCAGCGATGGCACCGGGACCTGGGACGGGACACGGGCACACGGGCAGGCTGAGGGCCTGCGGCATGGCACGGAGGATGACGGGGCGGCTCAGGGAGGGCACAGGGAGGATGGTGCTGTTGCCCCCCGTGCTCTCCGCCGCGTCATCAGCGACGCGGCCCTTTTCAGGAGAACCGCGAGGGTGCGCGAAGCTGTGATCACAGCTTCGGACCAGGGGGCACAGGATGCCCCTGACCTGCACGAGTTCACGGCGCACCGGGAGACCGAGCGGTCGGAGCCGTTCCTCGCGGGGCCGGCCCCGGCGTATGCCCGCACCCCCCGCCACGTGGGGATGCGCTCCCGGCTGGGCGTCTCGGGGGACGAGATGGACGGCGAGCTGTACCCCTAGGCCAGCGCCCTGGCGGCGTGATCGGCGACGGCCTGCTTCCACTCCTGCCGGACGGCCAGGGCCTCGTCGCGGCCGAGGCTCTCCCGCAGCGTCCAGGGGATGGCGCGCACGGCCCCGATCACCGCTTCCCGGAACTCCTCCGGCGTGCTCGCGAAGTCCATGATGTCGGCCGCGACCTGGGAGAAGGCGTCAAGCTGGGCGTCTCTCACGGTGGCGCGCTTCGTGCGGTCCCCGGCGTCCCGGGCGTCGCGCCAGAGGACGGCGGCCCGGATGATCAGCATCGCCCGGGGGGAGTACGGGTTCGTCGTCATGCCCTCAGTATACAGGCTTCCTTGCATCCTGCCTGCCTGAATGGCCTCACTTTGCTCCTACGTTACTCAGTTGCAATGATCATTGGATTCATGGCACGTAGGAGCAAAGTGAGGCTTTAGGCTGTCCCGCATGAGAATCTCAGTATGCGCATCAGCCGGCTCGTGCTCCTGCAGCCAGTGCAAGCGGGACGACCACTGCGGCAATCACAACGCCGGGTGTCATAAGAACTGCCCTGGCACCTGATCGTCGTCACTCTGCGTATAGAAAACGTTGGGGTTGGCCCTAGGGCCGGGGGACTTGCGCACATGACCATGTGTCCGCATCTGGCCTCCCGGACCAGGACAAACCTCGGTTACTCAGAGTTACCGTTGCCCCTCAGCCGCCCCAGTGCCGCTTCTTCCTCATCCCCTGCCCTTCATCAGCTTCCCGCCCAGCGCTGCCGCCACCGCGATCAGCGCGACGGCGATCCCCGCCCCGCTGCCGATGCCCCCGCCGCTGCCGAGCAGCAGGTGCCCGTGGTGCGCGGCGGCAGCGGGCACCCATCCCGGCTTCGCCGCCGACCTTACGCACGTCACGTACGGCGGCGGCTCGCTGGCCCTCGGGAACCACCCGCTGCTCACCCCGGTGCTGAACTGCACCCAGCACCACGCCGCCGCCCCGGAAATCACCATGATATTCTCCCTTCGATTACAAGGAAGCCTATCAAATCTGTGATAAGCTGTCATCATGACGACGACAGAGTGCGCCGGCCGGATCGGCACCGACGGCCGCTGCCTGGCCTGCCGCGAGGTAGTCTTCCCGCACGTCTGGGACCGGGTGCAGCGCCGCCGCCTCAAGCCGGCCGCCCGCAACGGCCTGCTCCCGGCCGGCATCCGCAGGAAGGCGGCGGCATGATCACCTGCTCCGCCTCCGCCAGCATCATCAGAAGGTGATCGTCATGAAGAAGCTCAGCGCCCTCCAGGCCAGGATGCTCTTTGCCCTGAACGCGGCCCCCGGTCCGGCCCCTGCCCGGACGCTGGCCATTGTCACCGGCCAGTCACCCGACGGTGCCCTGCGCGCCATGCGCCGGCGCCGGTCGCGCAGCACCCGCCGCATCGCCAGCCCGGGGCAGGGCCGGATCGCCCCGTTCCCCTGCCTGGGCCACTTCCGCCACGGCCGCACGGCCCCCGGGAAAGGACTGGCGTGAACAGCACTGCCCATGCCTTCCTCCCGGCCCTCATCTCCCTGGCCGTCGTCTCGGCCGTCCTGACGCTCGCCGTCCTCGGCCTCTGGGTCCGCGTCGGCGACCTGGAGAAGCAGGCCGGCCTGCGCGGGCACCCGCCTGTCGATTACAATGAAAGCCGCAATGATGCCGCCCCCGGTGAGGAACAGGAAAATGTGCACCACGAATGAGTCAGGAAAAGTGACCGCCGACTGCAACCGGTGCTGGTGCGTGTACAGCCTCGCGCCGCACAGCATGACCACCGTTGAACGGCGTCCGGAAGTGCGGCAATGCCGGATGCGACTACAGCGAGTGACCAGGGAGGATACATTGACCGCCAGGATGCCCGTCGGCTGCACCCAGGCCGGCGCCTGCGGGTGCATTACCTGCGGCCCGTGCCTGAACGGCACCGGCCACTGCGATCCCCGCTCCAGCCGCTGCCACGCCGGCTGCCGCTGATGGACATCCCCCTCGACCGCCCGGTCACCCCGCCCGAGGCCGCCGCGCTCAAGCATGCCGTCATCCCCCCGGCGGTCCTCGCTGCCTTCAACAAGCTCATCCTGCTGCACTGGGAGGGCACTTACGCCGAGTTCCCCGCCACGGACGTGCTCCCCGCCGTCTCCCGGGAGAACAGCTCCCTCGCCCCGGGCCTCGTCTCGGCCGCCATCGCGGGCATCGCCCCCGCCTACCGCGCCGCCGGCTGGTCCGTCACCTTCGACCGCCCCGGCTATAACGAAACCTACGAGGCGCACTGGATCTTCCGGAGGGCATCGTGAGAGCCCCCGCCGGCCGCCAGGGCCCCTGGATGGAGCACGCCGGGGCGTTCGCCTGCGACCTGCTCGCCAGCCAGGGCTTCGCCGCCCTCGGCGCAGAGCTGCAGGCCGGAGGAGAAATGATGACCCGGCAAGGACAGGGATTACCCGTGAGCCCCCGCCGCCTGACCCCGGTCCCCGTCCCGCCCGGCACCTGCCCGAAGTGCCTGGATCCCCTGGCGACGTGCGACGGCTGCCTGCGCGACACCTGCCACGACCCGCACGCCCCGGACTGCTGGCGCAACGTCGTCCCCCCGACGGGCTGACCCGTCATGTGGCAGAAGTGCCGTCACTGCGACGGCTCGGGAGAGGACGCCCGCCGGCCTGACAATACCTGCCGTCACTGCAAGGGCAACGGCGGCCGTGAGGTCCCCGACGGCACTCCCCCCAACCCGCCCCGCAAGCCGAGGCCCCCGCCCCCTCCCTCGTGACATACAAGGAAACCTGCATTAGGATGGTGACATGACAGATTACCTCAGCCCGCCCCGCACCGGCACCGCCGTCTTCGCCTGGCGCGACGGGAAGTTCCTGATGATCCGCCGTGGCCTCACGGGCTGCGGCCCGGGTACCTGGGGTCTCCCCGGCGGCCGGATGGAGCCCGGCGAGCACTGGGAGGACACCGCCGCCCGCGAGCTGCACGAGGAAACCCGCCTCACTGCCTCCTCCGCCCCCCGCTGGCGCGGCATCACGAACGACCCGTGCCACTGCGGCGAGCACTGGCTCACCATCTGGCTGGACATCATGAGCGTCTCCGGCGAGCCGGTCATCACCGAGGAGGCCACGGAATTGCGCTGGTGCACCATGGACACGCTGCCATCCCCGCTGTTCGAGCCCCAGTTCCGCAATTTCCTCGCCTCGTGCCCGCACCGGCCGCTCCCGGACCTGCGGTGCCGCCACTGCGACGGCCCGGCCGCCGCCTGCGCCAGGGAGCCGGCATGACCGCCGCCATCGCCTGCTATGCCCTGGCTGCCCTCCTCGTCCTCCTTGCCGTCCTCGCCTCCCGGCCGCGCCGCCGTCCCCGCCCGTCCCCCCTCGCCTGGTCCCATGACGGAATCACCTGGCACCGCGACCAGGGAAAACCGTGACATCCTGCCGTGCCGTCGCTACCCTGGGGACGGTGCGCGACCTCGCCTCTGCCCTGACCTTCTCGTCCTGCTGGTGCGGTGCCGTCGCCGCCCGGCTGGGCTGCGGATGGCGCTGCGCCGCCAGCCCCTGGCATGACCCGCTGCGCCGGCTTACCTCCGAAGGAGACGCGCTCCCCCGTGAACTCGCTCACCCCGATGCCGCGCCCGCCTTTTCACCCGGAGGGCGATTCCGCTCAGTGGTACCGCCGCCTGCCTGACGCCCCCGGGCCGGAGGAGCCGGTCTGGTGCCCTCGCTGCGGCCAGGCTTACCGGGCCGGCTTCTACATCGGCCACGCCTGGAACGAGCGCCCGTGAGCCAGCCGCCCTTCGCCGTCTTTCTCGACGGCCCGCTCCGCGACCGGTACTACCCGGTGGACCGCTCGTGCTTCACCCGGGGGCGCTTCCTCTACCGCACCTCCAAGACCCTGGACTGGCCGGAGGGGTTCGAGGACCACGAGTACTGGCTGCACCAGGCCGGCGTCTTCGGGAAGCTCATCCGGGCCTGGTCCCTGGTCCGGCCGCCTGAGCAGCCCCCGTGGCGTGACGCGGCCGGCATCCTGCTGTCCGGTGCCGCTAAGGCTGCCATCCGGCCGCTGCCGTGACCGGCCACCGTCCCTGGCGCGAGGTGAGGCACCAGCGAGCCCGCCGCGAGGCTGATAAGGTTCCTTGCATGTCATTTACCGTAAGCGTGAAGACCGCCGAGCTGATCGCCATCCTGGAGAAGAACCGGGCGCGGCACCGCAAGGTGTTCGAGGCAGCCCTGGAGGGCTGGAAGGCCCAGGCCCTGGAGGCCCTGGAGCGCAAGGCCGAGTCGCTCCGCCGGGGCAGGATCCCGGAGCTGCACATCGCCCTGGTCACGCCCCAGGACCGGTCCGGCGACTACGACCGCGTCATCCGGATGCTGGCGATGCACACGGGCGAGGAGATCGAGCTGGACGAGGCCGAGGCCGCCATGTACGTCGAGGACGACTGGGGCTGGACCCGCCAGTGGACCGGCACCGTCACCTCCTATGCCAGCGATGCCTACCTCGCCAGCTACGGGAACTGAGCCCCGGGACCCCCTGTTCGCCCTGGCAGCGGAGCCACTGCATCCCCGGTGGCAGCCGTGCCAGTGACGGCAGCAGTGGTCCCCCCGGCCGCAGCGGTGCCCGGACCAGGAATCGCACCCGCATGAGCACGACCCGGCGTCCGGGCACCTCGGCAGCCTGGTCACCCGCAGCAGCTCGCATGGCACCCGGCCGAGTGATCCCGGCAGTGCACCCAGGTCCCGAATCCCACGGGCTTCGTGCATTTGCCGCACCAGCAGTCGCAGCCGCCGGCGCTTCCGCATCCCTCCACCCCCCTCACATCCCGCAGAGGAGATGGCACCCGCTGGAGTGATTAACGCAGTGGTCCTTCGGATTCGCGCTGCACCCGCTGCACGAGCATCCGCAGCTCGTGAACGGGCAGGCGGTACCGCCCTCGGTCTCCCTCATCATGACGCTCCCCTGCATCCCCGGTGGCACCCGGCAGAATGGACATAGCAATGGCTGAAAATGGTATACGTGCAGCCGTCACAGGCGCACGTGCAGCCTGAGCAGCCGTCTTCGCTTTCCGTCCCGGTCACTTCCTTCCTCCTCATCGCTTTCCGCACCACCTGTGGCACCCGCCCATGCAGGTCCCGCAGTGCGAATAGTAGCGGCAGCCGCTGCAGGCGCAGGAGCAGCCTTTCCCCGGGCAGTCCGTCTCGTCCTCGGTCATTCATCTTCTCCTTTCCGTCTTCCACCTTATCATTTACAAGGAACCTGGTTAACGGGTAAGGTGGACTCATGACGATCCTTCCCGAGAGCGTGCTCCCCCCGCTGCCGGCGGAGCTGAGTCCCGTCGGTGCCTGGGACACCAGCCGCCCTGGAGAGCCCCGCCACCAGTGGGTCTACCGGTTCGCCTCGGGATACGGGGCGTCGGTGATACGCGGTGCCGGTGCCTACGCCACCCGCGAGAGCCTCCCGCCCCCGGGCGAGGGCCTCTACGAGCTGGCGGTGATCAGGTTCCACGGCCCCGGCCCGGACCACTGGAAGATCATCACGGACAAGCGGGCCTGGGACGAGGAGGCGGAGGGCTTCTTCATCCCGGCCATCCCGCACTTCCCCACCCCGCTGACTCATGACGTGCATGGCTGGGTCTCCCTGGAGCAGCTCATGAGGCTGCTCGTGCAGATCGCCGCCATCCCGCCCGAGCCGGTCACCGTGACCACCGCAGTCCAGGTCCCCGCCCTGGAGGAAGGAACAGCAGATGACATCCCAGGACTGGCGTGACATGGCCTCGGTCTACCGGGCCGGGGCCGCGCAGCAGCGTGTCTATGGCTACAACATGGAGCGCCAGCAGCAGGCTGAGGCCCTGGAGGCCCAGGCCCGGCGCTGCGACGAGATCGCGGCCGGGCGCGACGCTGCCACGGACCTGACCAGGGCAGACGATGCGTGATCGCGACGAGCTGAGGAACGCCCTGATCGACTCGGCCCGGGCGCTGACCCGCCAGGCCGCCTCGCTCCTGGCCCAGGCCTCGGTGCTCCCCCAGGACGAGGGAGGCACCGAGGCGGGCTGCCTGATCCCCACGGAGGTCCATAACCTCACCCGGGCGGCGGCCGGCCTGCGGGCGGCCAGCGCCAGCTTCCTGGCCTACTCGGAGGCATGCAGATGATCTGGCAGGGCCGCGAGCTGGCCACCACCGGGGACCTCATCGACGCGGTCGCGGCCGTGAGGTCCGGCCCCGAGGCGCAGGAGTTCCTGCGCGCCTACCGGGCCGTGAACCCGCATGCCGGCGAGAACGTCGGCTACGTCACCGGCTACCTCGGCCGGGAGGACGCCGACCGCATCATGGCGCTGTTCGGCGTCTGCCATCCTGTATTCGGAACAAGTCACCCGACGCCGGAGGAAGCCTTCGAGGCCGGCCGGCGAATCATGGCTGACTACCTCAGCCGCCAGGAGAACCGCGAATGACCTCGAAGTCCTTCCATATCGGCGACATCTTCTCGATCACCACCGGCTGCCTGGTGTCGCCCCGTCGCATCGGCGGCGTCTACGACATCCTGGGCTGGATGACCGGCGAGGACCTGATGACCCACCAGCTTCCCCGGGCCAGTGCCCAGTGCGAGCCGTCCCTGCGCTGGCAGCACAAGGACCTGGCCGCAGTCACCTACCCCGGCGGAACCGGCAGCGAGGCCGTTGACCGCTGGCTAGCCCAGCAGGTGGCGGTCTTCGGCGAGACGCGGGAAGTCGAGCCGCTCGCCGAGTCCGAGCGCCGTCACGACGTGAACCCGCTGCACGAGCTGGCCGAGCGGATCGGGCCGGGCAAGAAGATCATCCCCGTGGTGATCCCGTGACCACCGCGATCACGGTCGCGTTCGACATTGACGGCACCCTCCTGCGCCCGTCAGACGGCCAGGAGGACGCCGCGAACGAGCGCGTCCGCCTGCTCGTCGTCCTGCTCCGGGCCATGTTCCCCCGCCTCCGGCTGGTCGCCTGGTCGGGGGGAGGCGCGGACTACGCCGAGCGGATCGTACGCACGTTCCGGCTCAGCACGTTCTTCGATGCCTATGCCGCCAAGGGAGCGCTCGGCTACATCCCGGACATCGTGATCGACGACGAGGAGGTGCAGGGGCTCGGCCTGGTGCACCTGGTGCTCGGCCGGTGACCATGAGCGACATGCCGCACACGTGCAGCCTTCACCCGTGCAGCAAGTGCGGAGGGTGCCTTATCTGCGGCGGCGATCACTCAGGCTGCAAGTATGCCTAGCGATGCCGAGAGCTGCTTCGACCTGGTGACCAGGCCCCCCGGCTCCTGTCGGCGCAGTGCGCCACCTGCATCTTCCGGCCGGGCAACCCGATGCACCTCAGCCCTGGCCGGCTGCGCACGATGGTCCGGGCAGCCGGCCAGGAGGGGTCCCAGGGCATCATCTGCCACGGCACCCTCAGCTACGGGAAGCACCCGGAATTCGGCGCGGCGCTGTGCCGTGGCTACTACGATTCCCACGGCCACCTGAATAATTTCATCCGGATCATGGAGCGCCTCGGCGGCTTTACCGAGGTAGCTCCCCCGGATGACAAGGAACCTTGTAACTGATACTATTTTCCCATGATCCAGGTATTCCTCGACTGCTCCGGCGGCCACATCGCCGAGGAGCCGCGCAACATCATGCCGGGCGCGTTTACCCTCTGCCCGGAGCATGGCCGGATCGTGCGCGTGAACCACACGGTCACCAGGCCCGGGGACCTGGCCTTCGCGCTCCTGCTGGACGACTTCACCACCACTCCCGTCCGGGGCCTCTACCGCGAGAGCTGCTACATCTGCCGCGACCCCGAGTTCGCGCAGATGGGCCTTCCGCTGTGCCGTCCCTGCCCGGAGTGCCAGCGCGCCGGCCGGGGGCTCGGCCATATCGCCGCCGACGACGATCGCTGCGACGGCTGCGGCCATGAGGACGGCCCGGAAGACCCCCGGAAGGACCTGCAGTGACCACGTTTCACGTCCGCGTCAACGGCACCGCCGAGTTCGACATCACGTCCCTGCAGCTCGGCCTGCGGGCCGGGGCCACTGCCGGCCAGGCGCGCAAGGTGCTGTCCGCTTCCGGCAGCAGCCGCTTCTTCGGCGAGGATGATGACCGTCCCTCGGTCTTCACCTGCAGCGAGGGGGTTTTCCTGATCGAGGTCTCCGTGACCGCCGATGTCGTCCGGGTGCCGGATCCCGTCGCGCGGCTCCAGCGCCAGGGCTACCCCGTGGACTACGAGTAATGGCCCGCAGCGAGTACGTCTACGTGATAACCGCCAGCGGCTGCACCACCGGGGCCTTCACGGTCAGGCGCGAGCTGGCCGCCTGGCTGGAGCAGCCTCCCCAGCCGGCCTACCGCGCCGGGCTGAGGTACTGGCGCTTCCGGGACGGCGACCCGGACTACGACCCGTCGGAGATGACCCTGGCCGAGGTCCTCGGCTACGATCCTGAGCCCGAGGAGAGGCATGCCTGAGGCAGTAAGCGCCCGCGTCACCATCTACCGCAAGCTGGCTAAGGGCGAGACCGGGCTGACCCAGCTCGCATCGGTCCGGGTAAACCTGGGCACCGCGCTCCAGTGGATTCTCGAAGAGATGCCCGACGAGGCCTGGGAGATCAGCCGCGAGAAGTCGGAAGATCGCGCCTGGGATATCGTGACGCTCCGCCTCGACTGGTCGAAGGTGCCGGACTCGATCCGCGCCCCGGTGCTCCCGAAGCCGAGGGGCCGGTGACCAGCACGAATCCGACCCGCGAGTTCCGGTCGATGCACATGGGCCGCCACGGGAAGCCGAAGATCGCCCACCATGCCTGGGCCGGGGCGTGGCTGCACAAGAGGCGCATCGCCAACCGGTACAAGCTCAGCACCAACCGGGCGCAGATCTACCCGTGCTGGTTCGATGACGAGAACAACCTCACCGATCGCAGGCACTGGCACGTGGGGCACGCGAGATTCGAGCCATGGGTCGGGCAGGATGCCCTGGATCCCGGGCAGCGAGCTGTCCAGAAAGCCGCCGCCTTCGGCGGCTACAGGCTGTCCGTGGTCCTGACCCCGGGCGAGCTGGAGCAGCTCCGCAGCCTGAGCGGCCCGGCGGCGGTCCAGGAATTCACCATCCGGGCGATCCTGGGCCTGGCCAGGACCGGCACGACATGCTGCCACCTGCACCCGCAGGACTGCCTGCTCGAAGCGAGCAGGAACGAGCGAAGGCAAGGAGATCTCTTCATGACGCAGTGCACGCCCTGCAAGAACGCCAGCCAGGGCACCGGGTCGCACCAGGACTGCACCAGCTCCGGGGTGACGGACGGCGAGGTCCGCTGCTGCTGCGGGGTGAGGATCGGGTGATCATGCTCCCGGCAGCCGGACGCTACCGCCGTCTTCTCCGGCCGCCTCCCCCGCCGCCTGCGCACAGCGTCAGCCTCGGCCGGTCCGACGAGGACTGGCAGCACCTGAGCTGCACCTGCGGCCAGTCGTGGAAGATCGTGGTCCAGGTCTCCTACTCCGGGACCTTCCTGACGTGCCCGGCAAGTCATAATGACTGACGGCGAAGACAAGGAACCTGGTAATGTCAGCGATTCACGAGCCCTGGACATGATCTGGGCGCTGCTGGCCGGCCGCCAGGCCGGGAACATGCTGCTGCCGAACGAGCTGAACGTGCTCCTGCACATCATGAACATGAACGGGAGAAAACTTGCCTGACCTGCACCTCCCCGGGACGGAATCACCCGGCACCTCGTCGGACCTGATCGCCTCCCTCCGGGACCGTGCTCCCCGCCTCGCCATGGCGATTGCCGCCGGGCACGCGGCCTGGCCTGCCGTCACCAAGGTGAAGGGCCACGTCAAGACGCTGCGGACCTTCACGGTCCGGGTATCGAGCGAGGATGATGTCTACGATGACCTGCACGAGTGGGTGCTGTCGCTGCTGCCCCCGGCGAAGCAGCGAGCCCTGGTCGCCTGGTCATCCCGCTCCCGCCAGGTCATCATGTCCGGGGACGTGATGACCGAGGCGAACCGGCTGAGGCTCCGCTACGACGGCAGCCGCGAGCAGGCCGTCCGGGTCGGGGGCTACCGGATCCGGGTTCAGGTCGCCGAGAGCGAGGCCGCGCACGACGGGCGGTGGACCCCGCCCGAGATCGTCTTCACGGCCTCGTCCCCGCCGGGACGGGACGCGCTGCTCGCCGAGATAGCCAGGATTCTGGAGCAGGCCACTCGCGTCCGGAAGCGGCCGACCTTCCGGATCCTCGACAAGTGGGGCGACTGGAGCCGGCTCGACGACCTGCCGGCGAGGCCCCTGGAGAGCGTGATCCTGCCCCCGGGCCAGCTTGACCGGATCACCGCCGACATCCGCCGTTTCCTCGGTTCCGAGGAGGCCTATCTCCACCGGGGCATTCCCTGGCACCGGGGCCACTTGTACGAGGGAGAGCCCGGCACCGGCAAGTCCTCGACCGCCCTGGCCGTCGCGGGGCATTTCGGGATGGACATCTGGTACCTGCCGCTGGCCGACGTGAACAAGGACAGCGACCTCATCCGGACCGTCACCTACGTGTCCCCGCGCTCCATGCTGCTGCTGGAGGACGCCGATGTCTTCCAGGCGGCCACCCAGCGCAAGGAAGGCAAGAAGGACCGGACGGTCACCCTGTCCGGCCTCCTCAACAGCCTTGACGGCATCGCCACCCCGCACGGCCTGCTGACCGTGCTGACCACGAACCGCCTCAAGGCGCTCGACGAGGCCGTCATCCGGGAGGGCCGGGCCGACCTGCGGGAGAACTTCGCGCTGGCCGGCGAGGACCAGGTCCGCCGCCTGATCGGGCACTGGTACGGGGAGCCCTGGGAAGGGCCGGTGACCTGGGGCATGAGCCCGGCCGCCGTCAACGAGGCATGCAAGCGCCAGGACACTCCCGGCGCTGCGGCAGCCGACCTGGAGGACCGCTACGGCGGTATCCGCCCGGAGTAGGCTCCCCTGCAAGCGCCCGGCTCCGAGGAGGAAAGATGATCTGCCGTCCGTGCCGCAGCACCAGCCACGGGGAATGCCCCGGGGGCACCTGGTGCGACTGCGCCCATGAGCCCGGGCTGCCCGGGGGTGACTGCCAGGCCACCCTGGCCCGGGAAGAGATCAGCCTCCGGGTTGCCCTGGCCGTCCCGAGGCCCCGGGCTCGCACGAGGAGGGCCGCATGACCGAGGAAGAGAACAGGATCCTCCGCGCCGATTACGACGCCCAGACCGTCGAGCTGCTGACCCTCAGCGGCAACTTCGAGGCCACGGTGCAGGAGCTTCGGAGTGCCCGGAAGCGGCTGGAGGACCGGGCTGACGACCTGACCCGGCTGAGGAGCTTGCACCGGGAGATCCTGAGCGCCCGCGACAGCACCATCGGCAGGCTCCAGATGATGCTCGGCACGGCGCAGAACGAGCGGGACCGGGCGAAGCGCGACCTGGGGGTAATGACCCAGGACCATGAGCGCCAGCGGGTGGACCTGGCCGGGTACCGCTCCCGGGACGCCGAGGCCGTCCTGCTGCGCGGCCAGCTCGCCGAGAGCGAGAAGAAGCTCCGGGTAACCCAGTCCGCCCGGGCGGCAGCCGAGGACGACAGGATGATCCTGGATGCCGAGGTGTCGTCCCTCCAGAGGGAGAACTCCCGGATGGCCCTGGAGGACGCGGAGCGGGACCGCTGGCGGCCCCTGCTGTCTGTCCTCGGGCGGATCGACAAGGGCGGCAGGAGCTTCCTGGATGCCGCAGAAGGCCTTCTGCGGCATATCGGCCTGGAGGACTGGTGAGGGCCAGCCGCTTTACCGTGGGAAGCGTCGGGTGGGAGGATGAGTGACCGGTGCGGGAGGAACTGACGAGCAGGTAATCAGCCTGCAGGTCGAGCTGGCCCAGTCGCGCAGGAAGGTGACGGCAGCCGAGGAGATGACCCGCCAGGGTGGCCGCCGGATCATGGCGCTCGCCCTGGACCTGGACAATGCGCGGCTTGCCCTGTCCGAGCTGGTCGCGGCGGCCCAGGAGATGCTGCTGCACGGAGAGCACGAGGACGGCTGCGATGACGGCGACGATCCGTGCTCACTGTGCCAGGTCACCCTGGAGGTGCGCGAGGACGTGCTCCGGGCCGCGATCACCCGGGCCTCGGAACTCATCCCCGGCTTCGGGTCTTCCTATGCCGACCGGCGGAAGAGGAGCCCCCGGCCGGGGCTGCCGCCGATCAGGATCGGGCCGCCCGAGCTGCTGCACCGCCGCCGGATGAGGCACTAGATAAGGATCCTTGTAATCTGGTACAATGCTGTCATGACGAAGCGCACCAGCGGGCCGCCGCCCGGGAAGCAGCCCAAGATCCAGCCGGAGATCCCCGCCTCCCTGCGAGATGCCTTCCGCCAGTGGACGGCCGCCAATCCCGAGGTGGCAGCGGACCCGCTCGCGATCTTCGCCGCCGGGTACCGGACCGCCTGCGCCGACATCCTGTTCGGGAAGACCACGTTCGAAGATGTGCTCGGGGACTCCCCGACGCCGTGACCGTGCCCTCCTCCGCCCGGAAGTGGCGGAGGAGGATGCATGCCCGCGATCATCCCGCCGGACACCCGAGCACTCGGGCAGGCCGGCCACCTGCAGGATCACAACAACATCGCAGACGTTCTGAGCCTGATGCAGGGCCAGATCGCCTCGCTCCAGGCACAGCAGTCCGGCCTCCCCCAGCAGGATGTCTTCGCCACCATCCCGCCTTCCGGCGACCCGAGCGGCCTGGCCGACACCAGCGCGATCAACGGCGCGCTGGCTGCCGCCGCGCCGCTCGGCCAGGCCGTCCGCCTGGCCGCCGCGCCGTACCTGGTGAGCGCGCCGATCCTGCCGCCGCCGGGCACGGCCCTGATCGGGTCCCCCGCCAACGAGATCTCGACGTACCTGGACGGGGCCTGGGGCACGGTGATCAGGGCCGTGCCCGGCTGGTCGAACGGCACTGCCCCCTGGTCCGGCATCATCTCCGTCCTCGGCCAGCAGGACGGCGGCTGGCAGACCGTCTCGGTCGAGCAGAAGATCTCCGGGATCTACATCGACGCCCACCAGGTGAGCCAGCCGGCGGTGGACGGGATCCAGTTCTACGGCCACATCTCCCGGCCGCACGTCACCAACATGTGCGTCAGCCACGTCACCGGCAACGGGGTCAACTACGTCAACAGCGCCGCGACCGGGCAGGGGCCGGACGCCCCCTGGTTCGACCACGTCACCATCCGCTATGCCCAGGGCAGCGGGTTCATGCACCCGAAGATCAGCGATGCCAACTACCGCTGGTGCCACACCGAGAACTGCGCCGGGGACGGCTGGACCCTGACCAACCTGTCCAACGGGCTCCTCCTCGGCTGCCGGGCCGAGCACAATGGCGGCAACGGGATCACCTACACCAACACCAGCGCCGGAACCGGGTCAGGCGGGGGCCGGATCATCGGCTGCTCGACCGACCGGAACGAGCAGTACGGCTGCATGATCACCAGCAGCAACAACACCGGGGTGCCCCTCATCGTGGATGGGTGCTCGTTCCGCCGGGACGGCCGCAACGGCAAGCACGGCGGCGGCGGCTACGCCGGCCTCTACGTGAACGCCTTCCCCGGCGCGGTACTCGCCGGGACCATCTCCATCTGGCCCGGGACGGACGACGACGGCACCGGCACCAACAGCCCCGCCACCGGCATGATCCTCCAGGGCAACAGCACGTCCCTCACGGCCGTTACGATTGCCGCCGGGTGGATCCAGGGCGCGACTACGGCCATCACCGATGACAGCACCTCGAACTCTTCGTATGCCCAGGTGGTCCAGGCGACCGGGACGACGAACTCTCCCGTCATTACCGCCCGCTGAAAGGGCTTTACAGACTTCCTTGCATCAGATATCGTAACTGCCAGTGCGACTCGTCAACGGTGCGCGCTCCGACCCTCGGGGAGGCCCTGTCGCACCTGACCGACGACGAGCAGAAGGCAGTCCTGCCGCCCGCGAGGGAGGCGAGGGCACCTGAGGCTCACCGGCCGGCGTCCAGGCGGACGCCGGCCGGCTCGTTTCCCCCCTGAGGAGAAAAATGGCTTACTGCTCCGGGTGCTTCTGCCTCTGCAGTGACTGCGGGAGCCACAAGGACAAGCATCACTGCCACCGCCATGCCTACGGATGCCACGTGGGCTGCTCGTGAGAGCCACCTGCTCCGGCTGCGGGCGGGACATCACGCTGCGCGAGGACGGACGGATCCGGGGGCACGGCCCGGCCGGGAATGCCTGCCCCGGGTCCGGCTTCTACCCGGCCTCTCCGCCCCTGACCATCGGCATCGACTGGTGGAACGTCGCCAGTCACCACGCCTACTTCCTGCGCCTGGCCCGCGCTCACCTGATATGCGGGGACAAGGTCCTCATCATCTCCGCGATCGGCCCGCGCCGGCGCGGCACCATCGAGGCCGAGGCGCGCAGCGCCGGGTTCTCCCGGCTTGTTCCCGTGCACGAGGTCATCTTCACGGCCTCCTTCCAGGCCCCCGAACTCAAGCTGAACGCCTGCCGGGCACTGGGGGTCTCTGTCTTCTACGATGACCGCCAGGATGTCTGCGACCTGCTGGCGGAGGCCGGGATCCTGGCCATGCGCGTTCCCCGAAAGAGCCGCCAGCCCGACCTCGCGGCCGAGCGCGCCTGACTGTCGGCAGGAGCCGCTACAGTCCCCCTTGCAATCAATGGCACGAGGAGCCGCTATGCAGACATCGCTCGCGACTAACAAGATCACAAACCACATCGGGTGGATCCTGGACAAGTCCTGGTCCATGGATGCGCACAAGGAGACCGTCGTCAAGGTCGTGGACGGCGAGATCTCCTGGACGGCCAAGCGCAGCCAGGAAATGGACCAGGAGACCCGGATCACCATCTGGACCTTCTCCAGCCACGGGCTGATGGAATGCCTGATCTGGGACACGGACGTGCTCCGCATCCCGAGCATCGCCGGCCATTACCGCCCCAGCGGGAACACGGCCCTGATCGATGCCTTCCTGCAGGCAATCGACGACATGAAGACCACCTCGCAACGCCATGGCAAGCACACGTTCTTCCTGTGCGGAGCATCTGACGGCGAGGAGAACGACTCCGTTGCCCGCTACTATCCCGACAGGCTTCCGAAGGCCATCGCGGACCTTGACTCTAACTGGGACGTGGGCCTGCTCGTCCCGGACAAGAGCGCCAGCAACGAGGCCAAGAGGCACGGCTTCCCCGGGGAGAGCATCAAGATCTGGAACTCGTCCGGCTCCCACGCCGCCGAGGAGATGGGCGGTCACTTCCGCCAGGCCACCGAGGCCATGTTCCAGGCCCGCGCCCGTGGCGAGACCTCGATCCGGGGCTCGCTGTTCCGCGTCAAGGCCCTCTCCGAGGGCGACCTCGCAGGGCTCGTCCCGCTGACCCGGGGCTCGTACGTGGAACATGGGGGCAAGCTCCCCAGCGCGGCCGAGGACATGCGGATTGACGTGTTCGCGGCCAGCCATGCGGGCCGGTACATCCCGGGCAGCGTCTACTACCGGCTGACCAAGCCCGAGACCGTCCAGGACTACAAGCAGGTCGCGGTGCGCGACAAGAACGGCAGCATGTACTTGCACCCGGACCTGCGGGTGCGTCTCGGCTTGCCCCCGCTGGCCCCGGCCGGGTCCCCGGGCAAGTCCCGGGTCCGCCCGGCCATCGGCGGCCTGGACGTGTTCATCCAGTCCACCAGCCACAACCGCAAGCTGATCGGCGGCACCGAGGTGCTGATCCTCCGGTGACCTGGTTCACCTCGCACTGGCACTGGTTCTGGCTGTGCATCGGCGGCCCTGTGCTGCTGGTCCTCGCCGTCATCGTGATCGCCTCCTGGGTTCACGACATGGGCGTGGCGATGGAGCCGCATGAGCTGCGCCGCAAGATCGAGGTCGCGAAGCTCCGCGAGGAACTGCGGGACCTGGAAGGATAGACACCCGGGGCGCGGGGGCATTACAATGATGGTTGTTTTCGCCCTCGCGCCCCGAGGAGTATCCCTTTCATGAGCGCCTTCGTAGGCGGCACCGACATGCCCTGGCACCAGGTGGACCGGATCTACTGCCCGCCCGGCCGGATGAGCCATGCCCGCCGCGTCACCGAGGCCCCGGATGACTTCCCCATCCACGAGAGCCCGATCCTGCAGGAAGAGATCCTGGTCATGGCGAAGTTCGACTTCGACGTGCCGTCCATCTGGCCCGGGATCCGGCTCTGATGCGCGAGCCGGGCGACTTCGAGCTGGAGATGGAAGGCTGCCAGCCAGGGAGCGGGTACCCGTTCCAGGGAGACCCGTTCCCGGACATCCGCCCGCCGTCGGAGCTGCCGTCGTTCCTGATGCACGAGAAGCAGCTCGTCCGCCTGGACGGCACGCTGATCTGGCACGCGATCGAGCCCCAGGGCGTCGTGTTCGAGTGGGAGCCCGAGGTCCCCGTCGAGGGTCCGGTCCTGCTGCGGGCCAGGCACCTGCCCGGCGGCGCGTGGCTGGTGCTCGGCTACTGGCACGAGGGCTACCCCGGGGCGCTCTGGACCGACGGCGACCTCCCCGGGGAGGCAGCGACCGCACTGCGGAACCTGGAGGGATGGCAGGGCGGCGAGACCGAGTTCGTCGCGGCCGAGACCATGCTGGCCGGCGACGATGACCTGGAGCGGCGCGTCCGGGCTGCGTTCGCCCGTGGCCGGAAAGAAGGCCAGGAGACGGAGCGGGCTAGGATCATCGCCCTGATGATCAGGGCACAATAGATGATCATGTGGGATCGCTTCGTGCCGTTCAGGCTGCCCGGGGTCTCGGCCGTCAGTCCTCCGGCTGAGACCGACCCCGAGATCGAGGCCGCTTCCTGCGGCCAGTGCGGCCACCGGATGGTCTGGCATGTCATGGTGATGACCGGCGCGACCCCCATGGACGGCGCGGTCATCGTCTGCCCGTGCTGCCCGTGCTCCCTGACCTGGGCTCCGCCGGGGAACATGCTCCCCGGCCGCCCGCCCGCTCACGTCCTCGCGCACCTGCGCACGATGCTCTTCGGGATGCAGTGATGTGCCTGAACTGCGCCGACTTCGTCACCATGTGCGAGGAAGGCTCCTGCGCCGGGCCGGAGTACCTTCCCGACGGCCGCAGGAACCTCTACGGCCGCTTCCGGAAGTTCTACCTGGACGACGAGCTGTGCGAGCACCTGAGGGCTTCCACGGGCTTCTCAGCGGCGCGGGAGCTGGACCGGTCCGAGCGGCCGTGGCGCTATGAGGACGAGCCGGTTGCAAGCTCTCTTGCAGAGCCCGTAGGCTCGGTGCGTCGCCCCCCGCGACCCGAGGGAAAACGTACATGGGTGTCATGGATTCTCCGAGGAAAGGCGCAAGGATCTCCCGGGAGGAGCAGCAGCTCGCCAGCCTGACCGACGCGGTCAGGGAACTGCGCAGCGAGATCTCCGTCCTGACCCGTCAGCGCGACCTGACCAAGTCCCTGCGTGACCAGGAAACCCTGGTCGAGAAGCTCAAGCTGGAGAAGGACCGCCTGGTCGAGGCCAATGACCGCAAGGTCCGCGAGACCGAGCACCAGACCGGGCTGCTCCGCAGGCAGGTAGATCAGGACCAGGCCAATGCCAAGAAGCAGGCTGACCTCGCCGCCCAGCAGGCGAAGCTGGAGGTTCGCGAGGAGAACCTGACGGCTGACAAGAACCGGTTCGCGGAGGAAGTGAAGTTCCAGCGCGACTTCATGCAGGCCGAGATCGGCCGCCTGGAGAACCTGATCAAGGCCGTCCTGAACCGGGTTCCCGTGGTCGAGGTCAAGGCCGGGGGTTCCGTCTCCGCCAGGCAGGGTGACGATGACTGAGCCCGCCGGGCCGCGCCATTCGCCTGCCGAGCACCTGGTCTCGGCGGAGGACATCCTGGACGCGGTACCCCCGTACCAGCGGGGGGTCACGAACAAGGAGGCCTGGGCCGCGCAGGCCCAGGCGTCCTCCCTCCTGGCTGCGACTCACGCCCTGATTGCGATGCTGCTGTTCGAGGAATAGCGTGGCCAGCGTCAACGGCCTCTACTACGCGGACGGATTCGAGCCAGTGAGCCAGGAACCCTATCCGATCCGGTCGCTTACCTACTCCGTCATCGGCAGCGGCGGCAGTAACCTCAGCTACGGGTTCAGCGATCCGTACGTATTCTCGGGTTCGACGAGCACCGGGGGCATGAGTTACCAGGTTCAGCCTCTCAGGGAGCGCACGTCGCTGGAATGGCTGGCTGCGGAGGTCGAGGCGGTGTGCCGGAAAGGCCGCCTGTGAGCCTGCCACGGTGCTCCCGCCCGCTCGTGCTCGATCTCTGCAGCGGAGCGGGCGGGGCCGCCAAGGGCTACCATGACGCCGGATTCGATGTCATCGGCGTGGACATAGCTCCCCAGCGGAACTTCCCCTACGAGTTCATCCGGGCCGACGCCCTGGAAGTGCTCCGGACCCTTGTCTCCGGGCACCCCGTCGGGGCATATGCCCGTGAGATCGACCTGATCCACGTCAGCGCCCCGTGCCAGCGGTGGAGCCGCCAGGCCCGCTGCCGGCCCGGGCTCCGCGAGAAGTACCCGGACCTGATCACTCCGGCCCGGCCGCTGCTCCGGGAGCTGCACGGAGTGCACGGCATCCCGTACGTGATCGAGAACGTGCCCGAGGCTCCCCTGGTGAACCCGGTCATGCTCTGCGGTCACATGTTCGGCCGCGAGCTGTACCGGCACCGGCACTTCGAGACCAGCTTCCCCCTCAGCCAGCCGGGTCACCTTCCGCACCTGGTCCCGGCCAGCCGGGCGGGTCACTGGGTGCCCGGCACAATCATGTCGGTGGCGGGTCATATCGCCCCGGTCTCCCATGCGAGGGAGATCATGGAGATAACCTGGACGAACCGTGAGGAACTGGCGGAGGCCATTCCTCCGTATTACACGGAATGGATAGCCAGGAATTCCGGCCACGCGGCCTGACTAATCCGCCGTGCCAGTTGCATGAGGGTAAATTCCTCATTATCATCATCCGCATTCTCGTTTCCGTCCGTCAAGGAGATCGCAGTGCCCGCTACCCGTACCGAGCCGGAACCCCTGCTTACCCCCGCCGAGGTCGCTACCGCCTTCCGGGTTGACCCCAAGACGGTCACCCGCTGGGCCAAGGCCGGCAAGCTGATCTCCATCCGCACGCTCGGCGGCCACCGCCGTTACCGGGAGTCGGAGATCCGCGCCCTGCTCAGCAAGATCGACCCGCCCGCCTCCGTCTGACCATTTTCCTGCAAGGAACCCTGATAGCATCACCGGATGATGGTTCCCGCCGTCGGGGTGGACTTCGACAAGGTCATCCACGGGTACCGCAGGGGCTGGCATGACGGCACCATCTACGACGATCCCGTCCCCGGGGCCTTCGCCGGCCTGCGCGAGCTGATGGCGGAATATGCCGTCTTCGTCTTCACCACCCGCGATCCCGCTGAGGTGGCAGCATGGCTCCGGGGCCACGGGTTCACCGCCTACAGCGACGAGTGCCACCCGGGGCAGTTCTGGAACCGCCAGGGCGTGATCCTGGTGACTAACCGCAAGCTCGCGGCCGTCGCCTACATCGATGACCGGGGAATCCGGTTCGAGTCCTGGCGGCAGGCCCTCACCGAGCTGAATGACATCCGCTCCCGGGAGCGGGCATGAGCGAGATCGAGTTCGACTGCTGCCCGGACGGGCTGTTCATGATCTTCCTCGACCCGGTCCGGGACAGGTTCACGGCCGTCTGCATCGAGTGCGAGACCAGGTATTCTTGGAGCAGGATCGCCCTGGCTGACGGGCGGTCCCTGCGGGAGCGCCTGAGGCAGCACCGGGAGGCCCGCCGCCTGCTGCGCCGGGCCTGGGACGAGGGCTGGGAAAGCAAGCTCACCAAGTCGGGAGGAGGCGGCGATGGCGCTCCAGGAGAACCTGAGCCAGCATGATGCCTACGCGGCGATGATCGCGATCACCGACGACCAGGGCATCCGGGATGACCTGCTGGCGCGGGCCGGCACGCTCCCGGGCACCTGGGCCTGGCTGGTCCTGCCGGACGGGTCCGGGCTCGGCCTGCTGGCCCGCCCGGGCACCCCGGACTGGTCGTGGTCCGTAAACTACGTGCCGGTGTGAAGATCCCGTCAGCCTGGACGGCCGCGCACCCCGCCGCCTAGTACAGCCTCAGCCCGTCCGTCACCCCGGTGAACCTGTCCTCATAGTCCGGGCCGACCGCGATGCAGGTCAGTGTCGGCACCCCGTGGAACTCGGTCTCCCCGGAGTCGGTGATCTCCTCCACCTGGAGCCCGGCCTCCCGAGCCCTGGCAGCGACGGCGAGCAGTTCCTCCTCGGAGTTCACGCGGCAGGTGACCTTCTTGAAGCTGCCGCCGATCCACTGCGCCTCGGCAGGGGAGAAATCCACCCAGGCGCTGCACTCGCGGAAAGTCTCCCGAATGCGCTTGCTCAGCCAGGCCATGGCGGCGTGAGCGCCCTGGGCGATCTCCTTGCCCCGGCGCATCCCGAGGTCCTGCCGGATCACGATCACCTGCTTGACGCCCCTGAGGGCCTCGGCCGCAAGATCGGCGACGTCCAGCTCATCGACCCGGCGCTGGCCCTCCTTCTCGGCGCAATCCCCGCACCAGGGGCCGTCATCGCCCTTCTCGGGCCACAGGTCCATGATGATGTCCCCGTCCCGCTCCCGCAGGCTCAGGCCGATTTCGGGTATCTCGGTGCCGCATCCGCCCTTGCAGGTCAGTCCCATTGATCCACTACCTCGATCCTCGGCGGCGTATGTGAGATCTCCCGGTCGGTGGTCGTACTCCAGACGGCCGCGACCTGCGGATCTTCGAGGAGCCAGTCGCGCATCTTATGAGCCAGGCGCATGCGGAACAGATGCGCCAGCTCTTCGGTGTTCACCTCATGCTCGTAATGAGTGAAGGGCGGCCCGCCAACTCCGGTGGTCGTCACGTAATGCGCGAACCAGGGGTCGTCCCGGCTCATCTCCCACGGGTCGGTGTAGAGCACGCGCTCGCCGAGTACCTCCAGGTAGACACGGGGGTTGCCTTTGCGGTTACCCGTGAAGACTACCCGGACCTGATCGAAGTCGAAGTTCAGCTTCATGATCGGAATTGTACCAAGGTTCCTTGTATGATCACCAGATGACGAGGAACGCGAAGGCAGTGAGCCCGGAAACCAAGCGGAGGCTCTGGAGGCAGCAGGCCGGGCTGTGCCCGTGGTGCTGGCAGCCCATCGCGTACGAGCAGGTGGAGGGAATCACGGCCGAGAAGGCCACGGTCGATCACAAGCGCCCCCGGGCCCACGGCGGCACTAACAGGTTCAGCAACCTCCAGCTCATGCACCGGCCCTGCAATACCGAGAAGGGAAGCTCCTGCGAGGGATGCGACTTCTGCGCACCGGAGGGCACCCGGATCATCGAGCTGACCCTGAACGGCGGCACCGTCCGGTACCGGCTGGTGACCGAGCCCGAGTACCACGGCCAGCTTCTCGCCCAGGAACTGCTGGCCCGGCTCCGCTTGCACGGTGACCGCTGCCGCTGCAAGATGTGCCTGACCCTGACCCCCGCCGAGCGGCTGTTCCTGGACAGGATCCCGGCCCCCTATCAAGGAGAACCAGATGACGAGCAGGCTTGATGCCGAAGCCGACCTGTCCAACCGGGCCTACTCGGACCTGTGCGACTGGCTGCAGCGCAGCGGCAGCAAGATCGAGGTTCAGGGAGAGATCTACTCCTTGCCAGACGACAAGCTGTACGACAAGCTGGCTGACGGACAGGACGAGCTGTACCTGGAGCGCAAGTCTGACGGCAAGATCTTCCAGGCAGAGGTCGATGTGAGTCTCTACGAGGTGGAGCGGCCTGATGGCGAAGGCAGCGGCGGCTGAGCGCAGCATCTACGAGTACGATCCCCGGATCCCGCCCCGGCGGGAGGTCGAGAAGAAGATCCTGAACCGCGTCAATGCCCAGCGCGGCACCTACGGGGTCACGCGCTGGGCCGAGCAGTGGATCCTCACCTGCACCTGCCTGGAGCTGCGCGTCACCTGCGACATGAGCGCAGCCGACGCCTGGCCGGCCCGTCATGCGAAGTGCCGTGTCCGGGAAGGCCAGGCCGAACTGTGCAAGCAGGGCAAGCATGTCATGACCTTCGACAAGATCGCGAGGGTCTGGCACTGCAATTTCTGCCCGGCCGTCCGGTGAGGATGGCAGGCCGGTTCACGTACGGGCCATGTCACTGCCGGGACTGCGGAGGCGGCCATAACGACACGCGGCGGCATAAGCGCATCGAGGAGCGCCAGGTAGCCGCCGAAGTGCGGGAGGAACTCAGTGAGGATGCTCGGCCGGTACCGGCTCGGCTGGTGCGACGACCCCCGGTGCTGCACCAGCCAGCGTTACCGGGTCCGCAAGCGCAAGCGGGCCGAGCAGCGGAAGGTCGTCGCTCAGATCCGGGAAGAGCTTACACAAGCTCAGGCAGCCATTCCATCTTCGTGATGTCGAGGGGGACCCAGTTGCCGTCCTTGCCGTTGCAGTCCAGCCCGGTGACTTCACAGGTCCCGTAGCTGAACTTCACCGGCCGGGCGTAAAGCATGTGAAGGTGCCCGTGCATCAGGTGCGAGGGCCGCACGGCATCGACGACCTCCTGCAGCAGCTCGCGGTGCTCGTCGGACTCCTTGAGGTCCTGGTCGCTCCACCAGCGCGGCCGGTCCGGGAAGGCGTGCACTACCTCAGACGGGCAGTCATGAGTCACCATCACGTCGGCCGGCCCGGCCGCGATGACCGCGTTTGCCTGCTCGCGGGTGATCCTCTCCTCGGGCCACCAGTCCACTCCGGCGGTGCGGTTAGGCACCATTGACGGCTCGAACTGGTTAGTCCAGCGCCGCACGAGCCCCCGGCGGTCCACCGAGGCCGCTCCCCCGAGTGCCAGCCAGGACCGGCCGTGCCAGGCCCAGCGGAATCCACGGGGCAGGTAGAAGATCCGCTCGCGGTATTCCAGCGGCCCGCTGCCGTCCCAGCCCTCCATGGCGAGGGTCAGCTTCGGGAACTGCTCGTGGTTCCCGTCGATGAACCACAGCTCGGCATCCGTCTCCGCCAGGGCGGCCGACAGCGCGGCCAGGTATGGCTCGTCCCCGGGCCAGATCCCGAAGTCTCCGAGGTGCAGGAAGATTCTCCGCTCGCCCGGCAGGAAGAATTCCGGCCCGCGCCTGATCACGTTCTCCGCCCAGGCGGTATGCCCGTGCCAGTCCCCGCAGGCGATGATCCTCGTTGGCTCTCCAGTCATGCGGAGAGCGTACTGCGAGCCCGATCCCGTTGACTAATACAAGGATGCTTGATAAGGTTTACTTATACAAGGACGACCACAGGAGGACAGATGGCGACGCAGGAAGGCCAGCAGGCGATCCGGGATCAGGTCACCGCGAAGATGATAGCGGCCCTGGAGCGCGGGGTCGTCCCCTGGCACAAGCCGTGGCAGGGAAGCGGGGCCGCCGGGTTCCCGTGCTCGCTCTCCTCGAAGAGGCCCTACCGGGGCGTCAATGTCTGGCTGCTCGGGCTCACCGCCCTGGAGCGCGGCTACCGGTCCCCCTGGTGGGGCACCTACAAGGCCATCATCGACCTCGGCGGCAAGGTCCGCGAGGGCCAGAGCCACAAGAACGGGCTCGGCAGCACCGGCATCATCTTGTCGAAGACCTACCCCAGGACCGAGATCGACGAGAAGACCGGCGACAAGGTGACCCGCAGGATCCCGGTCATGCGCTGGCATGCCGTCTTCAATGCCGAGCAGGCGGACGGGCTGCCGGACTGGTGCTACCCCTCAGCAGAGGACCGGGGCGGCAACGGATTGCTGCCCGAGCCGGAGGAAGTCCTGATGGGCTACCTGCACCGGGACGGTGCCCCGGGGTTCCGCTACGCGGGCGACCGGGCCTGCTACAGCCCCGGCGAAGACATGATCACCATCCCGCATCCGGAGGGCTTCGACTCCCCCTCGCACCGGTATGCCACCGAGTTCCACGAGTGCGGCCACTCCACCGGGCACCAGAGCCGGCTCGGCCGGGCCGGGATCGCCGGGTTCGATCATTTCGGCTCCGAGCGGTACGCCGACGAGGAGCTGATCGCCGAGATGACCTCCGCCTACCTGTGCGCCATGACCGGCATCGACGGGGACGGGATCTTCGACAACTCCGCTGCCTACCTGGGCAACTGGCTGGCGAAGCTGAGGAACGACCACAAGCTCATCTTCCGCGCCTCGGCCCGGGCCGGGGAGGCAGTGGACTGCGTCCTGGGCCGCGTCACCACCTACGAGGAGAAATGATGAACGACCAGGCAAGGCTCCTGCTCGACGGGTTCGTCGATGACGGGTACGTCCGGAGCTGGCAGGAGCTGGCCACCGCACCGGGCAGCATCGGGGTGGTGATGTCCAACGGCCAGCTCGCCGAGCTGCGCAACGACGATGAGGCGATCCTGTTCGGCTGGGGCGTCCAGAGCGCCGCCCAGGCATGGCGGCAGGTCATGGGGGGCCGTCACCAGAATGGCGGCAAGAGCCCGGCCGAAGTCACTGAAATCCAGCGCAGGCTGGCAGAGAACCCGCGCACCGGCTAGTCTTCTCAGCGGAGCACCCCACCTCCTTGAGCGAGCCCCGGCAGACCCCCTCTTGTCCGGGGCTCGCTGCTTCCCCGGAAGTACGAGGGAGGTCTCGTGGAGCGCAAGATCCAGCGTCACGCCACCCGCCAGGTCACAGGAGCAGCCGGGGACACGGCGTTCCGGCAGGGCCAGCGGGTGCGGGTGCGCCTAGTGCAACCTGGACTCAGCTCGCCTCGCTGCGCCCTGAGCGAGCCGACAGATCTGACACTGGCGGTTGTTCGGTCGGCCAGGAGGACGGTAGGTGTTCTCCGGGGTGTACTCATGATCTTGAGGGCATTTATCTTTACTGGCCATGTTGTGTTTGCCGTGTGCCAGGGTGTCCTGCTTGTTCTCAGCGGAAGTTCCCCAGCAGAGATTCTGGGCGCGATTATTCAGGCTGTTGGTATCGAGATGCCTAGCTTCCAGGCCAGGTGGCCGGAGGCCATGAAAAGCAAGCGTGATCAGTTGATGAACCGGCCATGTCCGGCTGCTGTTATCGCGCGAGAGGTTTACTTCCAGGTAACCATGCCGATTAAGGCTGAGCTTCTTGAGGCCGCCCCGGGAACCTTGTCGCCGGTTGCTCCGGATCCGACCGTCGGAAGAAGCCTCATACAAGCCTTCATAACCAGGGATCGGCAGCCATCGTTCAGTAGACTCGGGCACAGGTGGACCTCCATGTCAGGTCTGCTGGTCCCGGTGGTGTTCCCGCACTGCCGGGACCGCTCTTCTGTATCTTATCAGGGGGCATAAAGATGGAGCGTCGGATTAAGCGGCATTCTTCTCGCCTCTCTTCTCAGGAGGGAGCCCTGGATACTCAGTTCAAGGTCGGGGATCGCGTAAGGACTATTGACGGATTCATCGGGCGCATTATTTTTGTCAGTGAGTCATTCTCTCCTGGAATTACCGAATACCAGGTCGTCCTCGACAACGGCATGGGCGGCGGTACCTACACGGCCAGCCAGCTCCGCCCGGTGCCCGAAGATCTCGGCGGCGGCAGCCAGGCCCCCGCGAACCTGCCCGCCGGGGTGACGGCCCGTTACCTTACCGAGGACGAGGCCCGGGCCGCAGCCTATGGCCAGATGCCTGACGGGGTGATCGGCCGCAATGGCCAGTCGCTGGCCGAGATCATCCACACGGCTGCCGATGATTACCCTGAGTTCGGCTCGGTCCTGCACGACCGCCCGGACCCGGCCGGCCAGTTCACGGTCATCGGGTCGAAGATCGCGCATTACGATCCGGAAGATCCTCATGACCGGGATTATCCGGAAAGCCATAACAACGGCTGGTGCGATGTCTGCGAGGAGCATCACTATAGCAGCGAGGAGGCCGAGAATCACGAGTCGGCCCACACGGACTGGGACGAGCACTACCCGCAGCTTCCTCATGTCGTCCACCGGGGGATGAGCGTCGAGCTGCCCGCTCACGTTCACGAGTTCGTGCACGATCAGGCGCGGCCCGTAGCCGAGCGCGCCAGGGCGCTCTCCGACCACCTGGCCCGGGGCGTTGTCGGGAATAGCTGGAGCAGCGATCCGGAGAGAGGCGAGCATTACGCTCACGTCGCGGAATATGACGGGGGCAAGACGCACGTCTTCCTGCACGCTGCCCGGCCCGAGCGCCACCACATCGAGACTGACGTGGACGCCCTCGAAGACCGCCGCGTCCTCGGCTACGACAAGCACGAGGACCAGGAGATCCCGCTGAGGGATAACGCTCCCGTCTCCCTGATCGGAATCTCCTGGCGCAAGGGAGACCGCAGCTTCGAGCATCCCGGGCCGCTGAACGAGTTCCGCTTCCCTCGCCCGCAGCAGCACACCGCCGCTGCCTACGGCACTGACCAGGATCCCCGCGAGCCGGGCGAGTCCGGCGGCATCTACGGCCAGGCCCCGGCCCAGCAGCAGTGGCTCGGCGAGAACATCGACGAGCCGGAGGAGCCGCTGCCGCCCGCAGGCGGCCCTGAGCCGCCCGCTGAGGGACCCCCTCCGCCTCCGCCAGGTGACGACGAGGAGGATGGGGAAGGGCCTCCGGAAGGCGAGGAGGAGCCGCCTGAGGACGAGGACCAGGACTTCGCGCCGCACGAGGCCGCCTGGCTGTGGGCTGCCACGCAGATGAGCGGACGCCCCGGCACCTCTATGCAGCAGGTGGATGACCACGGCGATGCCCCCGGTCACGGATCGGATCCGGGTAACCCCCGGGCGGCCGAGCCCAACTCCTACGATGACGAGTCCACTGAGGGCCAGGGCGACGGCAAGTGGGATGACGCGAAGGCCTACGACATTCACCCCTCCCCGGGCAGCTCGGTGCCCCAGGCCGGCCCGGCTGAGCACCGGACCGAGGAAGAGGTCAAGAAGAACACCAACGGCGCCCAGATCGGCATGTTCCCCGAGAACGTGTCCGGCGGCGGCGGCCCGGGCCTGGAGATCGGCGGCTTCGTGGCCACGCTGCATGAGGCCAACGTCCCCTGGACCGGCCACGAGCGCGGCAAGCTGCACGAGTGGAGCACGGGCCAGGGGGCCAACTGGGGCGACTTCGTGCCGAGCACCGAGTACGGGCAGCCGCAGTACGTGCCCGAGCCCGAGCCGCTTCCGGACAGCCAGGACGTGGAATTCCTCCAGGCCATGGGGTCCGTCGATTACGACTACCGGGAGCACCTGGTGGACGTGCACCACTGGGATCCTGACGAGCTGCAGGATGCCATGGACCAGGGACTGGACCCCGATGACGAGCACACCCAGTCCCATCAGGGCATGGGCGGCTGGCCGGCACCGATGAGGCACGTGCACCTGGAGCACATGGGGCCTTACCGGCCTCACCCGGAAACGCTGCGCTCGACAACCTCCTCTGAAGGAGAGCGCATGGAGCATCAGGCCACCTCGGAAAATCAGTACTGGGCTCACCTCCAGCGGCATCACCACTGGGGCGAGCAGGACATCGGGCAGGCCAGGGCTCAGGGGCGCACGGGCGAAAGCGTCCACTGGGGGCTGCACGACGCGGGCACGGCCGATCACCTGCATAACCGGATGAGCGAGGTCGAGTATGGCCGCCAGGAGCGCCGCCAGGAATTCGAGCGGTCATTCGGGACCAGCTTCCCCCTGCGCAAGCTGCACCCCTCGCTGCAGGACCCCGGCGGACGGCTGCCGGATGACCCGTACGGATCGGTCATGAGGTCCGAGGAGGGCCGTCCGCACCCGCTGCCGGAGGAGGGCAGCCTGGAGTCCAGGTACCGCTACTCCGCCCTGCAGGCGGAGGCGCTCGTCCAGCGCCGCCGGGCCGACCAGGTGTACTCCCAGCTCGCGGGCGACTACCCGGCCAAGGCGATCGACTGGGTGCACTCGGTGCGCTGGCACGGGCCGGAGCAGACGGCGCTGTCGGACATCAACTGGGCCGGGCGCGGCAAGTGGGCTGCCTACGACCAGCCCGAGCGGGTGGCCAAGGTCGGGAAGAAGAACGAGAAGAGGGCCGCCAGGGGCAAGGACCCCAAGCCCGCAATCCTGACCCAGGTGCAGGGCAGGCCCAAGGACATCGGGGACGGTCACCACCGGGGACTGCGCGCCCTGGTCCAGGGCCAGCCCCTGGACAGCTACACCGCCGAGGTCCCGGACGAGAAGGGGCCGTGGGCCGAGATGCACTCTCAGCAATTCGGGAACGACGGCACCGGCCGCGAGCGGGGACCGGACGGAACCCCGGAGGACAGGGACCGCTTCCACGGCGAGGTGGAGGGAGCGTTCTCGCGACTGCCCGGGGACGAGGAGCCGGACAACGACCTGGAGCGGGGGGAGCCGGGACCTCAGGCCGACACCGAGGACGAGGCCAACAGCCTCGACTTCGGAGATCCGTCCGCCACCCCGAGCCAGCCAGCGGCGATGACGGGACTCCCCCCGTGGACGCAGGGTACCAGCCCCCCCGCCGGGCAGCAGCCGGTTAAGCCAGGCCGCGCATTCGGGAAGCCCGGCAAGGACGGCAAGCCCGACTTTTCCTCGGGCGAGCCGAATTATTCCGGGGATAAGGACGGCAAGCCGAAGGAAAAGGCAGATAAGAAGCCGAAGAAGGAGAGCCGCCTGATCACCGCCGCCGACGATGACGACGACGATCAGGCCGGCCAGGAGGAGATCGACGGGCCTGAATACGAGGCCGGCCCGGTCCGCTACCACCTGGGGCATGCCTCCGACTGGGCAGAGCCCGGGGACCTGCCCGGCCACCTGGAGCGCAAGCACGGCCACCCCCCGGAGTGGACCGAACCGATGGGCGGCCCGGCCCGCGTGCACAAGTTCCTGCATCACCCGGACGCGGAAGTGCGGCCCGACCACGATCACCACGCTTTCGGCCGCGAGTACACCCCCTACGGCGGAGGGGAAGCCGAGTCGTACGGGCACCCGGACACCGAAGGCGGCTTCAACCAGAACCGGCCTATCACGGACTATGATCCGCCGCGCAGGTTCCACCGGTACCAGGACATGCACGAGATCATGCGCGAGACGCAGCCATGGGACCCGCAGGTGGATGATGAAGCTCACCAGCGGTACGACTCCGGGCACCTGAGCATGATCATCGAGGCGGACCAGGCGAACGCGCCCTGGGGAAGCCAGGCCGAGCCCTCCCATCCCCCGGCCAAGCCGTTCGGGGCCACCGAGCCCCGGGCACCCGATACCAACCCGGCTGATCACGGGTTCCTGAATGCGCCTGACCCGGAGAACTGGGGCGAGATCGACGAGACCAGCGCCGCGCAGATGCCGCTGAGCAACATGGCATCGCTGGACTGGGATGAGGTCGGGGCACGGCACCCGCATGTCTACGGGGATCCGGAGGAGCATGGCGAGGAGGCCGAGGGGGCCGACGGTGAGGGCATCGGCTCGGCAGCCAATGACCTGGCCAATGACCGGCCTGAGGACCCGGGTGCCGAGGGGTCCAGTGCCTGGGACCTGAGCTTCCATCATGAGAAGGTGCATCCGAGGCATATCGACTATGCCCGGCATGAAAGAGGCGACCCCCGGGTCCGGCAGGCCTACGAGGGCTATATGCACGGGGACAAGGTGCCCCCGGTGGTCCTGGTGCACAGGCACGGGATCTACCAGGTAGCTGACGGACATCACCGTGCTCAGGGTGCGGCGCGGGCGGGCAAGAAGGTCAGCGCCTACGTGCATTACTCCGAGCACGAGGACACGCCATTCAGCGACGGGACGAGGGGTCCCTTCCACGGCGCTGAGCCGCATCCGGGAATCCGGCATGAGGCCGCCCTGGCCGGCCCGGACATCGATGACTGGGGACCGGAGTACCAGGAGAGCTTCCCGTACAGCGACCAGTCGAACACCGCCGGCCCTTCAACCTCGATCTCGCCGGCCGATCCCCAGGGCATCCGGATGGAGGAGTCCCGGGTCCGGGCGGCGTTGCGCCGTGCCCTGGCCGAGCTGCACGACGAGCCCGAGGCCGCGCTCGACCCGGAGGGGGTGACCGCCGACGGCGGCTATGCCCTCGACGCCTCCGATACCGGCGGCGGGCCGGGCATGAGCATGCACGATGAGGACATGAGCCCGGATGACACGAGCATCCAGACGATCGGCAACCAGCAGTGGTCCGGCGGCGGGGCCGACTCCGACGAGGTGTCCGTCCCGGCCGGGATGCCGTCAGGCGACGAGTACGGCGGGACGGAAGGCACCGGGCAGAAGGAAGACGACATCATCGCCCGGTTCCAGGCCAGCGCGGCGGCTCAGTCGCTGAACGCAGGAAACGCAACGCCGCAGGACAATGACATCGCGGCGGCGGCCCGGGGCTACCTGAGCAAGACCGCCGAGGTGTTCGGGGATGCCGAGGCCGGGCAGCTCATCGCCGAGGGACGCGGCGTCCGCGCCAGGAACCTGGACCTGCTCGACATCTCGGGCACTCACTACGAGGATCTGGCCGACGAGCTGAACAAGCGTGGATCAGACGATCTGGAGGATGATGTCGTATGGGCCTAACGCCAGCTTTGCTTTCTGATGATGCGACTGACCTGTTGCTGACCGACACCGAACTCGGCAGCCAGATCCTTTTGCCGGATTCCTCCCTGGCTGTAACGACACCGGATTTCTTCGATTTGCGCCTGGGTAAGCCGATGAAGTCCGTGATTCTCTCCCGAGTTGTCGGGTTGCCGCATGCGGTTCTTGCGAACGGCATCTCTCATGTTGTCGGATTGAGTACCGAGGAACCAATGTGCATCATTTTGGCAGGGCCTGAAATCGCACGAATGGCAGACTTGGAAGTCATCAGGGATTGGTCCGATGCGCCAGGTGTATCCCCATCGGTGAGCACCGACCATACGGGGGCGACCATTCGGGTGGTAGGTTCCGTCCCAGAATTGTCCGTACCCTTGCAGTTCTGGATGTCCGGGAAAGGGAAGGCAGGACCCGGTCCAGGGCCAGCATTCGTCGGCCTTACGGATACTGACCTTAGACCAGTACCGATTATCGTCAGCCAGCTTCTGTCCCTTACGCATAACTCGATTATAGAGCATGTCTCATGATGCCATATCACCAGCAGGTGCTCAGCGCCGGGGAAATATCCGGGCAGGATCCTTTCGGGGGGTCCGGGATCCGCCTCGATTTCCCCGGCTCGCCGTCACGTGCCGAGGCCGCGAAAATGACGGCGGACTTCCTCGGGGAAGTCCCTCATGTCATCTGGGATACTCACGCCTGGGCGGACGGAAGACTCCTCAGCCCGGAAAGAAGGGAAGAGATCGAGCGCCCCTGGGAGGCAGCCAGTGATAGGTAAGATCCGGGGAATGGTGAGGAGGCCCGGGCACCGGGGCGCTTTCCTTTTCTTCCTCGCCATTCTTGACCTGGTTTATGCCTGGGGCCTTCACCTGACTGCTACTCCCCAGCGGGCGGCGGCGGACCTTTACCTGCCGTGGAGCACCTGGGAGGTCTCCTGGATGCTGACCGGCATATTCTGCGCAGCCGGGGCATTCCTCAGGAGAGACCGGGGGTCCTTCGTGCTGGCAGCCATGCTAGATTTCTCCTGGGGAGGCGTCAGCCTGGCTAACTGGCTGGGCGGCAGCCTGCCTAACGGATGGCTGAGCGCAGTCGTCTGGATGGCCTTTTCCGCGACCGTGCTCATTATCTCGTCCTGGCCCGATCCGAAGACCCGGGAACTGGAGTACCCGCTGCCCGAACGGTTCCGGGAAGAGGGAACATAAGATGGGTCACCTTATACTGACCCTGATTCTATTTCCTTCCGGTATTGCTGCGGGATCATCCAAGCCAGGGGTAGATCCCAACATAGTAGTCGAGATACTCCTGGGGATCCTGACGGGTGTCGTGGGTTATTTCGCTTACCGGGCTTCTAACAAAGCGTCTAAGGCGCAGTCAGAAGCCACTGCCAAGGCAGTGGACGCGGCAGCCTACGACCGGGCGAAAAACCTGTACGAGTCGGTTATCCACCAACTGGAATCCGACGCCGGCCGCCTCCGGTCCGAGGTGAACGAGCTGCACGACGAGGTTGATCATCTCCGGGCCGAGGTCAGCAAGCTGCGCCTGGCCAACGTGCGCCTGACGCGGGAGCTGGATGAGATGAAGGAGTAACTTACCCGGGGGGAGCCGGGTACCGGATCCGGTAGGCCGCCTGCCAGGCGGCGTGGGCTGCGTCCGCTGCCTGCTCGGCCTCGTAGAGCTGGGCATATAGCGCCCCGGCCGTCCCGTCCGTGGCGGCCACGGACCGGATCAGCCGCCAGTTGGACCTGAGCGTGGCCGCCCGGGCGGCGGCAGCGAGGTAGGCAGCCCACAGCGCGTCCAGGTCAGGTCCCCCGACGGCAAAGGCTTCGAGCGTCCCGGTCCCGGTCAGCAGCGCGGCAGCCAGGGCGGCCGGGGCAGGTGCCCCGGGGACGAGCGAGGAGGCCGGCCGGCGAACGCGGGCCGGGGGCCGGAGGCGCTCCCTCGTCAGCGATGGCGGTACCGGAGCGGGAACCGGGACGAGGGGGAAGGTCAGCCAGGAGCGGCCCCGGGGCGGCCTGGCCAGGCGGACGGCATGCGGCCGGAGCACCGGGGGCGGCGGGACCGGGGCAGGCGCGGCCGTGAAGCTGAGGTACAGCCGGCCCCGGGGCGGGCGCGGCAGGCGGCGCAGGCCCTGGCGGCTCAGTGCGGGCAGGGCGCTTGCGACAGGCGGGGTGAAGGCCTGGTACAGCCGGGCTCTCGGCGGCCGGGGAGCCAGCCTGCGGGATCGCCCCGTGAACAGCGGGAACAGAGCCCCCTGATTGCCCTGCCCCCAGCCGGGCTCGGCCCTGCGCACCCTCATCCTGATGACGTGCGGCGGCCACTTCGGCGCGGCCCCCGGGCGGTGCACGGTCAGCGGGAACGGGACGCCCTGGTTCTGCTGGCCCCAGCCGGGCTCCGCCCGCCGGGTCCGCATCCGCAGCCTGTGAGGGTGCCATTTAGGCGACAGCCCCCGCTGCCTGGTCCACAGCGGGAACGGGACGCCCTGATTGCCCTGCCCCCACCCTGGCTCGGACTTCCTCGACCGGACCCGGAGGACATGCGGGTGCCACTTCGGGAAAGACCCCCGCTGCCTGGTCCACAGCGGGAACCGGGTGCCCTGATTCGACTGGCCCCAGGGAACCTCGGCCCGGCGCACCTGCATGCGGCGGCGGTCCGGGTGCCATCTCGGCCGGGTACCGCCCTGGCGGGTCCACAGCGGGAAGGCAACCCCCCGGTTGCCCTGGGGCGGCGCGGGCTGGAAGATGCGCCGGGCATTGCGGAACGTCCTGGCGTGAGGTGCCCAGCGCGGCCGGTACCCGGCCTGGTCCGTGAATGCCGGGACCGGGGTCCCGCCGCCGCCTCCGCCGCCAGCCAGCTTGAACGCGGCGAGAATGGTTTTCCAGCCGTCGGTGGCCGCGCCGGACAATGCCCAGGAAGCTGATTCTGATCCGTTGGTGCTGTTCTTGTAAGAAACAAAGCAGGTGGCGAAGTTGCTGGCATTTACATTTGCAGTGTCCGGCGTGTATCCCGTGGAATTAGATACGGTGACGCCGTCCCCGGGATCCCCGTAGCACCCGGCCAGGAACTCATTTACGGCCGTGGAGCTGTAAGCGCCGTTAGTCGCCGGGGAATTCGTGCCGGTGTTCGTCGCCGGGGTGCCGTCCAGCATCGCGGAGGTATTTCCTGCCAGCAGGCCGGTGACTTCTTCCACGAGCATCGTGATGCCGGAATTG